TTGTAATTGTAAAATAATTAAAGAAAAAAAGAAAAAAACCTTTTTTCATAAACTCTTACTTAATCCACTTCCTTCCCATTTTAACTTTTCCTCTGATAATTCATCCTTTTCTCCTTTTTCTATTGTTAATAATGACCTTTTGAAGATAAAAAAAATATTTTTAATGCATTAGATATAATAAGTTTTAATTGAAAACTATAAAAAATTGATTCAAAAAAAAATATTATAAGTTATTATACTTTTTCAAGGTTAACTTATAATAAACTTAATACAATGGTAAAGAATACAAAAGGAGGTAAAGGTGCTAAGTCGCTTGCTAGAAAAATGGTAAGCGGCGGAGAGACAAGTGAAAAAAGGTTTGTTAGAAAACCTGAAAGTGAACTAGAACAATTTGCTCTAACCACAAAAATGTACGGAACTATGTGTGAGGTTACAACTTGCGATGGAAAAAGTTATAAATGCATTATAAGAGGTAAGTTTTCTGGAAGAAAAAAACGCCAATGTCTAGTTTCTCCTGGAAAAATTTTACTAGTGGGATTTAGAGACTTCGAAGCGCCAAATTTCAAAGTGTGTGACCTTCTCGAGGTTTATGAGCAAGGTGAAGTAAATCAACTTCAAAGAACTCCTGGAGTAAATATACATGCTCTAATTGCTCAAATGAGTTCATTTCCCGGGGAATCAAAAATGGATGATTCTATTGAAGACCTATTTGATTTTTCGGAGTCTGGAGTTTCAAAGGAAGACCGTGAAGCAATTATTGCTGAGAATAGATTTATAAATTCATCTGATACACCGGACGGCGCCGAAGAACTTATTTCCATAGACGACATATAAAAAATAAAATGTACACAAAAAATGATAAAAATAAAAAAATTACTATTCAAAAAATTGAAATACTTTTTTATAAACAATTATATTATATTCACCATCAACAACAATAATAACGAATATGTCTTCCGTATCTCAAACTACTAGTAACGAATGCCCAATTTGCTATTCGGAAATTGGTTCTAAAAATAAATGCGTAACTGAATGTGGTCATGAGTTTTGTTTAAAGTGTATGTTAAATTGGTCTCAGAAAAGCTTCGCATGTCCTTGTTGCAGAGGTGAACTTGTAGAGTCATCAACTGAAAACAATGAAGAGGATATCGAGGACGAAGATGATGATGATGATGAAGATGATGACGAAGACGACGATTACGACGACGATGAAACCGGTGGAAATATTGAAGAGATTGCTGCGCTTTTTGAGAAAAAAGGCTATTCCATTATTGATGCTATTTCAATGATTCTTGGAAGACGCAGCAAGACAGAAGGAAAGGAGACGGAAGAATATTATACCGAAATGACAAACGTGTTTGATGTTATTGTTTCAGACGTTGACGACGAGGCCGAGCGCGAGTTGTATGAAAGAGAAATGATGGGAAGCGAAGATAAAGTCGCTGAATTAGTTTGTTAGATACAGTAAATAGATTTTAGCTTTTGCATTTTGAATTTTGAATTTTGTAATTATTAATTAAAGTTTTTTTTTATAAATAAAATTGTATTTATAAAAAATTATAACCGATTAAATTATTTTACACCTTTTCTCATTTGAAACCGCCCATTTTTTATGTAATTTTCGCTAAATTACATAAAAACGTAGTTATGGTCGTGAATATTCACTTAATAAGTTACTACAAAATACATTCTTTACGTTTTGTCCTTCTGTTCATTATATTTTTTTTTGTTCTTTGCTTCCGTTTATATTTACCTCCTTCAAATTCTTTATCGCCAAGTTTAATACTTTCATACCATGCTAATGATACTTTTCCTGGAATTGCAGATGGAGGTTTATAAACTGAATCTTCCTGTACAGTATAATAAAAATGATTATATTCTTCAGGACTATTATTAATGTCAACAAATCCATTTTCTTTGTAAAATTTTTTAGTATTTCTACTATCTACACTATCAAGACGTATTTCATTACAATTTAATAATGTTGCAACATATTTTATTGTATCCATTAAAAATTTACCACATTGTCCAAACTTTCCATCAGAACAAATTGTGGATATGTATAAAAAATTATTATCACCATTTTTGTATATTTTTATAAATGCTATACAAAGTGGTCTGCAAACTGTATTTCTCATACCATCATTAATAAATATTACAAAATGTGATTCATCTAAACTTGTATTTATATAACCAGATCCTAATTTACAAAACTTTGATGTATATAAATATTTTTCTATTTTTTCAAATATATCGGTTTCGGTTTCATTCATTCTATATTTAATTGAAAAATTACCATCGTTTTTTTCTAAATTGCGTTTAATATCTTCTACACCTCCTCCTCTTGTAGGAACAATATTCCCTTCTAATGTGTATGTTGGGTCAGATTCAGATTCACGTTCAAGATTATTGAAAACCGTCATTTCAATTTCCTTTTTTTTTGGTATTTTTTTTGATTTTTCTTTTGATTTTTCACTTTCCACTACCTGATTATTTAATACAATTACTATATCGAATTCTCTTTTTATAGCACTTTGTTTACCTTTACTCATATATATAAATACATATATAATTTGTATACTAACTCTTTACTCGTAGAGGGAAAAGGTAATCCTTATTTTCCTTTATTACATTTTTTTTGATAAATAATCAGGATAATACAATCATTTTACCAATAACAGTTGAAATATGAAACATCATATAATAGTATTCCCAAGAATCAGATTTCAAGGCATTTAAAATACATGAAGCGTTGTATAAAGAGATGATGAAAAAAACCATTGGTATAACCAAAAATACGAATAACACTGTCTCTTCTTGTAAGAAGAAGGTTTCTATTTTCGTGAATTATCTCGATGATTTATTTAATTGAGAATATTCTTCGTAAAAAATTCAATCTTTTCAAAAAGATGTACATTTATTTTTTTTGTTATAAAAACAATTAGGCTTAACAATCTGACCATTCGTATTTAAACATCTCAGATTTTGATTCAAACTCTCGCAATATTCTTTATTCTTTCCAATTTTTGAACAAAAATTATTGCAAGGTATAAGTGTATTGAAATGAGAAATATTAGGATAATCATTCGTATCTAAACCTTCTTTCACAAAAAAAACGTTTAAAAAAACGTATAATACAATTAATATTAAAAAAAATGATAACCCAAAAATAATTAGTTTTTTCATTATATAACATATGCAAATAGTATTTTTATAAAGTCATGTAATTAAACATTTTCAATAATATTTAGAAACATTTTTCGTAAAATTGACCTTCATTTTTAGAGTTGTTACATTTACATCTTTTAAATCCCAAGGAACTTCTCCAGAATCCCAGTCTTCATATTCTTCAATTGCTAATTCATAATTTGTCGTTTTTTTTGTATCTGTCGTTTTTTTTGTATCTATCATTAATATTGGATAAATGCAATCTTGTCTTTGAAACCAGGTTGTTTTTATGAGAATTCTGTTATTGGTATAACAATATATGATATGTAAAACAGTTAATAATAAAACTATAATGGAAAACATCTTTTTTAGTTTCAAATAATTTAATTGAACAGAATCAATTTTTTATAAGTTTATATAAAATTTATTATTTATAATCATTATATATAATTCATTTTGATGACGGTAATAAATAACATTGAAATTGACAACATAACATATGAAAAAAATGAAATAAGAAATGCAATTGTAAACAATGAACCAATTGAGAATAAATTGCATGCAATAATGGTTATATCAAATCCTTGTCTTTTTGCAAAACGATATATTCTAGCAAAAGAATTTATAAAACGAATGGAAGACGAAGATGATGTTGTACTGTATGTGGTAGAATTAGCATATGATAAACAACGATTTATAATAACTGATAAAAATAACAAGAGACATCTTCAAATAAACACAAAAACCCCTCTTTGGCATAAAGAGAATATGATTAACGTTGGTGTGCGCAAATTACTTCCAAAAGACTGGAAGGCATTTGCGTGGATTGATGGTGATGTTGAATTCGAAAGCGCAACGTGGGCAAAAGACACTCTCAAAATATTGAATGGTTATAAAGACGTTGTTCAGTTATATAGCCATTGTATAGATATGAATAAAAATGGTTATACTATGAGAGTTTTCAATAGTTTCGGATACCAACTTGAACGCAAACATCAGTATGTTTCAAATGGACCAGATTTTTGGCATCCAGGATTTGCATGGGCTTGCACAAGAAAAGCATTTGAAAAAATGGGTGGATTATACGAGTCTGCTATTCTTGGCTCGGGAGATAACATAATGTCTATGTCATTCATTGGATGCGGTCTTAAAGCAATTAATTCAGAATCAACTGATAACTATAAAGAATCTATAATTGACTTTCAAAAGAGAGTTCAAAAACTTCGTCTTGGATATGTTCCCGGAGTTATTAGACATTATTATCATGGTTCTAAAAAAAACAGACAATATTCAGAAAGATGGCAAATACTTATAAAACATTCTTATTCTCCGGAATTGCACGTTTCAACCAATTCAGATGGGATTTTGGTTCCAACAAAAGATTGTCCTTCTGAACTTCTAGATGATATTTTGAAATATTTCAAAGAAAGAAATGAAGATGAAGAGTTTCAAACTGTATTTACAAGCCAAAAAGTCTGATAAAGTGTTTATTAACATTAATCTCTTTCAGTTGATAATTGTATTTATCCACTGAAATAATATTGGAGTAACGCATTTTTATAGCCAAATCGCGAATAGACATTAAAAACTGTCTACCATGTGAAGTCTTATTTTATTTTTTATTTTATCTTCGTCTTCAAATAAATAAAGCTTGAATTTGTTTTTTGAATAGTTCGGAACATCAGTTCGGCAAATAATTCTTGACAATAATTTGATATCTTCCAAATAAATCATATACGAATATGTGTTATCAGACTTTTTCATTTTATCAAAAACTACGCCGGTATATTCTATCTTCATAATATCTGGATTTGTAAAACAACGATTCACTACTTCACAGTCTGTTTGTACCTTTCTTATCGAACGCATAGAACCATTGATGTAATCGAGTTTTTCTAACCAATCTAACAAAAAGTTATTTGCATCCTTTGAAATATTGCGTATCAATCCAAGTCTATCAAAAATAAACATTTGATTCAGTAAATCTACTAGACGACGTATCGGACTGGTTATATGAATATAAGATTTGATGTTCATAACTTCATGTTGATGCTCGCCGTCTTTATATAAAACATATTGACCAGATGCATTATTCCACATTTTTATGATTCGTTTTGTTTCGGGTTTAATATCATCAGAAACGTTATCATTTTTATTTTTATCAATATAGTTAGATGACCTGAAAATTCCAAATTTGTTTGATGACATAAAATTACCACACATACTATTCATAACAATCATCCAATATGAAACAACGTCGTGACTATTTTCAATTTCTTTATCCATTTTTACTGTAAGTTCTAAGAGATTTTTGTAATTCTCATCTGTCGCAATCATTTTTGGGTCTTCATAAACATAATTTTTTTCAACTGTTATCAATGCATTTGAAAAAGAACAACTGTCTTCTATAATTTTTCCATTCGCGCTTACAATTATATCCATAACAAATGCAAATCTATCTTGCTGTTTTTGAAGACTACATAAAGATTCAGATAATATAGTTGGCAACATTGGTCTTCTGCGGTCCGGTAAGTAAATTGTAGAAACGCGTTTACTAAATGAATTCCATAAATTGAAAGACTCTAACCAAAAATAAACATTCGCTATATAAACGGATACTTTCCAATTTCCATCTGACATTTTTTTAATACTGAAAGCATCGTCAAAATCCATACTTCCGAGCGGGTCGATTGAAAAAATATAATGGTCATTCCGTCTATCTTGAATTGTAAAATTTTTATTATTGAATATTTGAGATATATGCTCAGCGGCTGGTCTCTTTTCAATATTTTCGCGTGTTTTATTTATGAATTTACTAATAGAATGGTGTAAACTTTTGCAATATAACTGATACTCGTAAAATATCTCAACGTTATCAACATTCCCAAGCGTTTGAACTAGGATTCCTTGTGGATGTTTGTCTTTCCAGCTATCAAATTTGAATACAACATATTTATTTTTATTTACTTTTGAAAATCCCATTTGTATTTCATAAGGAATAAGGAAAGCCGGCAAATGTTTATCATCCGGAATACATTTATAGAGTAATCTTTTTTTGTTTTCTGTTCTACCAAATGTCTTATTATTATCAAGCATTAGTATTCCTGGAAATTCAAGAGTTTCTTTTACAGAACAATGTAGTACGTTGATACTTAAGTCTGAATTGAATGAAAATATATCCTTTGTAAAAAGTTTTTCTTTTATAGGGTTTAATTCTAATAAACCTGGATATTCCGAGTTCGCAATATCTACGTTTTTTCCAGTTTCTGCATCCAATATATTCCATTGTGTATAATTCCTGTCATCAATCATTATTTGAAATTTTTTCATTTATTATTTTTTAAAAAAGGCTCTCTATTATATACGTGACATTACGTTTATATTTTTTAAATAATATATATAAAAGCAACTAACGAATCAAAATATACACATGATAACCGACCCCGATATACAATTTGTAATAAAAAAGCCAATTTGTGATGGAATTGGTAATGTAATAAAGAGTTTTATAACAGCTTATAGCGTTAATGACAATAGCAAAATTGACTGTAATTCTGAATATTTACTTGGTGTTTATGATACAGTTCTCGACGAAAGACATATTTATAAAGAAAATCCAAATATAACACCAAAGTATATGTATACGTCTCGATTATTGGTACTACCTGAAGAGGAAAATGAACAAACGCATATTTTTAGTGCAGAAAACTATGAAGTAAATGGTTGTGGAAATAATGACTATAACTATTTGTATTCATTTCAAAGACTTATTGATTATAATTATGACCCTGATAGAATATGTGAACGAGTAAAACAAAGAATTATTGGTATAATTGAAAAAATACGTTTTTTACCTTTTATCGAGAACCTTGTTCTCGAAAATATAAAAAATATTTCAGAAAATACTCTTGCTATTTCTATTCGAACGTGGAAATGTTTTCATGAAACTAATATTAATAGAGAATACAGTCCTGACATTTATAAAGAAAAAATAAGTGATGTTATTTTATCTGTCAACCCAGATAAAATTTTAATATCCTTTGATAATCATAATTGCGAGGAAGAATACGTTTCGTTTTTAAACAGCTTTAATATTCCAATATTTGTTTTGAATAAAGAAACAGATACAAATGAATTGCAGCACGCGTTTATCAAAATGTTGTCGTTGTCAAAATGTCGTTATTTTATTGGAAATCGAGTTAGTACGTTCTCGGAATTGGTTTGGTGGTTTAGTAAATGCCAAATAAAAGTATTTCCATTATTTTGAATTAATTCAAAAATAATATGATTATAATGTATAAATGTCTAAGAAACCATCTGGATTATCAATTGTAGTGGATAATAGTCCTCGTAAAAAGAAAGGACCTGGGTTATCAATTATGGTTGACGACGTGAGCCCTCCTAAAAAGAAACCGTCTGGGTTATCAATTGATGTTGGTACTCCTCAATCAAGAATTGGTACTCCTAAATCGTCAACTGGAAGCGTTAATGGTTTCGCCAGTAGTCCGATTCGCACATATTCGTTTCCGTATACAGAATTAGTAAATAAAGAAATTTCTGAAAGACTATCGGATTTATATTTAGAAATTAAATCTCATGGTCGTAGTGTAACCAATCATTCGCGACATTTAGAAGAGGAAGGGATTAGTGGAAAACTTAGATATTCAATGAATGTATATAAACATCCTAACCCTCAACATAAATTGCTTCTCAAAGAATACAGTTATGGAACAAGGCATCTATCATTAGAAACTCTATTGTTATTGCCATTATTTGAAGAAAAATTATTCAAAGAAATTTACTTACAAAAAAAAGCAGAAAGAGTGGCAAAAAAAAACAAAAAAGAACAATGTAGAGTAAGTATTCCATCAATTATTGAATTTGGAAAATATAGCGAGGGTTATACAACATACTTTTACATTATTATGGAATTTGCAGAAGGCGTAAGTCCTGTTACATTAAGAGATTGTGAAAGTTTGAAAGAAAGAGTTATTGATATAGACAATTGTTTACAAGGAGAAGGCGTGCATCACAATGATTTGAACAAAGGAAATGTAATCGTTCAAAGCGAAGGTTCAATTACATTTATAGATTTTGGCGAAGCATCAGAAGATATGGATAGATTCGATAGCAATATATTCAATTGTAACCCGGGTAAAAAAAAAGGTGGAAAAAAAAACAAGTCTAAAAAAAACAAGTCTAAAAAAAACAAGTCTAAAAAAAACAAAACTAAAAAACAGAAGAGGTAAATAAACTTTATTATATCTAAAATGGAAATATAATAAAATTACGCGCACATGCGCTTGTTTTTTGTTTCACTTGAAACTACATAAATAAGTTATCGTGATTTTTTTTCAAGCCAACTGATATATTTTGAACCTTTTTTATAGTTGATACCTTCATATATTTTTCTAAAATCGTCTGCGTGAGTATTACATATACAAACCCTTTCTTTATCGTTACATAGATAGTCAGTTATTTTATAAATATGTGTATTAGCTTCGTCTTTGTCATTCAAACAATATTCTAGTATATTATTTACCACTTCTTTTTTTTTTGGCGATTTTGTGAAATATTCATCATTAAACATTTTTGAATTTACTAGAATTTTGTCTAACCAATCGACATCAATCACTTTATAATTTTTTCTGATATCTTTTATTTGGTCTTCGCATAAAGTTGAATAATAACTATTTTGATATGTTTTGTAACTACTTGTATTACCCATTATATATATTTTGCTATGTAGATGTTTATATAATTTGTTTTGATAGTTCAATTTTTTGAATACGCATTTACAACAAATCAAATATATTTTTTGCATCGCTAGATTCCCAAACAATTTTAGGACCAGGAATACCGTCTTCATCATTAAGACCATTAGTATATTCATAATAAGGTATGGCTTTCGAAGTCGGTCGTTCCATATTCATAAGAGCATGGAGTCCACGCATACGTCTTTCCATTGGATTTTTTTTATGTAAAAATTTACGACTTTGGTGTTTGAATGCCCATTCAAATTGGAGCGCAGAAGTCCAATCTGGAAATCCGCGAATGTATAAAACCCGTTTCCATATATGACCGCTTGCTACCTTTTTAGAGGTAGCTACTGCGCCGCCTTTAATTTCTTTGTTATGCTGTCGCAGACGGTGGTCTAAGTCGACCGTTGCTCCCACATATGTCGAATTGTCGGAACATTCTAATAAATAAACAAAGAATTCGCTCATTATACAATATGAATACAAATATTCATATTCTAAACAGGATAAATATTATTATATAAAATGTCTACAAGAATATGCGATTATGCTTTATTATATCTAAAATGAAAATATAATAAAAACTGTTTTACATTAAGTGTAAATGCCTCCAAAATTTTTCAAAAAAAAAACATATTCGAAAGAAGAAGACGTTTCGCAATACGCAAACGCAAAATATTTGATAATCGTAGAATCTCCATCCAAATGTAAAAAAATAGAAGGTTTCCTTGGAAGTCAATATAAATGTATTGCATCAATTGGACATTTACGCGAAATTGAAGGTTTAAAATCAATTAACGTAAAAGGAAATTTTGAAATTACATTTTCCGATACCAAAGAGAAGGCTTCACATATTCAATTTATGAGAAAGGTTATATCAAATTTTCAGATTGAAAATGTCTTATTGGCAACCGACGACGATAGAGAAGGTGAAGCAATTGCCTGGCATATTTGTGAAATATTCAATCTACCGATTGAAACAACAAAAAGAATAATATTTCACGAAATTACAAAACCCGCAATAGTATCCGCGGTTGGTTCTCCAATACAAATAAACATGAAGCTAGTAAAAGCACAACAAGCTAGACAAGTTCTCGATATTATAGTAGGTTTTAAAATATCTCCATTTTTATGGAAATATATATACAGTAGCAAAAAGTCATCTTTATCAGCCGGAAGATGTCAAACACCTGCGCTTAGACTTATTTATGATAACCAAAAAGAACGGGACGGTTCACGTGGAATAGAAACTGACTACAAAACAACAGGGCACTTTTTTCCAAATAATTTAGTATTCCAGTTAAATCATAAATTTACAGAAAGTAAAGAAATGTCTCAATTCTTAGAATTATCAAAACTGCATAAACACATATTGTCTACTGGAAATCAGAAAGAAAGCATTCGAACACCACCAAAACCATTTTCAACATCCAAGCTTTTACAAACGGCAAGTAATATACTCCATATTTCTCCAAAACAAACCATGTCATTATGTCAACTACTTTATCAAGATGGCCATATTACTTACATGAGAACCGATAGCACAAAATATTCAAAAGATTTTTTAGACAAAGCATCAAAATATATATCTGAAAAATGGAAACCTAATTTTTTAGGAGTTGTTGATTCTCTTGAGAACAAAGATTCCGCTAATCCACATGAAGCAATCCGTGTTACAAATATAGAAATGTCAGCTATAAATGACAAAGACGGCGTAATCTCATCTTTATACAAATTAATCTGGAAAAATACGGTAGAATCTTGCATGTCAAATGCAGTTTTCAAATGCACCCCTATAAAAATAACTGCTCCCAATGACTTTCATTATGAATATTCAGTAGAAATTCCAGTATGTTTAGGTTGGAAAGCGGTTTCTGAAAAGAACGCATTAGAATCAACGAGTATTCAGAATCGACATGCTTCTGAACTTTTTTATTTACAGTCTCAAGAAAAATCCGGAGAACCAATTAACTATAACAAAATAGAATCAACAATAACTGCAAAATACAAACATAGTCATTATACTGAAGCCAGTCTTATTCAAGAATTGGAAAAAGTTGGTATTGGAAGACCATCTACATTTTCTATGCTTGTTGAAACAATTCAAGATAGAGGATATGTTAAAAAGGTGAACTTAGAAGGAGAAACTATAAAATGTTCTGAATTTTTATTAGAAAATAATGTTCTCGAAACAATGGAACGAGAACGCATTTTTGGTAACGAAAGCAACAAATTAGTAATACAACCAATCGGAACAATGTGTATTGAATTTTTAACAAAACATTTTAATGAATTGTTTTCATATGATTATACAAAAACACTAGAAGAAAAATTAGATGAACTGTGTTCTCCGTCAACATCAACTGAGTGGTTTGAAATATGCAAATCTTGTAACAATCAAATAAAAGATTTAATAAAACCTATTAGTAAATTAGAAAAGCAAACTTATAAAGTGAATGATGAATATGATTTGGTATTTCAACAATATGGTCCAGTTCTCAAAGGTAAGGATTCAGAAGGGAAAGTTGAATATAAATCTATAAAAAAAAACTTGAAATTTGATTTAGAAAAATTAAAAGCAGGGAAATACTCTATTGACGAGTTAATAGAAATCAAAAATGATTATTTGGGAAAGTATGAAAGCAATGATGTATTAATAAAATCTGGTCAATATGGTCCTTATATTCAATGTGGAGATATACGCGAAAGCATTCAAAAATTAAAAAAACCGATTGAACAAATAACTCTAGAAGATGTTCTCCCATTATTAAACAAAAATACTGAATTTGAAGACATATCTCAAAACAAAATAGAAGCGGTTGCGAGTAAAAACGTATTAAGAATAATTGACAATGACACAAGTATACGAAAAGGAAAATTTGGTGCATATGTTTATTACAAAACAAAAGAAATGAAAACCCCCAATTTTTTCAATCTTAAAAGTTTCAAAAAAGGGTTTGCGGTTTGCAATATAAGCGAATTGAAAGATTGGTTGAAGACAACCTATAATATACCAAATTAGTGAAAATATTCTCACATTATACTCTATAAATGGCAGAATCTTACGAAAAATTTTTTAAATACTCTAATTTTCTAGTAATATACATAATATCATTTGTATTAATGTATAATAGCAATTTAGAATTGTTAGGACTAGGTCTTGGTATTGCAATAAATATTGTTAGTCAATTGTTTTTATTAGTTGATGTAATTTCATCTCCAAAAAGCAGTGACCCCGTTGTTTTCATTTTACTTATCAGCATTATTGGTATGTTTATATCGAGTGTTATGTTTTTAATGACATTGGTTAACTTACATTCAAAATATTCATTAAAAGGAAGTCCAATTAAACTAACAAAGGAGAACCGCGAAAAATTCGATGTTTATAAAATATTATTTATAACAAATGCACTTGCTATAGGTGTTATTGCATTTTTGTATTTTGCTGCATATAAAGTTGACATTGCAAACCCTGGAAATATGTCTTATTTGTTGAAATACAATTTTGAAGAATCGGGGGATTTTTATGTTCCGTTTTATAACTTCAGATTTAATCCAAATGGATATCTATTTGATGAATTAGCTATGTTAATATTTAAAATGGCACTTGGAGCGGGGGTTCTCGGAATAACGGGGTTTATGATATATTTAACTCTTGAATTATCTAAACTGAAAACAGACAGGCTTTATATTCCAGACAAAGAAGATGAAAGTATTCCTAAGTCATTTCCTCATAAAAGTAATTACAATAACTTTTCATTATCTGGATTATTTCAAAATTTAAATATGAATTACATAATGAATTCGAAAACAATTCTTGGTATGTAATTAAAACGCGTAATAATATATTTTTATATTTAATGTGGTTAAATATAAGATAAGTAATATCAATAAATAATATGAAATTCTACGAAACACATTATGAAGAATACTTACACGCTTTACAAAGTTATAATCTTCACTCAGAGCTTATTGATACATATGAGCGTTTGCCAAAAAATATAATGAATCTTGGTAATTTAATTGTATTTGGTCCAACCGGCGTTGGAAAATACACTCAGGTTCTCAATATAATAAAAAAATATAGTAATTCTTTATTGAAATATGATAAAAAAATCAAAATTCAGACTGATAAACAAGACTATATTTATAGAATTAGTGATATTCACTATGAAATTGATATGTCTCTTTTGGGATGTAACTCAAAAATACTTTGGCATGAAATTTTTTTACAAATTGTTGATATAATATCTGTGAAACCAGATAAAAAAGGGGTTATTTTATGTAAAAATTTTCATTGTATACATGCAGAACTCTTAGAAATATTCTATAGTTATATTCAACAATATAATCATCCAAGTTCTCAGATACAAATACGTTTTATTATTCTTACAGAACATATTAGTTTTCTTCCAAATAACATATTGAATTGTTGTAAAACTATATCGGTAAAACGACCAACGAAAGAAAAATATATAAAAATGTCAAGTGTTAACGCAATTGATTTCGAAAACAAAACGCCCCCTGAATTTGTTCAAAGAATAACACAATTAAAAAAAAACATAAAAAATTCTGAAAAAATAAAAGAACTTATGGAGAACATAGACCCTGAAAATATAGTAAATAGTAAAGAATTGTTTTCTTTTTCACTTTTGAAAGATAATTCAGAATTACCCAATGACATTTTCAACACAATATGTAATAATATTATCAAAGAGATAGAGAACCCAAATAAAATTGTCTTCACAAACTTCAGAGATACAATTTATGATATACTTATTTATAACCTAGATATTACAGAATGTTTGTGGTATATTCTTGTTCACTTTATAAATGTTGGTTTATTGAAAGAAAAAGATATTTCTGAAATATTAAAAAAATCATATACATTTTTGAAATATTATAACAATAACTATCGCCCCATTTATCATTTAGAGAGTATTTTCTTTTATATAATAAACAAAATTTATAACTTCAATGAATTTTAAAGAAGCGAAAGATAACCTTGGATTTTCAAAAGATGAAGAGATAACAAAAGATGTTTTAAAAAAACAATACAGAATTATGGCGCTTAAATACCATCCAGATAAAAATAAAAATCCCGACGCAGTAAAAAAATTTCAAGAAATAAATGAGTCATATGAAAAATTAAAAAAAGGAATTGATATACCATTTTTTGAAGATATTGATGATATGGGTTCTCAAACCTTCAAAGAAACAGACTATAAAAATATATTGGCATCTTTTATAAAAAATATTTTATCTAACGACACTAACGACCCAGTATGTCAAATAAGAAATAAACTTTTTTATATGATAATAACCAGAATTACCCATACTTGTGAAAAAAGCGCTTTAATTCTATTGAACAAACTTGATAAAAATATTTTGATAAAATTAAATGAAGTTATGAAAACTTACAAAGATGTTCTCCATTTATCAGATTACTTTTTGGAAGAAATTGATATTATGTTAGAGAGTAAAATAAAAAAAGATGAATGTATTGTATTAAACCCATTTATAGACGATTTATTTGATAACAATCTTTATAAAATAATTGAAAATGGAAAAACATTTATAATTCCTCTTTGGCATCACGAACTAGTTTATGATAATTCAGGCGCCGACCTTTATATATCATGTTGTCCAGTTTTACAAGAAAATATTTGGATAGACGAAGAGAACAATATTCATATTGAATTGTCTTTATTTATTCAAGACATTTTTGGAAAAGAATGTATCGAATTTGATATTGGTAAAAAAGTATTTGAATTAAAATTAACTAATATTAATCTAATATCACGCCAAGAAATTATTCTACCAAAAAGTGGAATATCGAAAATTGACTTGATTGATATTTATAATATTTCTGAAAATAGCGATGTTATAGTCCACATTGAACTCAAAATATAATTTTGCTAGTGAAAAAAATGAGATATTTTTTATCTCATTTTTTACTTTTGTTTAATTTACATTTTTAAAAACTATTTTTCTAACTATCTAATATTTATATTTTTTGTAAACTTAGCTATTAATTTAAGCCTTCTTCTTAACAATCTTTTTCTTAGGAACAGAAACCTCAACTGCGGCATCTTCAGATGTTTCGACCGCTACTTCTACAACTGTTTCGGTTACTGCTTTCTTTACAACTTTCTTTACAGGAGCAACCTTTACTGGCTCAGGAACTGGAGGAGGAGTATTTTCATCTTCATCCTCATCATCAGAATTGTCAACTTCGGTTGAAACTTGAGCTGAAGGCATGACATCTTCATCGTCATCTTCAACGATTTCTTGAGTCTCCAATGCATCGCGGTCTTCGTCTGTAAGACTAATTTGGCAGGTTCCAGAAATACTTACGCTAACTCTTGGCTTGACGACACATTGAACCAGCTTCCAAGTAAGACCCCAACCCTTACCGCCAATCCAAATTCCTCCGCATTGAAGAACACAAGCAACGCTGCTCATTTTAGGAATCAAATCAACTGGCGATAGTGAGTCATTGCTTTCGGAAGGGAAAATCATATTTGACTTGGTGTCATAAATTTCAACACTCCACTTTCCATCATAATAAGGAACCTTTGCGCGAATAGAAGGCGGCTTAGAAGTATCAATCTTCTTCGTGTCCTTATTCTTACTGTACTTAAGAAATGGAAAGAATGTATGCTTGCATAGCTCCTTTGACATAGACTCACCCCACCAAAGCTCAGAATTGGCAACGGCGTCCTCAAGAATCTGATTCTCAAAATCCTTCAACTTTTGAAGAAATTGATTTGTCGCAGGAGTTTCATACTCTTTATTCATTGGGAAATTAAGAGAAATACTATACTTTCCATCAGACTCACCCTTTTCGTCGACAAAATCAGCAACCCCCCATGTCATCATAAGAGGCGTTGAAATATGAAGAGACCGGTTTGATTGTTTACTAATAAGACTGATGGCCTTTCCACCAGATTTATTGGCCTTAGGTGCCATGTATTTATTTGAAGATGTATTCCAATCGGAAGCGGTAAGAACAATAGGCTTTGACATTATAACTGTATAGGCGGGAATATACAATTATATAATACATAATCTTTAAATCAATTTTTTGATAAATATAATAAAAATGACATGGAAATCAGTAAGAAAAACTTTTTTTGTTTACATTATGCTGTAAAAATTGTTCTCCGATACTAGAAAAATTGTTCTCTGATATTGGAAAAATATATAAATAAATTAGAGATTTATGTAATATGCGTCTAAAAATACAGCTAATAACATTGGGAATTGCCATGTTTGATACAAAAATTTATTATCTGTTTTTTCAAATACTAAAGTTGTAATAAATATGTAAAAACTAAACAACAAAACAACAAAAAGCAATGCTAAGAATACATTATGAAAAGTTAGTTTCATATTTACAATATACAAAGAAATTGTTCTCAAACTGACAATCTTTTGTTCAACCCATTATTACATTTGAGTTAACTCATATAAATAATTATGTATATACAGTATATAATGTTATCAAATATAATATTCGCCGATACAAATAATTTGCAAAATATAAATAACAATTTTATTGAAAACAACAAAGCTATATGCAGCGTTGAAAATAAAAATATTGTTACCAAAGTGATAAAAAAAAATGTTCAAAAACAATTAAACACGTTAACGTATGAAAATTATATTGCAACTAAACCAGAATTGAATATTTTCAAAATACCAGAATTGAAGTCTGTTGCAAAAAAATATAAACTTTATGTATCAGGAACAAAAGGAGTACTTATAGAACGAATTAAAAATCACTTTAATGAAATAACAAATGCTGTAAAAATACAAAAAAATTTTCGTGGAAGTATTGTAAGACGTAGTTTCACATTAAGAGGACCTGCGTTCAAAAATAAAAGTATTTGTGTAAATGAAACCGATGGTTTTACTTTAGAGCCATTAAATGAAGTACCATTTGAAAGATTTTTTAGTTACAGTGACTCTAAGAATTTTACATATGGATTTGATGTTGTATCTCTTGTTTCTCTTTTCAGAAGAGAGAATAAAATTGCAAACCCATATACAAGAGAAAGACTTTCTTCAGAACTAACAAATAGTATTTTATCTTTAGGAAGAATAATAAAAATTGTATTCAGCTATGTTCTCGAACCAAATGAAATGCAATGTCAACGAATCCCTCCTCAAATAAATATTCCAAGAAGACCCATCGTTCAACACATTGGAAACAATCAAAATAATTTAAATACAGTCATTCAAAATTTAATTATTCCTAATAATTACACGAATGAAATTGAAAATAATTTTTCTAATGACCAATTAGCATTAATAGAAAAAATACGCGAATTGAGAACATTTTCTATAGAAAGAAGAATTCAAAATTTATTTATAGAAATTGATTTGCTTGGAAATTATACTCAGTCTTCTTGGTTCTCGTCATTAGAACGAAGAGACTTTATAAGATTTTTAAGATGTTTATATGAAATATGGAATTATCGTGCTCAAATGCCCGCAGAAACTAAACGTCAGATATGTCAGTTTCGAGACCCATTTTTTCAAATAAGATTTCCAAATGCAATAGAAACAGATATTAATGAAATAAAAAATATTTGTATTACCGTAATGGAAGAGATGGTTTATACAGGAATTGATGCAGAATTCAAAAAACTCGGCACTTTACATGTATTATCTGCATTGACAACCGTTTCAGTGCCTGCAAGAAATAGTATGATTTGGCTCTACGAATCTTTATATTATTAACTTTTTACATTACAAACACTGATTGTCAAATTTTCTAATCTAAGCGTAAAAAATTGAATTACTGTTTTGCTATATTTTATATTATATAAACCCATTTATAACATAAAATAAAATGTATGCCGTTGTTAAATATAACGATTATCGAAAAGAACAAAGTTTTGAAGTAATTATTACCACATATGATATTGAGTATGCAAAAAAAGTAGCTTTCAATATTGTCAAAAATGATATACCTCAATCTAGCGACAATTCTATTTATAAAATAACAACCGTCTCGAAAAATGAATATTTACGACCTGTAAATAAAACATTAATATCTTATAGAATTATCAACGTTGAAAAATATAAATCTGGGTTTAGAAAGCTATATCATTTTTCAACTATATATGCAGTGATTGAAGTAAAACCAGACATTGAAAATGTACAAGAAATAGATTCATCCTTTATATGTGATAATTACTATAATGTTGACGAGGAAGAAGAGGAAGAAGAGGAACAAGAGGAAGAAGAAGACGAGTAATTTCACTATTGAGAAAGGACGTTGTTGTGTAAATCTTAAAAGGATTTGAATTGTATAAAATTGATTAACTTTTAAATTCTAATTCTAATTGTACAAAGTCAACAAAATGTCATCAAACGTAATTTTCAAGAATAATTGTAAGGTTCTTCCAATCATCGTATCCAGTTGGATACAAAAAATGCCAGGTCTGTCTGAATTCATTGATGTGGAAGTTCCGCCAAATACAGAAATTGAATTGAAAAGTTCTGTCGGCGAATGGATTATCGGTTCGCTTTTGTATGGAAAAGAAAAGTGCAATTTATGGAGAAGTCATAATTTAGAGTTTGATTCGAGAATGGCAAAGTTCAGAAATTCGCCATGTGCCCAAGGCAATTACACATGGAACTTTGTAGATAAAGACTTTGATATTGTATACGAAAATGGTGTTTTTGTGTGGTCATATATTGGCGAAGAACAAAAATAGAAAATAAAAAATAAAAAATAAAAAATGAGAGAAATCTCTTTTTTTATTTCGGCGTTTTGAAAGAGAAAAAGGTATAGTAAATGCAAAACCAAGTTCTCAATCTTTACAATAAATATAGTGTATAAAATACAGAATTTTTGTGTATCATAAAAATGTCCAACGTTTTATGTATTAATATATAACCTTTCTCTTCTAAAAATTTAACTATTGGTACACTCGCATCGTCATAATTATTTTCAAATCCAATAACATCTATAAAAACTTTATCAAAATTTATAGATTTGATAACTTCAAACTCTGCGCCTTCAACATCAATTGATAAATAGTTTATATATTTGACATTATTTTCATCACAAATAGTTTCTATTTTCTTTGTTCTTACAGAAATCAATTCTGTTTGAGAACCAAATTGCGCATTCTCTCTTTCTAATCTATTCAAATGTCTTTTATCGAACGTATCTTTAATACCGGAAATCATTTCAGTATAACCTTTATTACATAAGAAATCGGCATTCCCATCTGTATTACAAACGGCACACTTTATATTAACGCTATTTGGTCTATTTATAACAAGTTTATCATATACACTTTCAATAGGCTCGATATTGTAACCATTCCATCCATTGCATTTTTCAAAATACAATGTATTATTTATACTAATTCCATCATGAGCACCAACGTCCATAAAAACACCATTTTTGAATCCTTTGAATACCATATTTTCCAAGTACTCATCTTGTTGAAATTGTGAGTAGAACATCTTTATTATATAGTTATTAATTAATTTTAACTTTATTAAAATTAAAAATATAATTGAACCTAGGTTGGTTACATTTTTAAAGAAATATTAAATACATTTAATAAAAAAAGTATTTAAGGACATAATATTTTTTGCATTTTTTCTGTTTTTTTATTAAATTATTTAGGAATACTGGATTCATCATCACGTTTATATTCATTAATTTATATTTTGCGTTTAAATGACTTAAAAAGGATACTTGTAATAAGTATATACCACAGAATGGTCAGAGCATCTAAATCCGATAAGCAATCCGCTACTTCCGTTACCGCCCCTGTTGAGAATGTTGTTGTTGATAAATCTGCTACTAAGAAAGTAGCCAAGAAAGCATCCAAGCCTGCTGAAGTTGCCGAGTCACTTCAAGTTGAGGCTGCGCCAGTTGTTGCTGAGTCCGCCACTTCCAGTGGACCAGTAGTTGATGCCGATTCCTCTATGGCTGTCAAGCTTAGCGTCTTTGGCGCCAAGCTTCAGCAACTTGCAAGCATCATGTCGTCTCTAAAGTCTGACTTCAAGACTCTTGAGAAGATTGTTGCTCGCGAGGTAAAGAATGCCCAAAAGGCTTCTTCCCGCAAGAAGAAGGCTTCTGGTAACCGTCAACCTTCCGGCTTTGTTAAGCCTACCAGAATCAGCGATGAGCTCGCTCAATTCCTTGGTAAGACCATTGGAACTGAGATGGCTCGTACTGAAGTAAGCAAGGAGATTAATGCATACATCCGTACCAACGGTCTTCAAGACCCTTCCAACGGTCGCATTATTATTGCCGACACTAAGCTTTCTACTCTACTTAAGCTCAAGAAGGAGGACGAGCTTACTTACTTCAACCTCCAACGTTACATGAAGCACCACTTCATCAAGAACGAGGTTGTCGCAACTGCTTAAAATAAAAAGCATTAAAATAGCAAAGAAAAAATAAAAAAGAAAAAAGTAAAAAAGAAAAAAGAAAAGTAAAAAAGAAAAAAGAAAAGTAAAAAAGAAAAAAGAAAAGTAAAAAAGAAAAAAGAAAAGTAAAGTATTAAAATAACAAAAACATTTATTTGAATTTTGCATTATGAAAAATTCAAATACTTTTCAAGAACGAAACGTAATATAAAATTATAAAAAGTAATATAAATAATATCAATTATAATATATCATAAATGTCTTCAGAAAAAATTACATACAACTTAGAAGAAACTCCGCGACAAAATAAAAACGTCCTTAATACAAAAGTAAACACATCTCCAGATGCATTCAAATCAAAAGTAGAAGAATTTATCAAAAAAAATAATCCTCATTTATGTATTCTTACGCCCTGTTATGGAAGTTTATGTTATGTAAATTTTGTTCACTGTCTTATGGACACAATGAATGTATTTCGTCAATTCAATATTCCACTTACAATCGAATTTTGTAAAAATGATAGTTTAGTTTCGAGAGCAAGAAATAATTTAATTGCAAAAGCAATGCATAATAATTCCGTAACTCATATGTTGTTTATTGATAATGACATTACTTGGGAACCCGTTGATATAATAAAATTATTATTGTCCGATAAGTCTTTAATAGGCGGCGTTTATCCTCTTAAAAAGTACAATTGGAATGTTCTTACAGAAGATAAAAATTCTATAAACAATATATTGGAAAGAAAAAATAAATCACAATTAAAAGATATTATTTCAGATGAGAATATGATTCAACATAACTTGTTGAAATATAATATTAATTTTCTAGATAATGTATTAACAATTGAGAACAATTTAACCAAAGTTCGACATATTGCTACTGGGTTTATGATGATTAAACGAAAAACGATTGAACAAATGGCCAAGGCATTCCCTTCAACAAAATATACTGACGACGTTGGATTTTTGAACGGAGACGAAAATAAATGGGCATATGCTCTTTTTGACTGCGGCGTTGAAGACGGACATTACTTTTCTGAGGATTGGCTTTTTTGTCATAGATGGTCAAAGATGGGGGGAAATATATACTTAGATGTAAGCATCAACTTGAAACATACTGGTATAGAAGACTTCAATGGTTCATTTATTGCGTCCGTTGTATAAAAAAATATTTTTTATTTTAATTCAATTATATTTACAAAAACCCTTCAATCTTGAGTATTTCCATTATTTTTTTTCGATTTTCAGGACGAAACGTGAACTCGTTTTCAGAAATTGATATGTCAGGGCTATTTGGAATAATAAACATACCATATACCTTTTCTAATTTTTGAATATCTTTGATATATTCGGTATTCAAAGAAAGCCATTGATAAAATGTCATTTTTTTGAAATTTCTAATTATATATTCTCGATACTTATAATAAAAGTTAAGTGTCTCATACAAGTCTGTGTTATCTTCCATATTATAGTCTGTACCTGACAATACCATAATTTCACGAAACGTTTCAAGATTCATTTCCAAGTCATTTAAAATGCTATTGAAATTATAGAAAGTACACGTTTTGTTCATAAGACTAAGTTGTCTTATTATTCTTGTACATCCATATACAAACATATCCATATCGTCACTAAGACAGGCCCATGCCTTTCCTGAAAGAACAAGTTGTACACAAACACTATCGGCCTCACCTTTTGCGTCAATATAGTCTACGCCACAAGCATTCAATAATTTTTTTGTTGATTCGGTTTGTTCTTCAGAAATATGTATAAATTGTTTCTTAAGAACTTGTAATTTTTTTTCAATATCATTCAACTCTTCATTAGATGTAGATGTCAAAAGATATTTCTCTTTCATCAACTCATTATATGCATTTTCAGCTTCCTTTTTTTTTATACGTCTTTGGATAATAAGCTTATTCTTTTCAATAGGAGGTTTCCCATCAAATACAAAAACAAGCGTTATATTATGTTCTCTAAAACTTGATACCATTAGATAAATATTTTCAAGTAATGCATTTTCGCCTGCAAATTTATATAAGTAAATACTTGCATCAACTACTATTGTTTTGCCTGACAATTCCGATATTTTTGTCTTTCTTATTGAGTGTCTACTGCAATTATCTCGCAAAAATTTATTCAAATGTTTTATTCCCATTTTTTTTGAAGTTTTATATAGTAAGTTTATTTATTTCACTCACTCAATCCCTTATATTTTAATCAATTTTTTGAATTTTATTAATCCGTCATGAGGCTTAATATAATTGCATTCTTTTTTCTTTCGTTTCTATTTTCAGTGTAAAAAATTGAAATACTTTTCTAGTTATAAATGAATGATACTTTTCCCAAGCCAATAATATTCAACAACATGTCTTCTAGCGCTCAATCCTCAACTACCTTCGGTAAACTAAATATGCCATACACTCCTGTAAACTGGAGTAGTTTGTTCATTCCGGCTCTTCCGGCTGAACTTGTTGACGAAGATTCAGTCAAGTATATTTTTGAAACTGTTCATCAAATTGGAGATGTTCGTCGTGTAGATTTTGTTCAAAAAAATTCAGCAAACCGATACATGGCGTTTGTTCATTTCAACAGTTGGAACTATTCACCTCAAAACGAACATTTGAGAAGAGCAATTGAAGGACAAGGTTATCTCGACCTATGCGTTCCTGAGTGGGCAACTCCTCAAAAGCGCGGAGACCTCTTTGTTCGCGTGATGATAAACAAGACTCCCATTAAGGAAACCACTCTCAATGCCCACCAGCTAGCTGCTGAACTTGAAGTTGCAAACTCTACCATCGATGAACAAGCCGAGACTATCCGCGAACTCTCAGATAAAGTTTCTTATCTTGAACGCTTGGTAGAAGAAGATGATGGTCAAATTGGAGAACTACACGACCAATGCGTGACATCAACAAACAAGCTTTTCAGAGAACGGGGTGCTTTTAAAATCAAACTCGACGAAATCGAGAAACAAAAAGACGAACTTTTGCTTAATTTCAATAAGCAATCTGATTTTGCTTTGATGTGCGAGGCAAAAATCAAGGAACAAGAAGACAGTATCAACTATATTCTGCGCGAGCTTCTCGACGCCAAGTCTCGAGTAGAGGAACTCGAAGATTGTCTTAATGCTGAAAAAAGTTTGCGTTACTCGGAATCAGAGTTTGATTCTCTAGCTGGAGTTGAATTCTTCTCTAACGACAGCGTGATGACAATTGACGAGTTGAATACTGCTTTCTATGAAGAGGAAGTTTCTGAGAAGAACGCATTGGCTTTGCAATATCCATCTCCTGAGTCAATCGAAGACGGCGTCGGATTTACAACTCCTACCAAAAGCGAACAAGACCGCACTTCCTATTCGCCGCCTTCGATTAGAAAATCAAAAAAGGTATAAACTAATATATAAATCTTTCCGTTAATAAAATTTGAAAAAATAAAAATCGAAAAAATCAAATTATAAAAATTAAAAACTTAAAAAATAAAAAGATGTACATTTGTACATTTTTTTATGTAAATTACATTTCCAAGACAGTCATTCTTAGCGTTTTATCCTCTAGACAATTTTTGTTTGTTCTTTTTGAGAACCATAATTCCATTATTTCTATATTTCTCAAAAATAACGGATTATCAATATTATCAAATATAATTTTCATAAAAGAATCTAAGTTCTCTGGAGTTTCTGAAAAATTAAAGGAACCAAAATTATTATCAGTTATCCATTTCAAAAAATCATCAATGTGTACCATATAAATAGATTTCAATACAAAATAGGAAAGTATATTCGTTTTCTCTTTATAATTATTTTCAACAATTTGTTTTGAAGTTTTGTCCTTGGAATATAACTGTTTGTATTTTATTTTCAAGAAGTTGAGAACCTTTACGCATTGGAAACATGAAAATATTTTTTCATACAAAATGCTATTGCGTATGTTCTCAATAAATAACAAAATATCCTGATTTTTATTTTTAAAATATTCATAAAATATTATATTCAAAAATTCCGCGGACATTTCACAATATGTTTCAAAAAAATTAACATCTGATTTTACAGAAAAAACTTCAGTTATTTGTCTTTTTGATATCTCACATAAAGTATTTGAACTAGAAAAGTCAAACCCTAAGCAATGAAATGATTCATGGATGAATACTTTGAACCACTCTTCTTCTCTAAACAAATGTATAGTTGTATCTGGATTACATGAAGTAGTAAATGCTGTATTTGCATGTTCCATGTCAAAAATATCTCCATTTTCTGGCAATAACTTAAATAATTCAGATAAATACAGATAGATATGCAATTTTTGAGAACATTCAAAATGCCGCTGTTTATTGGCAACAAAAAGCCACATAAATACTTTGTGCAAACAATCTTTCAAGAATAAATCCATTTTTTTTTTGGATACTTTTTCAACAGGGTCATCCTCTGAAAACGGATAGATAATAAATAAAAAAACTTCTTGGTGACCTATATTGAAGACAAACTGCTTTCCAATTTTTCTTCTTATTTCTAAAATATTTCTTATTTCAGGTATAATATAATTATAAGAATACCCTTTCGGTAAACCGTCGTTTTCAAAATCTAAAACGGATTCTTTTATATATCCATTATTCAAACCCCAATAATTATCAGCTTCTTTAATATCCTGGAGTATATTTCCTATCATTTTCAAAGACGTTTCGGAGAACTTAGGAATTTGTGATTCCCAATATTTTTTATTTTTACATAAAAATTCTTTATTTATAAACTTTTTTATGTATTTTGAAATTTCCTTCATATTTACATTATTATGATATAAAATACTATAATAATGCTGTATTATTGCCATTATTTCAGTTCTTCCCTTACTTTCATCAAAATCATATCTGATTCTGCAGGCTTTCGACGAATATATTTTTTCAAAAGAGCCTTTCTAGTGGTAAGTAACATCTGTTTCAAATCTTCATTTTGTGTAAATTTTGCTTGAATAGCAGTTTCACGTTCCAAAATATCTCTTCCTAAATTAAAATCAGTATCCACTTTCACATTCTTTGGTCTTAAATTTTTATGTTTAGTTTTACTAGTATCACCAACCATTTTTGCTAACTCTACATCAGTCGATAACTCGCTAGGTACATCTAAAGAAAACTGAGAATAAAAGTCTGGAAACGTTTTTTTGAACTTGGAACCTTGGACATAATGGTCAACGGACGCCCAACGACGTCCGTCAACTGAAAATGGCGCTTCGTTCCAAGAATCGTCTAACTTTTTTCTCCAATTAGGTATTTTTGATAAAGTTGAAAAATCAATTCGTTTGTCTTTATGTATTTGTTCTCCCGTTGCATCTCCCGGTTTCTGAGTATCTAATGATTTTGAATGAAACGTAAATACAACGTCTTTGTCATACAAATGTGTATTTAATTCATCATCAGAGTCGTCATCATCTGGTTTTCCTTCATCCGGGTCCAACCCCAATCTTGTTTTGAAATTTCTGAAGTCCTGAATCAAATAGTATATTCCTGAATTTTTTTCCAAACATTTATTCATGATAAGTATCTTAACGTCATATGGTATTTCATTGAAAGTCAAAATATTCTTACGTTTATAGGTTATTAATCTATAATGGTTTCCAGAATAAGTTGCTAGTACATAATAATTCGGGTCAAAGTCCTTGTTTGCAGAGTAGTCGTCTTTTTTAATTAAAGCCTTGTTAATTTCACCACAATTCAAAACGCCATCAAAATCTTTCTTTTTATAAGCTTCCTCAGAAAATATAATAATTTTTATCTTGAGAATAATTTCTAATGTTGAAATTGCCCAAGAATCGGCCCAATAACTAGTTGTCAACATGTATGAACGATATTTTTCCAAAGTGTCTATATTTTTCATAAAACCTATATAATCGTTTTGTAACTTCTCAGTTTCTTTCAACTCTCCCATTTTATTGCTGTAAGTTAATTTTATCTTTTTTGTTTCTTGTACAATTGATTCTCTTTCTGTTTTATCTACTGTCGTTTTCATACGTTTCGCATATAGTGCATTTGCATCCTTAAGTTCTTTCAACGTAGTTTTCAGTTCTGACTTTTGCGTTTCAAATTCTTCATATAATTTACGACTCTCACTGTATACATCATCCGTAAGCCGAGAAGCTAATAATGCTCTCAATTTACTAACGCTTGTTTTTTGACCTATTTGTGCAAAAGCCTCTCTCAATACTGCAAAAAAACAATCCCCTTGTGCCTCGACCTCTACTATACTATAATTATTATTTTTCATAAATTTTTCAATCCATTGATTTGATGAAGATTCCCTGTATTCTAATTTTTCTTTATCTGCATCCGATTCTGCTTCTTCTTTCAAAAGCGCCGGTTGTCTGAACTGTTTATCTATTGTAAATATACCTTGTTCTATCACTTCGTCGGTTTTCTGCTTTTCTTTAGAAATCTTTTGGGCTGGAACTTTCAACTTCATAACATCCGCTTCGTCGCTATCTTCCTCTTCTTTATCATTTTCATCGTCACTAATCGAAATAACCTCAGCTCCCTTTTTATCTACCTGCTTTTCCGGAGATTTGTCCAGATATTTTTTTGGATTTGTATTGGATTTCAAAATGTATTTTTTAGTTACAAAACTATATAACAAAGGTTCTCCCATTTTTTCTATATCTATATCTCCATCTTCATCCACTAGATTCAAAGTATTTGAAAGTTTTGCTTCAAATACACCAATTTGAGATTTTATTTTTTCATCGGCAATTATATAAATTGGATAATACACTACTTCTTTTGATGAATGTGTGTATTTTTGTTTACCTAAAACTATCACGATAGAAATATCAAAAACATCTATAACGTATAACGTAGAACTATGTCCCAAGTCTTCTGGGTCTAATGTTTTCTTTTCAGTATAATTTATTCTTGAATTAATTCTTGACGATACCATTGTTTGTATATACATATAAACTTGTATTTTTATTTTGTTATAAAGAATAAAAATAAATTTGAAATTATTTTTTTGAAAGAGAATCGATAATATCCATATACTTGAATACTACTCTAGTTGATAAACTAAGATGTTCCTTAGATTTCATTTTGGAAATTTCTTGCAATGTTTTCAAAATTCCTTCTTTCCAACGGTCTGATGATTTCAATAACTTGCTGCTCATCGAAACAAATATAAAAATGTTCTCAGCTATTTCTTCAATCTCATTTGATTTGTTCTCCAAGTCAATATATTCAATTGTTTTATTCAAAAAATATTCAATTATATCAAATACTATCTCAATATCTATTATTCCATTATTGAACATATTTATAATAAAAGCAGAACTTGCTCGTCTGCTATCATTTATTTTAGTGTAGTTACAATAACCATCATAATCCTTGTTTGGGTCAGCATAGTTAATGTTATCAATTGAATCCTTGAAGACTATAATACTATCAGTCAAAATACTTTTGAAAATATCAAACCTTGTTGCTAGTTCTTTGAAAAGGTCAGTATAAAGGTCGGAAAAAAACTTATTATTGCTTACTATATCAAAAACTAACTTAGAAATCTTTAGTTTTTCATCTTGAGTAGCTTCACTTTCTTCGCTCAGAATGTCATTAATAGAATTAATAATTAACACTTTTTGCGTTTCAAAATTTTTATTAGAAATCTTATTCAAGTATCCACGAATGTCGCTGAATTTTTTATCAATACCTTCTTTTACTTCAATTTTTGTTGACTTAAAATTTCTAATTGTTTCCCAGTCATCGTTATTTACTTCTTTTCCACTATGTTTTGAATTACGCCCGTCATTTCTATTTTTATTGAAAGGCACCTGTCCAACTTTTCTATCGTGCTTGTTTTCAATATTTTTTGATTCGGAATGCCTTGCTCTCGCTTCAAAAGAATCCGGAATATTAAGTTCTTTTTCTAAAAATGATATTACTTTCATTGTCTCGGGAGATAATTGATAATTAATTCCACCAAATAACAAATTTTCAAAATCTGATAACGAATAATATTGAAGTTTAGTTGCCATTATAATATATTTTATTTACGTCTAACTACATTTAACATCACCGTTTTTTTATATTATTTTAACCTATAATAGATTTATAATTAAACAAAATAAATATAAAAAGATTATAACGTGTATTGTTAGGAGATATGAATATAAACGACCAAAATATAAACGACGTTATAATAGAATCAGAAGAACAATCATCAGAATTTTTATTAAAAAATTGGGATGATTTTGACATTAAGCCTGATTTGCTAAGAGGAATTTATTCTTTAGGATTTGAGAATCCTAGTCCAATTCAAAGTAAAGCAATATTACCAATGGTTTCAAAAAGGGATATTATTGGTCAAGCTCAATCGGGAACTGGTAAAACAGGAACATTTTCAATTGGAACGCTTCAGATTATAGATACTTCTGAAAAAAACATACAAGCTATTCTTATGGCTCCAACACATGAACTTGCAAAACAAAGCGCAAGTGTTGTTGAAAAATTAGGTGGATTTATGGAAGGCCTTGTAGTTCAGATATTAGTTGGTGGAACATCTATTCACGAAGACTCTGACAATTTGAAAAAAAATAAACCGCAAATTATTGTTGGAACGCCTGGAAGAATATATGATATGATTAAACGTGATATATTAAATGTAAAATATGTCAAATTGTTTGTAATAGATGAAGCTGATGATATGTTATCAACTGGTTTCAAAGAACAAATTTATAACATTTTCCAATTTTTTCCAGAAAACGTACAAGTTGCTCTGTTTAGTGCAACGATGCCTGATGAAATTATGGAGCTTACTAAAAAATTTATGAGAAATCCAGTTAAGATAACAATGAAAAGCGAGCAATTGAATCTTGAATGTATACAACAGTTTTATGTTGCTTTAGCGTCTGACCACGAAAAATATGATGCGCTCAAGAGATTATTTGAATTTTTAAGTGTATCACAATGTATTATTTATGTAAATAGCGTAAAACGCGTCGTTGACTTACATAATGCGATGAACGAAGAAGGGTTTTCTGTTTGTTGCATACATAGCTCAATGACAAAACAAGAAAGAGACGAAGCATTTGTTAATTTCAAATCGGGTGGGTCTCGCGTATTGATTTCATCAAATATAACCGCAAGAGGTATTGATATTCAACAAGTTAGCGTTGTAATAAATTTCGATATTCCTAAGTGTGTACATACTTATCTTCATAGAATTGGAAGAAGTGGTAGATGGGGAAGAAAAGGAATAGCAATTAATTTTATTACTCGAAGAGATGTTCAGTATATGAAAGAAATTGAAAATCATTATAAATCAAATATAGTTGAACTGCCAATGAACGCAAATATAACATCAATATTTAATAGATAAATTTTATAAAAATATAAACGCAATTTCATATTATTAATATTGATAATATTATGAAAACAGCGTTAATATTTGGAGCAACTGGTTCAATAGGAAGTTATATATTCAAAAACTTGAAAGACTTTCATGTATTTGGAACAACAAGTAAGATAAAAAATGTGTCAGAAAATATAATAGATACAGATGTAACTAATATGCAATCATTATTAAAACTTCCAAATCTGGACGCTATTGTTTGGACACAAGGTACAAATTTTAACGATAATATATTTACATTCGACGAGGAAAAATTTACAAATATGATGAATGTAAATGTATTATTTATAGTTAAGACATTAAATTTTCTTTTGACTCATTCGAAAATAAATGAAGGCGCTAAACTCGTAATAATAAGTTCTATATGGGAAGACGTTTCTAGAAATAATAAACTTTCATATTCTATTTCAAAATCTGCACTAAGTGGTCTCGTCAAAAATGCTGCATATGATTTGTCTGAAAAAAATATAACTATTAATAATGTCTTACCCGGCGCAATTGAAAATGAAATGACAAAAAAAACTCTATCTAGCAGAGAAATAAACTATATTCAAACATATACACCCTTCAATAGAATGACAACGTTAGAAGATGTTTTCAAAATTGTGAATTTTTTGATAACTGGAAATACAGGAATAACAGGTCAGTCCATAAAAGTTGATTTGGGATTTACAAACATTAGAAAATACAATTAACTAATATAAAAACAAATCTGTTTGTTATCCATTAAACATGTCATTTTTCATAAATAATAAATTATTTTCATCAAATTTAGATTTATCAGGAGAAACTCAGATAAAATCATACAATAAAACATATACAGTTGAACGCTGTAAAAAAAGTCTTTGTACTCTTATTAATGAGACATATGTAGAAGGTGATTTTATTTTTATAGATAAAAATGTATTTTCAATAGAACATAACTGTTTTGACAATATAGAACCCAATTACTACATGATTGACGCATCTGAAAAAACAAAAACAATGGAAACTGTGCTTTATGTTATAGATATATTGATAAAAGTCAACTTTAAAAAGCCAAATAAATTAATTGTAATTGGTGGTGGAATAGCACAAGACGTGGCTGGCTTTATTGCTACTATTTATAAAAGAGGGGTGTCATGGACATTTATTCCAACTACATTACTATCAATGACAGACAGCTCAATTGGTGGAAAAGTCTGCATTAATAGAGGAACAAAAAATGTTATTTCTCTATTTAATTCTCCATCCAAAGTAATTATTTCTGATTTTTTCTTGAAAACATTGAGCGAACATGATATTATATCTGGTCTTGGAGAAGCATACAAACTTGCATTAATTGGTGGAGAAGAAACACTTTCGTATTTTTATAAAAGTTATGAAACAAAAGATTATAGAAGAATAATAAACCTTTCACACTCTGTAAAAAAAACAATTATCGAATATGATGAGTTTGATAATTGCGAAAGAAAAGTATTGAATTATGGTCATACATTTGGACATGCAATAGAAATTGCTTCAGATTATTTCATTCCTCATGGAATTTCGGTTTTATATGGAATGTATTTAATAAATAAAATTTTCTATGATAACAAACATTCACATGTGAACAACTTTATTGTCAACTTGATACCTGAAAAGTTCAAAAACTTTTCGGTTTCCTATACTAAGCTAGTAGACGCAGTTCTGAATGATAAAAAGAATAACGGCGATAATATTTGTTTTATATTATTGGAAGAAGTCGGCAGAACAACTATAACCTATAATACTTTTTCAAAAATATCAGATAAATTACTTACTGAGTTGAATATGTTATTTGTAAATTCTGATGAAAAAGATTAAGAAAATAACTATATAAATAATATAAAGTAATTAATAAAATACATTAGAAAAAATGTCTGAATCAGTAAAAAAAGTTTGGTATGCACCAAATAAAAAAGAAGCATATGGCGATGCCGAAATACAAGCCGTAGTAGATTGTTTAAATGATGGTTGGTTGGCTGGCTTTGGTCCGAGGACTATTGAATTTGAAGAAAAAATTGCAAAACAATTTGGTAAAAAATATGGATTGTTTGTAAACAGTGGTTCGTCTGCTATTCTCTTAGGTCTATGTGCTCTAGACTTGAAACCAGGCGACGAAGTTATTACTGCAGCCTGCACATTTTCAACTACTATTTCACCTCTTATACAATGTGGTCTGAAACCCGTCTTTTGTGATGTTGAAATAGGTACATATGTTCCTACTGTAGAACAAGTTTGTAGTTTGATTACGGATAAAACAAAATTAATAATATTGCCTAACTTGATAGGCTCGAAACCAGACTGGAAGGAAATACGTAAACGAACTAATATCCCACTTTTTGAAGACTCAGCGGACACCGTTACAGAGACCACAGAAACTGATATTTCAATTACAAGCTTTTACGCAAGTCATTTGATAACCGCCGGTGGTTCAGGCGGAATGCTTATGTTTAATGATGAAAATTTGTTAAAGCGTGCAACTATGTTTCGTGACTGGGGTAGAATTGGAGATAATTCTGAAGACGTCAACAGTCGATTTGAGTACAAAATTGACGGAATTCCATATGACTATAAATTTTTGTATGGTGCAATTGGCTATAATATGAAATCTTCTGAAATGAATGCTGCATTTGGATTAGTTCAATTATCAAGAATTGATGAAATTAAAAGTAAAAGAAAAGCGGTTTTTCAACGCTATATTGAAAATTTGAAAGATGTAAATGATTTGGTTTTACCTATTGTAAAAGAAAACACTGACTGGCTGGCAATACCATTTATGTGTAAGAACAGAATACAACTACTTACATTTTTAGAAAATAATAATATTCAAACTAGAGTCTGCTTTGCTGGAAATATCACTAGACATCCAGTATATCGTCATTTTTTACAAGAGTTTGAAAACTCAGATAGAATAATGGCCGAAGGATTTTTGCTAGGAGCTCATCATGGAATGACTATTTATGACGTCGATTATGTGTGTGACAAAATAAAAGAATACTTTTCTTCTCTTGTTTGAGTTTATAAACATATATTTTTTTTCAAATAAAATATCTATCTTATTTGAATACTTATTATACAATTTTTACAATCATTTCTTTTTCAAATTCATTTCTATCCATAAAAGGATCCATATCTTCAAATGGACGATTTGTAAAAGTCCCATCATCATTTTTTATAGCATTCAATCTTGGATATCTCGACTGAATACAGCAAAAAATTTCACAAATAACCACAGAATCAAATTCTATAAACGTATTCAAAAGACCTTCCATTTCTTCATATGTTCGTATTGCTATATACTTTATTCCATATGCATTTGCTATTTTTTCTGTGTCTGGAAATGATAATCCACTACTAACGTCTACTCCAAATTTATTTTTGAAAAAATTCGTTTGTGTTATTTTAATTGCCCCATATGCTCCGTTATTAAAAATCATTATTTTTATTGGCAATTTATAATGAATAATTGTCTGTAACTCTTGCAAGTTCAACTGAAATGAACCCTCTCCTAATATGGGAACTATCATTTTATCTTTTTCTGCAATAGCACAACCAATACTGGCTGTTAATTCAAACCCCATATCTCCTTGACTGCTTATAATGAATTTATCATTCTGTTTTACATTTACCATATGCCATACATTTGTGATTATTGAACCTGACGATACAATAATTGATTTGTTACTAGGAGCCATATGAAAAAAGCGTTTTAGTGCATGATATGGATTAATTTCTTCACTATTAATTGGAGGCACCTCATATAACCATTTTTCTTTCCAATAACCACACTTTTCAATCCAATCAATGTATTCGTAAGTTGGATAAATATAATTGTCAAAAAATATATTCAAATCCATATTTGTCTTCAAAGTATATTTTAAATTATCTTTTTCAAGTTCATTCTGGTCATTGTCTATATAAATTATTTTTGCTTCTCTCGCAAACCATTCTTTCCTGTAACCAACAATTCCCTGAGCCATTCTGCAACCAAGTGATATTAGTAGGTCACAGTTTTGTAGAACGAAATTCCCCGCTCTGTCGCCTATCAACCCAACTTTTCCACAATATAATTTATTATTTGTTTCTATCAAATCTGTTCCATGAAAGCTAACGACAGTTGGTATATTATATTTTTGTAAAAACAAATTGAATTTTTCATTACAATGACCTAATTTTATACCGTTTCCAGCAAGAATCAATGGTCTTTTTGCCTCTTTAACTAGATTATGTATCTTTTCCAATTCGTTATATGAAACATTGGTTTTATTTATATTTTTCTCGACAATTGAAATATCGCCGTCTTCTATAAACAGGCCCTGTATATCAACCGGTATTGATAACCAAACTGGCCCCGGTCTTCCATTAATTAAATTGGACATAGCTTCTATCAAAACTTCTTTAACCTCATCCACATTTGATATTTCATGGCAATATTTTGTAATTGGTTTTACCATCGATATTATATCTGAATCTGCACCGGAATAATGTCTTAATTTCATTTTTTCTGTATTTATTGCACGTATACATTCATCGCTTTTTACTTGACCAGAAATAAAGAGTATTGGAATACTATCTTGATGTGCTACCAAACAAGGAGTTATTGCGTTTGTTGCGGCGCAACCTGATGTTGTACATACTATACAAGGTTTTGAGTTTGATTTGGAATATCCAACTGCAGAATAACCACATGCTTGTTCGTGATGTTGGTAGTATACCTCATATTTATCACTCAAACCAAAAGAGTCATTCAAATGCATAGAAAAACCACCAGTTATTGTAAAGACAACATTAATTCCATTTTCATTAAAAAAACGTACAATATAATCACTAATCTTTACTTTCATTAGTACTTTTTAATTAATAATATAACCATATAACGTTTATATTATTTAATCTAGAGAATCTTATTCGCATCAATTCTTTCTTGAATCATTTCTATTCTCTTTACATCTTTGTTTGCATATCTTAGATATTTATTGTGAATAAATTTCAACCATTCTAATTCAAAAACGTTTGCATTATATAACAATTCATCATAGTTTGACATGTCTACTTTCGAACAATCGAATATTATATATCTAGTTTCAAAATAATCCAATAACCCCCGAGTGATAAGCTTTTCGATAAAGTCTTTTGAACAAATACTAATTGCGCCCCCAATGTTACATAGTAATCCCTGTTTTTTTGATTTTTCAAAAACTTTGCTAACTATATCAAATACTAATTCTGAATCAGCAAAACTTCGGTCTTTTCCAAAAGAACTTACAAAATCAACTCTCCCAAATGTTATTGAATTACATAAAGAAAAAGTATTACTTATTTCGTCCAAGTTTTTATACCCTTGCATTGTCTCCAAATTGAAACTTTTTTTATTCACGTAGTTACAACTGTTCAATGAGTTTAAAAATTTTTTCAATGCAAATTCACTCTCTATCATTGGAGCAACAATTGTATCGCAACATAAATCAATACAGTTGATTATATCACTTTTTGCTTCACAACCACCAATTTTAACCGATAACTCAATACCAACTGCTGTTGTCAAGTTTCTCATTGTTATTATTTCATTAAATAGTGCACCTTCATCTTCGAATGAAATTTTTATTCCGCTGCATCCTAACAATTTCAATCGAGTTAAAATAGTTTTTAAGTTATCCATTATTAGTTATGTTTACAATTTTTTTTATATCATTTCATGCATTTTATTATTTACCGTTTCGCATTCTTTCGATATTTTGCGTATCAAAACATAAAAAAATAGTTGCCTATTTTATATTTTTATATTTTTATATAATATTTTTTTTGTATCAATCATTGTTTTTTAATCGTGTTTATTTATAATTTAATTTGAATTCATACAAGTTCATTGTCCCCATATCTCTATTACACTGTTGACAGCATACGCGCAAATTATCCAATTCATTTCCTCCGCCGTCGTGAACAGAAACAATATGTGATGCTTCCCAATCGTCTTCAAAAGATAATGTTTTTAGACACCCAGCTTCGCAAGTTACGCATCCGTTTTCGTCCTTATAGTAATCAAACAACGTTTTTCTTGTCTTTTTTGGAATGGTTTTACGAACGGGTTTAACTTTCACACTGTGCTTTTCAAGCGAGGTTTGTTTGAAGAGAGCAAATTCATCTCTGCAATTTCTATAGCACTTTTCTTGTAAATAAAGTTTGTCGTCAGGGAATGACGGATGAACATTTCCGAACCAACAAGTCAACATATTTTTATCTTGATTAGATATCCACGTCGACATGTTAGTAGACAGGTTATATTCTTCATCTTCTGATAAATTAAAGAACTCTGAGAACAATCGAAAGAATGCAAAAGGACCCAATTTATTAGTTGGCTTCTCCTTTTGCCAAACGTCCTTCAAGAAGCTTTCAAACCTATGAAATCTCTCTGTGAAAAGTTGTTTCTTGTCTTCAGGAAAAGTAGCAACACAACTTGCTCCTTTTGTTATATACTTCGCTATCTGTGTATCGCTTGATAACATGATTTTTTCTAATTTTTCTTCATTATTACTATTATTGCTGGCCAATACAAATCTTACAATCCAGTGCACCCAATATTTTTTTGCATCCTTTTTGCAGAAGTTTGACATAAGCTTCTTCATTGATTCAGTCAAACTGCTTCCGTCTGAAACTTCTTGGATATCTCTAATAACTTCGAGGTTGTGATAAAGTTTCAGCAAGTCAGAGTTTCTAACCGGTTTACCTTCTTGAAGAGACCTGAATATTTCAACACGTTCAGAATATGAAAGTCTTTCGGTATTAGGTATATTGCCGATGGTAATCTTGAATGAATCAAATAGCTTCTTTTCCTCATTCACAAAGTATCGAATTTGTTTCTTATTTGCACAGGCCCACTCTTCTATCTTATCATTTTTCTCGTAGAAAATACAAACGTCCTTTTCCCACGAATTGGTCCAGTAAATAGGAATAGGTTTTTTACTTCCAAGCGTTTCAATGAAGTTGCCGTTTCTAAAGTGGGCAATAACATTTAAACGATGTTGTCCATCAATAACTTCACCATAATAAATCTCCACTTCCCCATCTGGATAATTAAATACAATCAATGGTGGAATGTGTCCGCGAAACATTATCGTATCAAGTAGTTTTTTCATTTGATTAGGTGTCCAAGCAATCTCTCTTTGGTATCCTGGTCTAGTAAGTAAAGGCTCAATTTTTATAATTAATAAATAGTTACTAATTTTGTGGTCTGTGTAGACGATGCCGTTAGTAAGAAGAGGTTTTGGTCTTTCACTTAACCAATCAGGACGAGTTTCTTGTAAAGCAGACATATTGTTAGAATTATATTATTCGGTTGTTAATTGTACTATCATTTGTTTTGTAAATAAGTAATTCAATTTTTTGGTAATAAAAATAATTACTATTTTTTTACACATTTTGATATTTAAACCGCTGTCTTACTGTCTATCTAGTGATAGACCTTAATAATTAGTAAATTTATTCAATTGAGTACTAATAAAATTGTTTCTTTCAATAATATCTTTTTCTTCAAAAATTTTATATTTTTCAGCTATATCCCTTGTAATCTTACTACTGCTATCCGCGTATGATTTTTTTTTCTTATCATATAATTTGGAACCTAGTGAACTATTGCCTTTATGACCATTATCACTATTTTTCCCTTCTATTAAAGTTAAATTTCCTATATTATTCATTAACGATTGATTCGCCAAATTCGCTTTATCTTTCTGACAATAAATATGTTCAAGAGTATATTCCAACGGAACCATGTGTAAGTCAGTATTAATACACGTTTCAAGAAATAGTAATAAATGTGTAGCGTTTGTTGATTTAAAATTCATTAGACTTAATTCTCGTAAATAGTTATCATCATGGATAGAAATATCTTTATTTTTGATTAGACACTCTGTTATTTCTTTATAGTAGTCATAGTGAGTGTCTTTCAGAAATTCATTTGTTATTTTAATAAACTCATTAGAGTAACATAGATTATTGAAGTTTCTATTTTTAAACTGAAGATTTCTGAAATACCACTTAGTCATCAACTTTATTAAATCTGTATTAATACTATTACTTTTATAAAATATAGGTAACAAACACCACATATATGCTTCCCAATTCAAACAAATTCTAGGTGTATTATTAAGTATTCTTCCGAATTTATCATTACTAATTTTATCCATAATTTCAAATAACTTTTCCACAATATCGAAGAATTTATTTATTTCTTTATAGGTATCTGCATTATCAATAATAGGTCTGAATAATTCATCATGATGAATGGTTCTTTTAATTTCATTATTATATAATTGAATTGCAATATCAAATATTTTTTGTCCAAAATTCTTTTTATATATGTCATTGTTTTTATGCTTCAACTTCTCCCATTTTTCATATATTTCAAACTTTTTATCATCTGGTATTTTTACAAGAATTGGATTTTTAATTATATCTAGGGTTTCTACTGCCTTTCCTCTATTATTTTCCCAATCGAATATTCTACTTACATATTCTGGGTCATTACAGTCATAATATTGAACATCAATATCATTCAATATAAATTTATATAATTTAATCAACTCTTGTTCATCATATTTTTTAAGAACAAAATAATTATAAATTTCTACAAAAGCATTATGTAGTTTTGTATTTGTCAGCGGTTTGATATAATTGTGTTTGCTAATTATATGTTTTTTAAAATCCGCTTTTGTCGATGTTGCAGTTTTACATACATTACAGCAATAGTGTTCGTCTTCAACAAATAATTCATCAAAGTCTTCTATGTTATCTAAATATTCTACCCAAGATTTAATTTTATTATTGAATATGTTTACTAACCCTTCCATGTCAAATGGATTAATACAGTAAATTTTTGGTATTATACAAACATTGCATTTTTCTTTAATTTTTTCTTGTTCTTGTGTTAAGTTATCTATTTCAGTATCTACTGTTAATAGTTGATTTATTTTACCTTTCAATTTTGGTGATAAACAACCAATTACATTAAGAATTAAAATAGTGGTTAGTATTCTCTGTTGACCATCATAAATATCATTTCCAATGTTATAATTCAAATTTATAATTGAACCCATCTTTTCGACATATTTATCTTCTTCGTAAATTTCAAATATATCATCTAGAAATTTATTTATTTCTGCCTCTTCCCAAGAATACTCGCGTTGATTCATTGGAATTCTTAGTTTTTTTTGAAGTATAGTATTCCATGACTCTTGATTAGTCGTATAAGGTTTAATCCTGGACATAATAATTATCTCTTTAATTATAGATAATTATATTTAAGTGATTTTTAATTATTAATTCGGCATTTCAAACTCCCAAGGCGTAATGCTATTTACACATTTTCTTATTTGAAAAGCGAATCTTCGCCATAAAAATTGTTCTCAATTGTATTCTTTAATCCAAACTCTATTTGCTCGATATCTTCTAAAAATTGCGTTACGTGTTTTTTTTTGTAATAATCTAATATGTCGTTCCACTGTTCCTTTACTAAATGCAAGGTACTCTTTGCCCATTCAATATCCTCCATTCCATATGCAATTCCATAAAGCGAATCAATATTTTTTTCTTGTATGTATTCGGCCATTGCCGTCATATACAACCAATCTTTTTTGGAAACACCTTCTATTGGGTATATAATTGAAATACACCCACAAAGCGAAGCAATAATAGATAAAAAAGTAAGTGGGTCATAACTAATAAAATATTCATATTTATTGAACGTTTCAAAATGTTGATTATGGGAGTGATATCTCAATATTTCATATGAATTCTCTGGATGAACCGGATAAATAACAGAATGATAGTCTGATTTTCTATTAGTAAAACACCAATTTCCGGTTCTTGTTTCACCATTATTTTTGAATATCGGATTCATATATACCAAAGATAAACACTTATACACAGTTCCTACATTTTGAGGATTTTTTTTGAATTTAAGTTCGCTATTAAAATAATACACTATTTCATTTTTTCCGAAACTTAGTCCACGTTGTAAGGTGACATTCTTACCAATTTCACTCAATAACCAGCGAACGACATAACAAGCTTTCAATGGATTTCCGTTTGTACCTTCACAATATATAACCAAGGATTTTGAAATATCAAACTCATCCACAAAATATTTGTTAAAAATAGGGTTCTGAATGAACCCATAAGTTGGGTACATTCTTACATTCTTTCCCGATTCGTCTAATATTTTTCCGAAATTATAGAGAACATTCAATCCTCCGTCATCTTCCAAATATCTTTCATGTGGATATATAATGATGTTGTCCAAGTTTACGATATCTCGTTCAGCATTATTTGTATTAATTACTATATCAAAAAATCTATTCTCTCCATACTCTCGTGTATAAGCCTTGTCTCTAATAGAATAAGTAATGTATATTCTTTTTTCTTGAGATGGATACGGGTCATATTTCAAAGAATTTATATTTAATGTACTCGGAATAGTCAATACATTATTTTTAACAAAAGAAGACAATATAGTAGAGGTTATATCTATCGCATTGTGTTGGTCTTTGCCATAAATCACTGATAGAATAGGCATTATGTATTATTATTTATAAAACATTTAAATGGATTTAAAAAAATATTCTAAAAACATATAAGATGCTAAAGGTTTTAATTACAGGTGGAAATGGAAACATTGCAAGTATGATATCTCGACAACTTTCAGAACTATATAATATTACATCTCTTTCCCGTCGAGAACTCGATATGTTAAATTTTTCACAAATTAAGTCTTATCTTGAAAAAAATAAATTTGACGTTGTTGTTCATACTACAATATATGGTGGACGACGAACAAATTCTGAAACCGGGGAAGTTACTCACAATAATTTGCTTATGTTTGAGAACCTATTGAAATTTTCTGATAATTTCAAAATGATTATAAATCTTGACTCTGCGGCAACATACGATAGAAATACCGATATACTAAATAGAAAAGAATTTGAAATAAATACAGTTCCGAACGACTATTATGGATTTTCAAAATATCTTGCTTACAATAGGTCACTGCAATATAATAATGTATTCAATTTCAGAATATTCAATGTATTTCATGCAAGAGAAGAACCCGATAGATTTATTTCACTTTGTTTCAATTCTAAAAAAACAGGCGTTCCTATGAAAATTTTTAAAGATAAGTATTTTGATTTTGTGTACGAGAACGACTTTACAAAAGTTGTAAAATATTATTTTGAAAATGTTTCTAACCAGTCACTTCTTTGCAAAACAGTTAATATAGGATATAAAGAAAAGTATCTTCTTTCTGAAGTTGCAATGAAAATATTGAACGATAAGTCTCTTATCTATATTGAAAATGAAGAAAAAGGAAATAACTATTCGGGTGATACGGAAAAACTATATTCTTACAAAATTCAATTTGACGAATTAGACAAAAGTATTCAACTTTATGAAAATGAATTACGCTCGTTTTTACCAAATGCCAAAAACAACAGTTTGTTATAAAATATGTAATCACGAATAATATTATTTATAGAAAGAGATTAAATAAAAAAGGGTATGTTTTTTATATGTCAATTCGAGAAACAAACTCTTCGGAAATAATAAAAACTGAATTACGACAAGCGGTTATTCCAGAAATAAAAACATTGGATAACTCTTTGCTCAAAAAATATGATGTAAAATTTTATGGAAGCGACCGCGACACATATGATATAATTAATGATTATTTAGAAGACAATCAAAGTGAACGAGCATTTTACATCATTGACCTCGGTCAATTAACTGCATCTTATTCTAATTGGATGCGTCTTCTTCCTGACGTTAAACCTTATTATGCAGTAAAATGTAATCCAAATCCTGTAATTTTAGATTCTCTTGCATCTTTAGGTATTAATTTTGACTGTGCAAGTGAGACTGAGATGAAAACAATTATAGAAATTACTAAGGACCCATCGCGAATTATTTTTGCAAATCCTTGTAAAATGTCATCTCAAATTAGATATGCACGTTCAAATGACGTAGACCTTATGACATTTGACTGTGAAGAAGAGTTATATAAAATAAAATTATATCATCCATACGCAAAGTTGGTGCTTCGGTTAGCAGTGGATGACTCAAATAGCAAATGTAAGTTCAATAAAAAATTTGGTTGTAAACTTTCACAAGTCGAAGAACTATTAACAATATGTAAAACTATGAAATTGGATGTAACTGGATTCAGTTTTCATGTTGGGTCTGGTTGTTATTCTACTGATAATTTTTATAATGCTATTGGCGACTGTAAAAAGGCATGTGAAATAGCAAAGAACATTGGACTAACAATAAGCATTATTGATATTGGCGGCGGTTTTCCTGGCACAGACAATGGAATAAAATTTGAAGACATTGCAAAGAGAGTAAAAGACGCAATGACCTATTTTTTTGGTTCAGAACTAGAAAATGGAAAAATACAATTTATAGCAGAACCCGGTCGATTCTTTGCAGAAGCGACACATACGCTTGTTTTAAATGTAATTGGAAAAAAACGAACAATAGATGAAACTACCGGCGAAACTAAAATTGTTTATTATTTGAATGACGGTATATATGGTTCCTTTAATTGTATTTACTTTGACCATAGAGTTCCAATATTTTTACCCTTCAATGAAAGAGACGGTAAATTACATAAAAGTCTATTATTTGGACCAACATGTGATAGTATTGACCTTATTGCAGAAGAAGTTATGTTACCAGAGTTAGCTATAGGAGAATGGGTATATGTAGAAAATTTTGGAGCATATACCATTGCCGCAAGTAGTACATTTAATGGGTTTTGTACAAGTGTATGCAAATATACATTTCGCTCATAACAAAAATGCGTTTATAATATTTAGTTTTATTGTGTAAATATTATAATGTTTTCATTTTTATTAAACAACGTTGACTTGAAATCTCTACCAATCGACCTTTCTAAGTATATTCCTGAATCGGAGATAAACCAAGCGGGCGCTCTGAAAACTGAATGTACAAAACAGGAAATCGATAAAATATATCATCCTTTCAAACTACCAATTGGTTATTTAGACAAAGAGCAAACACATAAATTGTCACAACAAGTATCTTCGGACTTAGAGTTAACGTGTTGTATAAACTCCGATAGCACACCTATGTATGACATCATTTTGAAGCCGAAACATTTATTTGCGAAACAAATGATTTCTGAATGGGTAAAGCAATATACAACAAACGTTACTTTTTTGAAAGACACGCAAGACGTAATTGTGGACATGGAACAATACTCGGAAAAAATGGCTTCGAATAATTATTCTGTTGACTGTGATAACATAATGGAAATATGGAAAGCGACAAAAGAAGACCCGCGATTTCTTGAGAAATACAGTTACATGGAATGGGAAATGTTAAAATATTTGAACTATTCTCCTGCATTTCTACAGTGTTTATCAATTATAAATTTAATGTCGCCAATTACTAGTATTGCTATTCCTATTGTATTTCTTGTTTTACCTTTTGTTCTATTGAAAATACAGGGTATACCAATTGATTTTGCAAAATATACTGAGGTTCTCACGGATATAGCAAAACATCATTTTATTGGAAAGACACTCACGAGCATGAAAAATTTTTCGTTGAACAATATGGGATATCTCCTTATAACCGTCGCATTCTATTTCTTACAAATATATCAGAATATTATTTCTTTTTTGAGATTTTACAGAAATATTTCGAATATAAATAAACAATTGAACGACATGAAAGAATATGTAGAATATTCCATTGATAGCATGGAAACATTTGTTGAAATAAACAAAGATAAAGGGACATATTCAAAATTCATAGCCGATATAGAAACGAATATATCTGCACTACAAGATATGAGAAAGGGGTTTTCCGGAATAAATCCATTCGGTATTAGTATTTCAAAATTAAATGACCTTGGATATTTATTCAAATGTTATCACGATTTGCATATCAATAAAGAATATGAAAAAGCAATACGTTATTCTATCGGATTTGAAGGATATGTAAATAACTTATTAGGCTTATTCAACAATATTACATCAAGTAATATTTGCATTGCAAAATTCGTAAAGAAAGATTGTGTTGTAACAGAACAATATTATCCTCCTTATGTCAACCAAAAACATGTTAAAAATAGTTGTAAGTTTGACAAAAATATGATTATTACTGGGGTCAATGCTTCAGGTAAAACAACAATGTTAAAAACAACAACAATCAATATTATATTTACACAACAGTTTGGATTTGGTTTCTATAAATCTTTTACAATTAATCCATATACTCATATTCATTCCTATTTGAACATACCAGATACGTCAGGAAGAGATAGTCTTTTTCAAGCGGAGTCACGTAGATGCAAAGAAATAATTGATGTTATTGGACCAGATAAAAATGATAAGGAAAACAGACATTTCTGTATATTTGATGAACTTTATTCGGGAACAAATCCAATTGAAGCCACTAAGTCAGCTTACGCATTTTTATTATATCTATCTAGATTCAAAAATGTAGACTTCATTCTGACAACACATTATACATCTATCTGTAAAAAAATGCGCAACGAACCTAAAATACGTAACTGTAAAATGGATGTTGAGAGAACCGAGGAAGATAAACTTAAATATACTTATAAAATAAAGCCTGGTATTTGTAATATTCAAGGCGCAATTGAAATACTGAAAAATATGGACTATCCTATTGAAATTATAAATACAGTTCGAACATTCAATAAGTGAAATACCTACGCGTAAATTGCAGCGCAATTGAATAATGTAAATAATATAAAGTTTATAACCATATATTATTTATAATGTCAAGTCATAATTACAAAGCTCTTCTAAAAGACCCAGCTTATAAAAAAGGTGATACGGATTTAATAAATGCAGTAAGAAGTAGATGCAAAGAAAATGTTTGTAATTCTATTAAACGTACAGTAAATATTAACGAAAAAGGACGAAATGGAAATACAGCTCTCCATTATGCATACAATAACGGAGATATAGGCATTGTAACAATACTAGAAATGAACGGCGCTAGTATACATTCAAAAAATAGATGGGGGTTTACGCCAATTACATTTTCAAATAAATCAAAATATTTGAGAGAAAAATATATAAAAAAACTCGAAGAATTAGAGGAATATTTCACATTGCCTTACGAAGACGGCGATGTAACATCTAACATGGTAACTCCGGTTTCTACTGAAGAACTAAAAGAGATAGAACACATTATTACTTTTTCAGAAAATGATATAATTGAACAAACGTTTTTGGGTAAATTAAAATATATAAATCCGAATATAATAAACGCTATTCTTCTTGCGGTAACAGTTATTTTTTTACACAAAATGATATCATACTCTATTTATTCGGAGAGTGTATAATTTTTGAGACTGTTATTTATTTTTCATTTCAAACGCCGATAATTTCTTTTATAAAAATATATGGAAATAAATAATTTTTTTTCAATATTGATGTATTCGTCTGTTATTTTTATTACAAATGTAGCATCAACTTTTTATAAGAAATATTATATCTATTCTTTTTTGTTTTTTTGTTTTTTTGTTTAACAATAACATCTCTTATTTTTCATTGTAATAACAATATTTATACAAACATGTTAGACAAATTTTTTGTTTTTGCTATTGTTTTTTATGGTGGATATATGCTATACCACAAAACAACAAGATATAACCTATTTTTTGTTTTATTAATCGTAATGACATTCACATCTTGTGTATACTTATACTATTATGGGTACTATGTGAATGATTATTGTTATCATCCAGATAAACGCATCGGAGACAAATATCACATCCTTCTTCATGTTATAGGTTCATTCGGGCATCACTTGATAACATTCTTATAAGTAATTGGTTTTTTAAATGAAAAAAAATGTAATAATAGAGAAAAATAAAAAGTGTATGTAAAAAATAGAAAATAAAGTCCGGGAGTTTTTTATTTTTGGACATTTTTAAAATGTCCATTTTTGAAATATATCAACAAAGAATTTACAAAAAAATGATTTGTTAGCATAATGCTTAGAAAGTCAAAATCATTATTTTGTAACGACTGCATAATTTTTTTAAGAAAAAGTTCCAATTGCGACTTTTTTGTTGACAAAATTTTTGAGAAAAGTCGCAAAAAGTCGCACGTTTTTTTATTAAATAATTGGTTGCATTATATGTAACAAATATTTATTAATCATTATCGTACTCTGCTCGTATTTTTGATTTATGCAGCGCCGTCAACAGAAATCAACGGATTTTCAACGCTTTTAAAAATGTCCATTTTACACCATACAACTGCGTTATTTTTCCGTTAAAATTGTTAGTTTGACTGCATAATTATTTAAAATTGTATAAAAAATAAAAATGTCCATTTTATACCATACGACTGCATAGTTTTTCTTATTATTATAAAAATTTTCACTGCATATTTTTATAATATATTTACTCAAATAAAAATGTCCATTTTACATCATGTGACTGCATGTTTTATTGTTTTTATTTTGAATTACTAAACCGCATTATCGAGACTATTTCTACAAAAAGGACATCTTGAAATAGACGAACGACGACATCCGATTATACAATTATTACAAAATAAATGACTACATCTAAAGTAGTTTGTTTCTGCGGCCTCGGTTTGACAAAGCATACATTCAATTGCTCCTGTTTCGTGGGCACTTCTCTCAGAAATTTCTTGTGATTCGTCTATAGTTTGAATTGCATTATCATTTAAGCGTCCATTTGCAAGCGGTTTTACATAAAATGTAAATGTATTGCCAAAATTATCTCTGTTTTGACCAATCTTTTCATATATTGCATTTAATGAAATGGATGGCGCTTCTTCCGCGGGTCCTACATAATTTCGATTTTGAATATGATAATCTGTATCTACTATATGACACTCTATCAAGTTAAAGTCTCGTCTTAAATTTGCTTTTAACTGACTAGAAAAGTTACTTATATGCATATTTCTTCTAAAATTGTACGTTTTTGTCAAGCAAGTATATGCCATCTTAAACGAACACGAAATCATTGTATTATTAGTCATCGTTCTGTATTTTATTATAATAAATATAATGTTTAACAAATCAATTTTTCAAATAAAAACGCTATTCTTCAATAGCAAAAATGATTTAGAGAGTTTTTTGTTGACATAATATAAAGAATGAATCAACAAAAAACTCTAAAAAGTCGCACCGATTTTTATTGTGAACCATGTGACTATCTAACGAGTAGACGCGGCGACTATCATAAACATTGTACTACTCGTAAACATGCAACTCAGTGTAAAATCAACGGTTGTCAACCAAAAAGTCACGAACCTGAGTTGTCTGAACCTAATACATACATATGTTTACTTTGCAGCAAAGTATATAAGGATAGAAGTGGTTTATGGCGCCATAAGCAACAGTGTGTAATTAACAGTCAAGAAAAAGTTGAAACATCAGATATATTGTTTGTTGAAACTATTCTTGACAATGATAACGTTATTAATGAACCTGTTCAGAATGATAATTCATTTACCGTATCAAATGACTTAATAATTGAATTTATAAAACAAAATCATGAATTGAAAAGCATTCTTTTGGAAGAACGTCAGGAATCAAGAATTCGATTCAATGAACAGACTGCAAAAATAGAAGAATTATCTAAACAAAACGTAGTAATTAACAATAATAATAACAACTTCAATCTTAACATATTTTTGAATGAGAAATGTAAAGATGCAATTAGTATGATTGATTTTATTAATTCACTTCAAGTTGGAACAATGGACGTCGAATATACCGGAAGACATGGTTATGTAGAGGGAATTACAAAAATATTTATAGATGGTCTTAAACAATTAGATGTTTACAAACGTCCCATTCACTGTACCGATTTGAAACGCGAAACCTTATATATAAAAGAAGACGAAACATGGGAAAAAGATAATCATGAAAAAGCCAAATTCAAGAAAGCTATTGGTGCGGTTGTAAGAAAAAATATACAACAAATTAGACGATGGCAGGAAGAAAACCCCAAATGTAATATACTCGACTCGAATGAATATGTATTACATATGAGCATAATGCGTCAATCGCTTGGTGGGGGAAATCAAGAAAAAACGGACCGGAATAATGAAAAAATAATTAAAAATGTTGCAAAGCAAGTTACGGTTGACAGGACAAATTTTTAATATAGAAGAAATCTAGATTCAGATTTTGTATTACACCTTTTCTCATTTACAATGCCCATATTCTGTTAAAAGTCCCTCATAATAATTTTTATCGGGACATCCATCTGGTATAAAACTAACATACAGTTTTATACATTTTTTAGAACATATAAACTCAAAGGGACTAAAAGTATATAATGGGATGCCGATTTTGCCTATATCACAAGCTTCACATATAGATGTGCATATTTCATTATTTGTTAATTCACTCAAAACATTTTTCATTTTTGGTCTGTGTTCCACATTATACTCACTAATCAAATCCTGTAATTCACGAGGTAAAGAATGTATTAATAATAATAATCGTTCCATTTGTTGTTATAATAACCATTTGTTGTAATATATAATAACCATTTGTTGTAATATGTAATAATCAATTTTTTATTTAATTTTTATAAAATGGGCGTTTTGAATGAGAAAAGGTGTAAACAAAAAATGAAGATAAGTTATAATAACGAAACAAATTAAAGTATAATATTTAAATAATATTAAAACTATGGGAATTGATTTGACAGCCCTTGAAGCAATAATATCATCAATAAAATATGTAACAAAAAATCAGAATATGTTGACGCTTGGTAGACAACAAATACATATGAAAAGTGAGCTTATTTACAATATACTAAACAAAAATAAAATTCAAATTCGTGGAAACTATTATAATAATTTGTACTGTGAAACATTTTTTAAAGATATTGGATTTTTAAATGTAGATTCAATTGACGCTTCAAATTATGAGTCGGCCACAATAGTTCATAATATGAACAAGCCAATACCATCTGATTTAAAGGATAAATATAACTATATTTATGATGGAGGAACCATTGAACATATTTTCAACATCCCACAAACATTTGAAAATATTATTGACATGTTAGAAGTGGGAGGTATATTTTTGTCGGTTACTTGTAATAACAATTTTTCAGGTCACGGAATGTACCAGTTTAGTCCAGAAATTTTCTTGTCTGCATTTTCTAATAACTATGGAATGGAAATTATAGATATTTTTTTAGCTGAGACAGATACAATGAGAAAAGATTGGATATCCGTAAACTCATATAATGAAAAGACTGGTGGTAGAAATATAAGTAGGTTTATGAATACGCGTGAAGTTTATATTATTACAATAGCAAGAAAAATATCAAATGACCGCGAATCTCTAATTAATAACTCACCCCAACAATATAGTTACGAAAAGCTCGAGTGGAAAAAATAGTAAATAGTAAATTTTGTTTAATTGATATATTTTTTAGAAAAAATTAGTAAAATAAAATCAGAAAACTTTTTGAAAATGGACATTTTAAAAATGTCCAAAAATGAAAACCTACAACAAAGAATTCCCAAAAAAATCAAGTGTTACCATATTAGAGTAAAATATCAAATATATTTTTTAGACTCGCTGCATAAAAAAAATTAAAAAAATGTCCAATTGCGACTTTTCTGTTGACGACTTTTCAACAAAAAAGTCGTAAAAAGTCGCAGGTTTTATTTGTTATTTATTGTTAGCATTATAAATAACAAAATTCTGAAAACTATATTCTTGTCTGCTCGTAAAAAATCATTATGCAGTGCCGTCAACGGATTGTCAACGCTTTCAAAAAATGTCCATTTTGTACCATGCGACTGCATGTTTTATTTCACATTTTAAAAATATACCACTGCATGTTTTTTTAGTAAAAATTATTTTTTATACACCATAATTTTCTCAGCAGTTTCTCGGTGTGATGTAACGTGAACATTTTTATTGAACATAGGCTGTATTTCTTTCAATTCAAAATATCTTGCAGTTATAGCATTCATATCACCTAATAAATCGTATTCTTCTTTTACTTTTTTTGAACCATATCCAGAAAGAATGTAACATAGAGTTCCACCGTCTTCTAATAAAATTTCACAAAGTTTGATTGTTTTTTCCCAATATTTTTCTAACCACTCCTTGTATGTAGGATAGTTAGAAGTACTTTGTTCTCCGCCTTCATACATTTCAAGTTTAAAATAAGGAGGACTAAAAAAAACCAAATCAAATTTTCCTCTATATTTTTTAATAAATGGCTTGTTCTCGAGCAATTTTTCAGAAGGACTACAAATAATGTTTGTTTTTATATTCGGATAATATTTTTTTGCAAAATCAGTTACACCTTCACATACAGATGGTATTACATCCACACCAACGTATTGTGTAATTCCTGTTTCGGCTAAACCGTAATAATAAGATGACCAACCTAGTGTGGGTGTAAAAACGCGGGTTCCTTTCAAAACTGACTTATTCAAAGAGTATATAAGGTAAGGATTCAAAATAGAGGCTCTAAAGTAGTAAGAAGAAAATACACTTCCAAGTCGACCTTCTTTCATGTAATGAATCGCGCTAGGAGTAAGGATTTTATAATCTATAATCAAATTTAAATATAAATCTTCTAATACGTCCAAATAAGTGGGATTATTTTCTATCCCCGACTTTGTATTTTTCAATATATCCCAAAAAAACATGTTACGTATTATATTTTTGAAATTAACAAACTTATTATTGTTCATCTCACCAGTCAAAAGCGGGTTTTCTTTAATAGTAATAGACGGAGGTATTTTAAGTGATGTATTATAAAATCTTTCAAGATACTCATTGCGTTTTTGTATGTTCTCAAACAAGAGTTTGATATCATCTAAATCTATTTTTTTTCTTATAATATATTCTCTCAATAAGAATGAATTATTACCAACCTTTACCCGTGCATGTTTCAAAAAATAGGAATAAGTAATTGGTTTTTTTTTTTCAAATAATTTAATAAACTGTTCGAAAGAAATCATTATATATTGTACATATATCAAATTTACAATATATAACCTTTTGAAAATGATTACATTACTTTTTTCTAGTACTATTTTTTTTCTTTCTACCTCCTTCTGTTTTACGTTTTGATTTTGAAGAAGTAGATGCATCTTTTAATTGCATCTTTTCTTTTTTTAATTGAAGACGGATTGTATCTATTTTCTCTGATAAGTCAGCTCCTTTGTCCATTTTCAAAAAGTTTCTGAAAGATACTTGTTCTATATCTGTTTTTTTTACAGCTAAATCGAATTCATAATTTTCGAAAGGTCGACGAGTGTCGAAATCAGATTTTTTGTCAGGTCGACGAATATTTAATAATCCAATTTGAAAACAGAATCCAAAGTCAACCATTTTTTCAACTCCCTCTAATATTCCTATAAGAGTGTTTTTACAAACTGTCGCGTTAAGCGCTGAAGGAATTTCACTATCTATTTTTAGTTCTTTGCACATATCAAGAACAGACATCATGTCTTTTTGCGATGCGTTAATTTCTTTTAAAAGTTCACTAGATTCATATGTCTTTTTACATTCATTCATAAATTTCGCAAAGTTGACTTTTTTATCAGTTTTTTTGCTTGTTTTTGTGAATTTTTGTAAATATGTATCTATTTTTTGTGGACTTGGAATGCGCGGTTCAAAAATACTTTGTTCACGCAAACTTGGGTTTCCTCCTTTGTATCCCATGTAATTCAACACTGCATCTGGAACGACTTGAGTCGGCATATATTCCAAGACCGCATCTGGTATAATTTGCGTTGGCATAGAAGGGGTAATGGCCTCAACTGCGCTATTGACTGCTGTCGCAACTTCTCGTCTCACCATATCTCTTACGCCACTTGTTGCATATTCATAAAGTCTTTCAAATTGACGAAAAAACCCTGCAGTTCTCAATGAATCTATAAGTAAATTCCATGCGTCACCAAAAAGAGATTTAAAAATAAGTATCAAACATTGAAAGAAAACTATTACTGAATATATAATAAGGTCAATCGACATTTTCAAAATTATAAGACCATAATTTGGCAGTCCTAGTTTCAAACAAATAGAACCAATAAAGGAACAATAGGCAAGAACTTCAAATATACAAAACAATGTTTTAAACAATAATGGGGGTAATCCCATAAATGTCATATCACCAGCGGCTGAAACTCCAGCAACATGGGCTGCGTACATACATAATCCAATAAATTTCAAAAAATCCCAAATTGCCATGAGAATAATCCCAATACAATTCCAGAACTGTTCCCATGATGAAAAATTACAATTCGCTTGTCTAATTTTTTGTATAAGATTTTTGAATTCTTTTTTGACTTCAGCACGAAAATCTCTGAGAAATTCAGTTTGGTTTTCAACATTATCTGAAATTACGGAAACTCCTTCGTTGATTTCTTCAACATTAGCGCCCATTGCTAACAAAATTTCTTCTAAACGTATTAATTGAATAGCTTGTTCCGAAATTTTTTCGTTCATTATTTGTATTTGGTCAACTCTTTGTAACTGTTCAGAACCAATAATAGATGCTGGCTCTGCAACGGATTGGTCCTGTGGATTCCTTCCTAATAAATTACGAAGTTCTTCGTCATGTGTAGTTGTTTGCCTTCTAGGAGAAGTTTTCTTGGGATTCTTAGGCGGCATCTAAATATTATTATAAATTATGTTGACATTTTTTAATTTATATAAAATATAAAAGGACATAACTCTAAAATTATATTGGAAAATTTCTAATATAATTTATTTTTATTTTTTTTTATTTCATTTCATTTTATTTTCATTTGCCAGTTGAATAAAAAGTATAAATACATCTAAGCAGATGTCTTGGCACGAGCAGGCGCTTTCTTTCTAGAAACGCGTTGGAAACCGGTATCGTCACTGGTCTGAGCCGACTCCTGTCTTTGGTCAGGCTCTTGTCTAGTAACTCTTGGTCTAGAAGCACGCTCTTGACGCACATTGTCAGAAGAGTCATTGGGAGTTCTATATCTTCGCACAGTTTCACTGCGTTCTGGAAGAGAACGCACTGGTTGGGTTTCAGCGGCGATACGGCGCGTCTCGCACATAATAAGACCACCCTTTACTCCACCAACGGCAGTCGCATGATACTCATATTTATCATTTTCTGGCTTTATAAGACCAAACTCAACATATTCACCTTGAACGAGGTAACGATATTGTGAGTTAGTAACATTTAGAGAAGAATAGTGAACAAAAATGTCTTTTCCAACATTTTCACCATCGCAAACGGTAATGAATCCGTACCCAGCCTTTGTGTTAAACCACTTAACTTGACCGGTAATTCTATCAGCAGAGGAAGAAGTCGCTTGTGTGTTAGTCATAGTAAAACTAAGTTATATAATAATACAGAGCAGCGTTTTTATATTGTTTATAAAAATTATTTTTGTCAAGATAACATATATAGTTATGAACTTTAATTTAGGATTTTTTTTGAAAAGAAAAGGGTTTTCTATTATTCTATTATTAGCATGTATATTCATTTCTTTGGCATTAAGTGATATACCATTTTTAGTAAGTAACTATTCTACTTCAACAGAAGGAATGACTACTTCTAGTGTTGTTTCAAAAATAAATGATATATTAAATGATGGAAATCCAACAAAAGCACAAAAACTAACTGCTATATCGGGACTAGTGGGATTGATGACAAGCGTTAGTGACCAAAATAAATACAATGAACCATTGACAGATGGGAAGTTGAACGAAGATGAAAAAATGAAAGCGATTCAAAAATTAGTAGACGATAGTCTAAGTGGTAAAAAAGTCAATACTACAACCGGTGATAGCGGAAGCAAATAAGCTCATTATAAATATAAATTATCCAAATAATTCTTTCAATGCCGAATAATTTGGATTCGATTCAAATGATAATGAATAACAGTATTTCAAATATCTGAATATTGAGTTATTTGTATTAGAAGATAATTCTGAAATGTTCTCCCATTCTTTTTTAGATTTTCTGTAAAGATTTTTATAATGTAAAATATGAATTTCATTGTCAATTTCATTATTGTCACCCATATTAATATTTATAACTGAATCCCAAGGAAGAACAACTCCGAGTAAATGTAAATACATATAGCCTAATGAAATTAAATCATCGCGTCGAACTGATTCTTTTCCATTATAAATATTATAACTTGTGAATCGTGGCGTTCCTATTACAAAATTTTGAGAACCTGACTCCTTAATATGGTTATTGTTATCATCTACGTAAACAGTTGCTAGTCCAAAATCGATTATGTATAGCTCTTTATCGATTCCAATCATAAAGTTGTGAGGTTTTATGTCTCTATGTACAACCTTGTGTTTATGAACATTTTCAAGAAGTTCGATTGATTTCATTATAAAATTATTTGCCAATTTTTCAGTAATTACATTACCTTTGGAATAGTCATATAGAGAACCTGAATAATAAGTCATTACCAAACCCGACGAATCTTTAAACGTTCCGTACCAATAAACATATGGTATACATCTACATCCATTTGAATATAAATAGTTTAATATAGTTGCTTCATGTTTTAACATTCGAGTCGGTGATGAAAGAGATTCCATTTTTATTGCAATGTGTTCTCCGGTTTTTATTATTTTTCCTTTGTAAACTATTCCAAACTTACCTTTTCCGAGAACTTCGTTTATTGTGTATCTATTCAAAATAATGTCAATATCAGATTGTAGCATAAATTATACAAACAACTGAATTTATATTTTTCATAACATAATATATAAATATTATATAATGAGTTTGCTAACACAAATTGATAATATTTTAGATTCAATAACTTCATCAGTTTATTTTTATGTAGTAATTTTATTGAACATAAGTTACCTTTTTTTATTTATTGGATTGAATTATATAGATAACGTATACTTGCATTACTTTTCAACATTTGTACAAGTGTTTGTATGTATATTTTTATTAATTCGTTTCAATCCGTTGAGAACACACAATTTACGTAAAAATGATGCCTCCATTATATTTGGAAGTGCTATACTTTTACTTGCAAATTTAGGGATTTATCAATACTTACATTCATCATCGAAAGTACTGTTAGAAAAAATTCCATTTATAAAAACGAGGGTAGACGCAATACCAAAAACAATATAAAAATAAAATGTGTTCAAATTAAAATGGATATTGAAGAAATTTTCAAAAATGCAAAGTCCGACCCTGAACTGTTATCAAATATAAATATAGATGAATTATTAAATGCTATTGATAGTGAAAAAACAGATTATCTAGAAAATAAAACTTTGAAAAGCATAAGTAATGAAATATTTGAAAGTCTCGTAGAAATTGGTTGTTCTAATGAAACAAAAAAAAATTACTGTGAAAAACTAATAGGCTATCGCCTTGTTAACAAAATATATGAACTACACAAAGGTAAATTAGTAAAAACAATAAAAATAGTTGATGAAAAGACACCAGAAACAAAACCTGAACCAAAAATAAGAATGCATGGAACTGTATCAAATATAAAATTTTTAGACAATGGAACTCACGTAGTTTGTATGGTTTTTCCACAAAGATATTCTCAATACAAATTTGACAACTATTTGACGTTTCAAAAACTTTCAGATGATGAACAGCTTATTTTAATGGCATATGAACAAATTGATGGTCAAATGAAAAAGTAAAATATTATATTTCAATATACTATATTACCAAATGGAAAAAAATAACAAAGAGAAAAATAAATTATACAAAAATGGTTTTATAAGACCGGATTATTTATTTTCTTACTGGATTTTGATATGGGCGATTATGTATTTTTTTGCTCAACGCGCAAAAGAAACAACTGCGTCAAAGTTCATATGTGAAAATATGAACCCAATGATTGTGTTGGTAGTCGCTCTTTTAGAAAATATGTACATGTTTACAAGAATATTAATTTATAATCCACTGCCTTCACTACTAGCAAAATATTTATTTATGATGTTTTTTATAAAAATTATTCCAATATATTTGATTCGTAATTATAAAATAAAAATGATTGAAAATATTGCAACGTTCATTTTTATTTTTATAGTTTATATCATTTATTTACTTTCAAATAAAACAAGTGTATATGACGTTTACATAGAAGTCGACAAGTCCATTTTGGGAAATGAAGAAAGAACGCCCATGTTCCAGTTAATAGAATACATAAAGAGCATTTTCAAAAAACCTTTTTCCGCGTAAACCTTCCTATAGAAAATTTAATTTTTTTAGTTTTGGATTTTTTCATAGTAGAATAAAAGAATTCTTTTATATGGAACATAAGTTTTTGTGTAACAAGAATATTTATTTCATTGTTGGTTAATTCAAAATTTTCATAACACGAACAATGTAAATCAAAATAAGATTGAATATTTTTTTTTACAGAGACGATATCTTTATCAAAAATGTCTTTGAAAAAAATGTCAAATAAATGTGATTTTATAAATCGATTTACTATTTTATCACAAGTAAGATTATGACGGTATTCTTTGGGTCTAATATAATAAACTTTATCATTTTTCATTTTATCGTATAAAGTATCATCAACAAAGCATATTTCGGTTGTTTTTGGTAACATAGAACATCTTATTAAATCAGAATACGTTTTTTTGTTAGTTGTTCGCATAGGTTCTAGAATAACGTTATTGACCTTAAATGCGCAAATCGTCTTGTCTATAAACTGTGAAACGTTTAATCGATAATCTAAGTAGTTAGATATTTTTATAGGCCAATCAGGAGAGTAAATATTGTTTGTATATAGATAAACATTTTTGCATTCTTGTGTCTTTTTTTTATGATTAATAAATTCAAATATTGTTATTATTCCTGGTCTTAAAAATTCAGGATACAAGTCTAATAAACTATTGAAAAACGCCTGGTCCATATTAAACGCAATATTGAAATTACGTTTGATATCGTCTAAACAATTCCACAGCGTCACAAGTTCTCCAAAGGAGCCAATAGTCTCGTCAATATCAAATACAACGACCTTGTTTATTTTCTTGGAAAAATTATTTTTGAAAAAGTTGCTTTTGTACAAATATATGAGCTTTTCAGCGTTTTTATTTTTATTTTCAAAATAGTGGAACATATTGTTATTTTATAAAATAAAAATATATTATAATGGTTAAGAATAATTTACATATCTAGATTGTTGTATACTATAGCCCAACAATACCAGTTGAACCAAATCCACCAGCACCCCTTTCTGTGGTAGAAAGGTCGTTTTCAGAAACAAGTTGAACAAATACTGGACATAAAGAAGGATGACAAATTTGAAGAAGACGAGTATGTTTTTCAACTGTGTATTTATTAAAATTATCAAACGCGAGACATCTAAATGCACCGATTAAAGAGCCTCTATATCCCGAATCGATAATTCCTGTGTGATTTGCTAACATAAGAGGAGTCTTTGATATACTAGAGCGAGGGAATACCATGAAAGCACAAGTTTCGATTTTATTAGTAGCTGCTTCATAATAAACCATTTCAGCTTTTATCTGCATATCAATAAACTTCGTTTTCGCAAATAAATCAAATACTTCCTCATTTGGAACAAAAATATCAAACCCAGAATTTGGGAAGGGTGTATTCTGAACAGCATCGTCATGTGCTTTTACATGTTTTTGATAGAGACTAACCAGTTCATTATTTTCAGGATTTACACATAATTTAAGAACTGCAAAATTAGAATTGTTTTTATTAGATGCAAGTGGTAAATTAGATTCGTTTGAAAAATTACTCATGAGTATATTCTTATTACATATTATACCTTTAAATTAATTTAACTATATATTTTTATGAAGGTGGAAGTGGAGCTAAACATAACTTAATTTCACCAAGCGATGCAACGTCATATTTGACTATGAGAGGAAGGTCATTTCCCAAATACATTTCCAAGTGACTACATAAAGGTGTACATTTAATAAAGTGACTCAATGACTTCAAAGAAAATTCGCCCTGAATAATTACAGAAGCGTCGGGTTTTTGAATGAAATTCATATTGCCATCAGATTCAGAACGATAAATTCGAGAACTCGCAAAGTTTCCTTCACAAGAAAAAATTAAATCATTTCCAACTGATTTTATTTCAATTCTATCAGAAATACCATTCAAATCTCGAATAATTTTTTGAAAATCGGTAGTTGGTAAGTTGATAACTGTTGAATATTCAACATCCGGGACAACGAGTTCTTCAGTATCAGGTTCAATCAATCTTAATTTTTGACTGTAACATTGTTTTATATCGCCGTTATCATATTGAAGACCCAAATGTGAAACAATACCGTCATGGTAATCACTATTCTCAATATACATAGAAAGAGTGTCATCGTTTGACATTGTAGAAATAACGCGAAACAGATGTAGCGTGTTTGCGCAAACAATAATCTTATCCGGATTACATACGAATTGTTCAAATTTACGAGAATGAAGAACCACGTTTACTAATATAGTATGTGTTTTATCGAAATTGATAATTTTCATTCCATCAGGTGTAAATGTAATAGTAGCATCAGTCAAAATATCTTTGATAGCGGTTATAGTATTACGAATTGGTTGGATTTGAACTGTTTTTATAGTTAATACGTTATTTGCTTCGTTCATAATACAATATATTTACAATATGTTTATTTTTTATATTATAATATGATGTATAATATAAAATTTAATTCAAATGATTATTGAAAAAATTAATAGACCTTAAAGTCTATCCGCGATTTTGTAGCCATATCCTTTTACTTGATAAATATATTTATCCACTAAAAGAGATTAAACTTTGTCAATTCTGAATTGTCCGCGCCCTATTTTGACGGCCTTTCCAACAAGAAGCAACTCTCCTGTTCCGGCAAGAGATTCTCTGTAGCTATCCAAATCGTATAGTTCAAGTGTTTTTGGATTGATAGCATAAATAACACCTTCAATAGGTTTTGTTTCTTTCAATAAAATACGTGCTTTCTTTGCATTTGTCTCTTCAACTTCACCCAAATCCTGGTCTAATGTTGGATAAGAAGAAAATGCATTTGATTCCACTTTTCCAAATCCATAACAAACCAAATTTTCTTCTTTGTTTAAAGGATTATATAAGGAACAGTCTATTGCAGTTGATTTGATAGCGTTCAATAATTGTGTATTTATTTTCGATTTCATAATTGCTGTATCAAACAACGATTCGTCTGTCGTAATTGGTCTATCGTCTATTCGACTAGTATCTCTGTTCATCATTTCAATATTTTTCTTGTTCGTTTTTTGTTCTTCACTGAAAACAGATAGATATAAGAAGACTTTTACCGTTCTAAGTTCTTCTGGTAAATTTTGATGACTACAGATTCTGCGAGCGCGTCCAATAACTTGTTCAATTCTAACCATATGCCAATAAGGTTCTACTATATGAACAAATCGTGTATTACGTAAATTTATTCCTTCTGCGCCGGACGCAGTAATCATTAACAACTTTATTATTTCTCCGTAATGGTTATTTGAAGATATTTCTTTTAATTTATTTGTAATAGAGAGAGGAACTACTTCCCAAACACTGTTATAAATATTACGAATAATTTCTTTTTCCTCTGGTGTCTCTGTTCCAGTGTATAATACAAATTTTGGTTTTCCTTCATCTCCTTCATTTTCTACTATTTCCCATACATCTGAAGACTCCTTCTTTTTTATTTTGAATTCAGCAAACCCATTTGCTTGTAAAACAAGTTTCAAAATACCAACTCCCTCAATTGTTCTGAATTGACTATATAATAAATGAAGTCCGGTATTTTCTTCAGATTTTACGTTTTCTAAAACCTTTACAAATTTTGGACTATACATAGCGAGTCTGTCTTCTGTCAAATATTGTTCATCTTCATTTTTGGAGGGGTCATACTTTATAGAATTCAAAGCTGCCTTTATTCTACTTTGATAATCAACGGGTTCTTTTTGTGACTGTTTTAAAGATTCAACATCTTCTTCTGTAATATATTCGTTCATTTGAGGTAGTTCTTCAACAGAAATTCCATCAATAGCACTTTCATCAATTTCTCCTGCGTCCACACCTTCTAATTCTCTTTTACCCTTATCAGGCATCGGTCTACCAGGAGGGTCAGGAAATGCAAAATTACAAGCCGCACGAGAAAATATTCTGTAGGTTGAAGTAACTTTGAATAAATCTTCTCCTTTTTTTGCAGCCTTTTGTTTAGTCTGTCGTTTTCGTTTTTCTTCATCCGCTTCTTCCTTTCTAACTCTTGAATAGTAATTGAATTGATATTCGCTCATATCTACTGGAACAATATGATAATTTTCGCCACTTTCTGTTTTGACAAAACTTGGTAATAATTTTTCTTCAGCACTTTTAAAATAGGATGTTAATCCCAATATTCGCTTCTTGAAAGAATTTTCATTTTTCATTTTAACTTCATCTTGGTCAACAAACAAAGAATTGAATGAATCAGCGTCATCGGGAAGTGCTTTTAGTTCTTCATAATCAGAGCCCAGCTCTACAATTTCCAAGTAATTTTTTTCAATAATTCGTTTTACTTCTCTTACAAAGTCTTCATCACTCAAGTTCCCAGATTCATCAAGAGTAACTCCGTTATATTCCTCAAATACTCCTCCGCCTTTATGAATATCAGGAAATATTCGTTGGTTATATTCAGTCGTCTCTTCTTCGGGTATCACTTCTTCAACTTCGTCATTTTTCAATTCTTTTACCATTCCATTTTCTATTATAAATCTAGACTTCACTGGTTTATTAGTCTTACGTTTTTTAGTTTTATTTTTTGATGTTGCTGTTTCTGTTCCTTTCATTTGATTCTCGTCTTGTTTATCTAGATTTTTTTTAGTTTTTCCACCAAAAATACTTAAAAATCCTTCTTTCAAAAAAGATTCAGACGAAGAACCTCCTCTTTTTTCTGAAGAACGTTTGTTTGTGTTGACAAATCCATAAGGATTTCTTGTTATTGATAATTTATTACCAGAATATTCTACAAAGTCATATGTATGGAAATGCTCTCTGTCAAACATCTTTAATAATTCTTCTTTGTTTAATTTAAAACTTGATGGAGCTGAACTTTTGATTCTTAATTGAAATGTCCATTTTTTTATGTAACCACGCAGTATATTAAATAATATACCTAATTCATTAGGGTAATTAATCATAGGGGTTCCAGTCAATAATACTATTTTACAGTTTGTAGCTTTCATTAAATAGTCATAAAGAATGTATGAAATAGATTCTGGTGTTTTTATTTTGTTCACAATTCTGCTTACAAAGTTATGAGCTTCATCAATGATAACAGTTGTATTATCAAATGGATTTTTGGTGTTGTTATCCGTTAATTCATTCACTTTGTTTTTGTTAAGACCATTATAATTGATATCCAAGTATTTTGCACGAATCATCAAATCTAGTTGTTCGTCAATCGACTTTTGTTGTTCACTTGTTAAATCATTGAAGTTTGCCTCTTTTTTAGTAATATCGATTAACCACGCACCCTTTTTTTTCTGAACCATATCACTTTGTAACTGTAACACATTTGATAAAATAGTTACATACTCAGGATTTCCAACAGTCGATATGAATTCCCAATATTGATTTTTACGATACATTACATCTCCACACTCTTTCAACTGACTAAAAAAATTCATTTTTAGAGACGCAGGAGTCATAAGAACAACCTGACGTTGTGTTTTCATTCCTTCTGCGATTGCTATACTTGTACATGTTTTACCAGAACCAAGACCGTGATAAAGTAATAATCCTCTATAAGGAGTATATAAATTCAAATAGTCCCTAACTATTTTTTGATGCGTAAGAAGTTTGAAATCGATTTTTCCTGTAGATTCACAAGATGCTTTTCCTGAATTTTCTAATATTTCTTTTTTGTAAGGTCTGAATAGTTCCGCAATTTTAGATATATATAATTTACGATTATTCATGTAATAGTTTGAAGTTCTGACAATTAACTTTTCACGCTTTGGTAAACGTGTTATAACGGCTTTTTTGCCAATCTTGACATCCTTTCCTATGGCTTCTTCACCGATGCGATATTCTTCATATAATTTTTTTGTTGTTCTTTTCTTTCCTTTTACTTCCTCACCCGCGGCGTCTTCTTTTTCTTCATCAGCTTCTTTCATTTCAGTTGTCTTTTTTTTAACACGTTTAGGTTTGAAAACAATTATTTCTGGTTCTTTTTCTTCACCAACTTTCTCATTATCATCATCTTCATCAAGAACTTCAGGCAACTCATCTTCAAAGCCATCAACCCCTTTTTCTAATTCTTCTCCTATTTTTTCTTGAATTGTTATTGTTGAATTAAGTTTTCTAGGTCCTGTTTTTCGTTGTTCACCTTCTTCACTTGTAGAAACACCCATTTTTCCGTCCCTGGAGGGTATTCTAAATTCCTCATTTCCAGAGTCTTTTCCAGTAACTTTTTTATTTTCAATAACTCTAAGGTTCGTATGTTTATTAATTCTGTCTAAAATAAGGTCCCTGTCAACAAAGAAACTTCTTCGCTTATCAACAAACTTTATAGCAGTTTTTTTTTGCGAAGGAACATTTTCGTCTTCTCTTATTTCGCCCTCTTCTACTTCTACTTCTACTTCAGATTCTTCCAAATAAGAAGGAACTACTTGAGATGTTTCGCGTTCTTTTATTTCTCCCTGTTTCAGTTTTACTATAAAAGTGGGGCGCATTTTTGCCATTTTCTTTTTTTTTAATTCATCCAATAGGCCGCCACCATTTAAATGATTAATTTCATCTTGATATCTGCTCATAGTATATATTATTGTTATATAATATATTCTATTTTTATATCATTGTTTTTAGAAACCATCTAACTGACGTATCGCTTCTTCGCAAGCAATTTGTTCTGCCTTCTTTTTAATTTTATGCTTTCCTTCGCCTAAAAATAAGAAAATTTTATTATGAATAGACATATATTCATGAATTTCTTGAAATGACTTGAAGCGTGTAGACAGTACAGAATCATTCATTGATACTGCATATATGGGTTGTCCTAAACACAGCATCACCGCCATATGATATCCGTCGGTAGAGTCTTGTTGTAATTCACAATAGTAAGGCGTTACCTTGAACTCTTTTTGAATTTTTACTTGTAAAATGTTTTTATAGTTATCATCATTTTTGATAAGATTAATCCAGTCTACATGTTTTTCGAAAACATTTTCAACAAATATTTGTACCATTTGAAAACCCGGACCTGTCGCAAATACATTTTTAAACCATCCATCTTCATCATTTATAGTTATTTTGTTGAAATCCAAAAACATTGCGCCAATAAATGACTCAAATAAACAACCAAGTTTTTTCAAATTTGTGCGCGTTTGTTTAGTTTCTGCATGTTTAGATAGAACAAACCATTTATGCAACCCCATTTCAAATGCCATTTTTCCAATAGCTTCATTCTTTACGAGAGCAATTTTTTTTTCAGTCATAAATCCTTCATTTTCTTTTGGAAAACGGCGGTATAGATAATATTTAGTGATGCACTCTAGAACTCCATCGCCTACAAATTCCAAACGTTCATTCGATTTAGTAAATAGTGGAAGACAATCGTCTGGTTTCGGAACAATGACTATATTATTTTGCTCATTTTCAATATTAGGACGTCTTATATAGGAGCGATGAACAAATGCGCGTTTGTATAACTCATAGTTATTTACGTCAACATCGATTCCATACTTTTTCAATAAATTTTGTATTTCGCCAATTGAAATAATTTTATTTAGGGGGTTATATGGATCAAATATATATATTTCAGTTCCATTTTGATTTTTTTCGAGTCTAATGTCGTCGTTGTTATTAAAATTAATAGTAGTAGTTTTATTATTCATTGTATATTTTTTTATAAAAGATATAATGAAATGAACGGCGCTGTTATATTTAGTAGAGCGTAATCTTTTTATATTCCTTTTCATTTTTAAAAAAATATATATTTAGAGTATATAATAGGCAAATGGTTCTATCTAATTCAGCAAAACGCGCAAGATACCAAAATACCATCAAAGTCCAAAACCAAGGAGGAGGAGATAAAAAGGCCGGTCTTCCTTACCAAGTAGGTCGTACTGCTTGGTCTTCTATCTATTTAGGTCTAGGAAACACATCGACTAGATTTGGAACTAAGAAATGTTGTACTACTCGTAATATGTCAGTTCTTCCTTTTAGTGGAACTGTCAACCAATCTCATGGCGTTGGTCGTGTAAACAATTTGAGTTACTGGCAGATTCCTGGCGCCAGGTAAGCATTTGTAACTACAAATCAATTTGATAACATATTTAGGAATATATTATCAATAATAGATATTTTTAGAACAATATAAAATTTTATTTGTAAATATAAAATAATCATTATGTTTGCAATTCTGAACTCGTTCATAACAATAACGTCTATTTTTTCATTTTCTACATTAACAGCATATTTGATATGTAAAGTATCTGGAATCGAATTTATTAATCCGCAATACAATAAGTTATTAATTGAAGAAAGATTAAAAGAAATGGGAAAGAGTGTAATTGGAGTGATAATACCAAGTTCTTACATAATGTATACTTTAAACGACAAATTGATAAATAGTTCTCTGCATACCGGATTTGAAACAATTTCCAATATTTCAATGTCAATTTTTATTACAGAAGGGACATACTATATTTACCATAGGTTAGTTCATCGTTTCGGTGCTTATATCTCAATACATAGACATCATCATTCAGTTAAAAATATATACCCGTTCGACACATTTAATGTAAGTTATTTAGATGAACTAGTGCTTATGATATTATTAGCATCTCCAAATTTATTTCTTAAATTAACATTTTTTGAATCATACGCGTTTCTTTGGTTATATATAACCGGTGCATATCTTATTCATTCCAAAGAAATAGTTAACACGCATTATTTTCATCACGTTTACTACAACTGTAACTATTGTATTTTGTTTCCAATTTATGATATTATTTTTGGAACATATAAACAATCAAATAACATTGTCGCACCAGAGTCCTAATCAGAATATGGTTAGCTAGCCGTCATCCTTCAACAGATAAATATACTTATATGTTGAAAGAGATTAAAAACCATATAATATTATTAATATACAACATCTATTATGAAGGTTATCATCGACGAGAGAGAACATGAGTTGTATGAAAAATGTTACTCTATTGTAAATACAGAAGGAAATGCAACATCAATACAATTATCAAAACAGGTACTCGCAATTGGAGATATTTTGATAAAAACTGACGAAGATAAAGATGTACTATTAATTGAACGTAAATCTTTTTCAGATTTATTATCAAGTATAAAAGACGGTAGATACGAAGAGCAGTCATATAGGTTAACACATTCAAGTGGGTTTCCAATGCATAATATAATTTATTTATTAGAAGGTATGTTTTCACAACTAAAGTCTCTTACTGAAAAAAAAATAGTTTATTCATCAATATCGTCTCTTACATATTTCAAGGGGTTTAGTGTTATGCGAACTGCAAATATAAGGGAAACTGCCGAACTTGTTATATGGATATCATGTAAAATAGACAGAGACTTATCGAAGGGAAAGATTCCATACTATTCTAGAGAACCAAGACGCCTAGAAACAGTTATTAATTCTGAAGTTACAATTGATAATGAAGAAAATCCAGAGTTAATCGTACAACAAGAACCATCAAACTATTGCACAGTTGTCAAAAAAGTAAAGAAAGATAATATAACGCCAGCTAATATAGGAGAAATTATTTTATGTCAAATACCAGGTATTAGTTCTACAACAGCAATTGCAATAATGAAACAGTTTCACTCTTTTCCTCAGTTTATAGAAGATGTAAATAAAAATCCGGAATTATTAGATTCTATTAAAATTGAAGGAAATGGAAAAATAAGAAAAATAAACAAAAATTGTATTGAAAGCATAAAACAATTTTTGCTAAAACCTACAAATTAATAAGCTTTGTCGTTGGGTGGGGGCATATTAGGATACAAATTAGGTATTTGTTCTCCTTTTGGTGTAATATACCTTGGTTTGGTAATATTATTTTCGTCATATTTTCCAGATTCGATTGCTTGTTGAGTATACAAAACTCCGCCCCAATTTGGGTCATGTGGGTTTTCACTTATCTTCATTTTGCTTGTTGAGTCGTGAATCTTATCAATTTCGCTATATGTCCCTATTTGTAATCCGTCTGGGTCAAACCCGGCATAGTTTCCAGCATTATAAGGAGGATGGTCTATGTTACTGTCTAATACTTTCGCTGGTTTACTTTTATCAAGGTTAGCAGTGCCATCCATCAAAATGTCTGGAGGTGGACCATTCGGTAAATCTAAATGATTCAATTGAGTCTTTGTTAAACCAAGTGGTTGAAGACCGCCTTGCATGTCAAAAGGACTTGGACGCATTCGGTAGACATTGTTTCCTTGTGTGTCGTTTTCTTGTTGTAAATATAAAACAGGACATTTTACACCTTTTCTTCTTTGTATTTCTAAATAGTTGATGTATTCATCTAAATTATAAAATGGAATGGGATTGACTCCATCAACTTCTGGTTTTTTAGAGTTGTATAGTAAGAGAACATCGCCCTTGTTTATTAGAATGTCTGGACAGGTTGATTCTTTGTCTTTTGATTCATTTTCCATATTTTCTTGAGAACATGTGGCATTTTTATTTAATAAATTAAATGCATACAAATAGAGTCCTACAAAAAAGACAATTATTAAAAATAATAAAAATAGTATGTTTAGGTTCTTCATAAATATATTATAAAGGTCGAAATTATTTATAGGCATAATTTACTTTCTCCATTTATCTATATAATTATGTCTTTTACTCAAAAAAATAGAGTTGAAAAAAACAATACGCGTAAAATAAGACCAAATGTTATAACAATTGGTAAGATTTATGCAAATTGGTGTGGAGCTTGCAAGATGTTAAAACCGGAATGGAATAAAATGAAAAGTAATATTCGTAATAAGTTGAAGGCGCTTGATAACATACAGGTGCGTTTTTTAGAAATAGAACAGTCAGTTGAAGAATCAAAAGTAGACAAAGTAAATAGAGTGTTTTTGGGAAATTCAGAAAAAAAACTTGCATTACAAGGAGGTTACCCAACTATATTCAAAATCAAAGATGGAAAAATTGATTATTTTGAAGGACAGAGAAGCGCGGAGGAAATGGAAAAATTCTTTTTGAAAGGAGGAGAAAAACAGGAAGGTGGTGAAGAACAAGAACAGCAAGAAAAGCAAGAACAGGAAGAAAAGCAAGAACAAAAACAACAAGAAGAGAAGAAGCAGGAGGAAAAAAGTTTTTTCGGATTTTTTGGTGGAAAGACAAAGAAGAGAAGAAAGAATAAAAAAATAAGAAAGACAAAACGTGCCTTTCCTTTCAACCTTTTTGGGATATAATATTTATCCACTGAAATACATTAAAAAAAATCTTATTACTAAAAGAGATTAATAAATAATTTGGCGTTTCTTCATTATTTATTGCGTTACAAGAATTTTATAAGAAAATTGAAAAAATTGATGTTTTTGAAAAATAAAATAGAATGAAGGTACTTTAATATACATCCAATTAACAACTATGACTACCGAAATTAAAAGAGACGCCGTGGTAACATTCAAGAGAGTAGGTACAAAAACAAAGGTGAAATCATTCAGAATTCTAGACATCAATGTATATGATGAAAAAAAAAATAAAGAACAATCGACATCCTCTGGTGAAAATGGAAAACAAGGACCAAATAAAGATGAATCTCAATTCATAATACAAATGTTTGGTGTAAATGAAGAAGGCGATACATGTTGTATTTATGTAAATGATTTCAATCCCTTCTTCTTTATCAAAGTTGGCGACAACTGGACGCAGAGAAATGTGAACGGTCTTTTAAGTGAGATTCGTAAAAGTGTCGGAAAGTATTATGAGAGCTCAATAGTAAGAATAGAACTGGTAGAAAAACATAAACTTTATGGATTCACCGGTGGACAAAAATATAAGTTTGTACAAATAACCTTCAAAAATACAGCAGTCATGAACAAAGTTAAAGGTCTATGGTATGAATATTCTGAAAATGGAGGTGGTCGACGTCTTAAAAAATATATTTACCCCCCAAATTCACAAAACGGAATACCACTAGAACTTTATGAGAGTGGAATCCCACCGGTTCTTAGATACTTACATATTAATAATATCAGTCCTTCTGGATGGGTATATGTTCCAGTAGATAAAGTTTTTAAACCTGAACTGAAAACAACTACCTGTAAATATGAATATGTATGTAGAGCTGAACAATTGAAACCGAATGCACTAAAAGAAACGCGTGTTCCTTATAAAATATGTAGTTTTGATATTGAAGCAAGTAGTAGTCACGGAGACTTTCCGCTTCCGAAAAAAACATACAAAAGGCTGGCGGCAAATATGGTAGACTGTTTCTTAAAGCAGTCACAAACTGTAGATTTGGGCGAAGAGCGAGCAAAAATGCTTATTCATAAAATGATAATGACTGCGTTTGGTTTCGATAAATTCGATGACATTGACATTGTTTATCCGAAACAAATGCCAACCAAGGATACACTTATCCAGCTTATAAAAACATTATTAGACACTCCAGTAGTAATTCTTCAAAAAATGGCCAGTGAAGTATTCGACCTCTTGACAATTGATGCGGCCTTTGAAAAAATAAAGGAATTTCATAGTAGCAATGCCGAAGGTGAAGATACTGGAGATAATAACGATGATGAACCAGGAACAACCTCAGTTGAAGAACCAAAGTTTGCTTATAAAAAGAAAACAAAGGCTGTAAAACCTGAGAAAAAAAACACAATCGTTGACATATTGCTTAGTGATAAGCACGAAAGAGATGATATGATTAATTTGACAAATGATGTTTTAACGAGAATTTTCCCAAGAATTGAAGGAGACAAAACGACGTTTATTGGGTCTACCTTCTTGAGATATGGGGAGACTGAGCCTTATTTGAATCATTGTCTTGTCCTTGGAACATGCGATAATGTTCCTGGCTGTGAGATTGAGACAGTTGATACAGAAAAAGACCTTCTTGTTAAATGGACCGAACTGATTAACCGTGAAAATCCAGATATTATTATTGGGTACAATATATTCGGTTTTGATTATGAGTTTATGTTCAGACGTGCCGAAGAAAATCATTGCGAGCGTGATTTTCTCAAACTTTCAAGAAAAATTGGCGAAATCTGCGGAAAAGAAAACAAGGAAGGAACCATAACAATTGAAAATACAAAAATGGCTATTGCGAGTGGAGAATATGACTTGCGATATCCTAAAATTTCTGGACGTCTTCAGATTGATATGTATGCTTATTTTCGTCGTGACTTCAACTTGTCGTCATACAAACTTGATGATGTTGCCGCACAGTATATCAGCGATGATGTAAGAAGAATCGAACATGTAAATCATCAAATCCATGGCGAAGTAACGGAATTATTCAGTCAAAATTTGTCTGGTCTTCATGTTGGTGACTTTATACATATTGAAATTTCAAGTTTTACAACCGATTATTACAAGGACGGCAAGAAATTCAAAGTGCTAGAAATTGTTAAAAATCGTGAAGTAACTGAAATAGTAAAAGGTACAGAATCAGTCGTGAAATACAATGTCATTATTATTGGTGGCAATGAAGCTATTGATAATACAAAATCTGTGAAATGGGGTATGGCAAAAGATGATGTAACTCCTCAAGATATTTTCAGACTATCTGACGGTTCTTCAAGTGACCGTGCAATTGTCGCAAAATACTGTATACAAGATTGTAACCTTGTACATCATTTGATGAACAAAATCGATGTTATTACTGGTTATGTTGAGATGTCAAGAATCTGTAGCATTCCTATTAATTTCTTGGTGTTTAGAGGACAAGGTATAAAGCTTACTAGTTATGTCGCAAAGAAATGCAGAGAAAAAGATACACTTATGCCAGACCTTGACAAAGGTCTAGGAAATGAAGGCTTTGAAGGTGCAATTGTTTTACCTCCAAAGTGTTCAATGTACATGGATAATCCTGTTGCGTGTGTTGATTATTCATCTCTATATCCATCATCCATGATTAGTCAGAATCTCTCACATGACAGTAAAGTTTGGACGAAAGAGTATGATTTGGAAGGAAATTTGATTCGACAAACTGGAGAAAAAGATACAAGTGGAAATTATATTTATGATAATTTGAAGGATTATCATTACATCGATTTAGAGTTCGACTCATTTGAATGGCGAAGAAATCCTGCAAAACCTAGCGCGAGAGCAGAGAAGAAAAAGGTTGGTAAAAAAGTATGCAGATGGGCTCAATTTCCTGATAATAGGAAAGGTATTATGCCTTCTATTTTAGAAGAATTATTGAAAGCAAGGTCGGATACAAGAAAATTAATTAAAACAGAAAAAGACCCTTTCATGCAAAATATTCTGGACAAGCGTCAGCTTGGATATAAAGTTACAGCAAATTCGTTGTATGGACAATGTGGTGCAAAAACATCAACCTTTTATGAGAAAGATGTTGCAGCTTCTACGACTGCTACCGGAAGAATGATGATTATTTATGCTCGTCGAATAATCGAAGAAGTTTATGGTGATAGAATATACGAAACTGCTTTTCAAGGACCTGTAAGAACAAAAGCCGAATACATATATGGTGACAGTGTTGCTGATTATACGCCGGTTTATATCAGACACAATGACACAATTGAAATTTTATCCATTTCTGATTTGGCAAAAAAATATGGAAAGGATTTATGGGTTACTTGCAAAGAAGAAGGGAAACAAGAGAAAGAATATTGTGAGTTACTCAACATTGAAAGTTGGAGCGATAAAGGTTGGACAAGATTGTATAGAGTTATACGACACAAATTGGCTCCACATAAGAAAATGATTCGAATTTCTACCGATGAGGGTTTAGTGGACGTGACAGATGACCACTCATTATTAGATATATTTGCTAACCCTATTACTCCCAATGATGTTTCTCTTGGAACTCCTCTTCTGCATAATTCGTTGAACGACATTTGTATTGATAATCCATATGTATCCGATAATCGTTTGTATATTTATCATTGTCAAGATACTATTACTGCTGCAAAATATATTAATTATCTGAACAGTAAAAATCGTTTTGAATACTATATTGCAGAAGGAGAAGATAATTCTGTTATTGTAACACTTGATTTACTTAAAAAAAGTAGTAAAAATGTAAAAAAAATGCATGAAATACAATATGAAGGATATGTTTATGATTTGACAACTGAAAACCATCATTTTGCAGCAGGTGTTGGTAATATGATTGTTCACAATACAGATAGTGTATTCTTCACTTTCAACTTGGAAAATCCAGAAACAGGAGAAAAGATATCTGGAAAACCGGCATTAGAAATGACTATTGAAATTGCACAAGACGCGGCTAAGTTATGTAGTCAATGGCTGAAACCGCCGATGGATTTGGCATATGAAAAGACGCTAATGCCCTTTATCTTGCTTTCAAAAAAACGCTATGTTGGAATGTTGTACGAAGAAAATCCAAACAAGGGTAAAATGAAATACATGGGACTTTCATTGAAGCGTCGTGATTCATGTGACTATTTGAAAGACACATATGGAGGAATTCTCACTATTCTTATGAAAGAACATAATATACAAAAATCGATTGACTTCTTAAACGAATCGTTAACCAATCTGATTAAAGGAAATGTTACTATGGATAAACTTATGATAACAAAGGCACTTAGAGGCTATTATAAAAATCCAAATACGATTGCTCATAAAGTTCTTGCGGATAGAATTGGACAGCGCGACCCAGGAAACAAACCAAAACCCGGTGATAGAATGCGGTTTGCTCATGTAGTTAATAACAACAAGAAAGCTCTACAAGGCGAAAAGATTGAGACACCAGAATTCATTATTGAAAAAAAATTACCAATCGATTATACATTTTATATTACAAATCAACTGATGAAACCTCTACAACAATTGTTTGGACTTGCGTTGGAACAGATTTGGGATTTTCAAGGAAAGACTGGAGTAATCAAGAAGTTCAAAGAAGAAGTAACTCAACTAGAAAAGGAATATCCGGACTTGGAGATATTTATGAAAAAACGAGAAAAACTTTGCTCTGCCAAAATCAAAGTGATTCTATTTGATAAGTTCTTAACAAAGATATTCAATGATAAGAACGGAATTAAAGAAATTTCTAGTTATTTTGTTAAGAAATAGTAAATGTTTAGAGTTATAACAAATCAAATATAAGCAATAATTTTGAAATAAAAAAAATTTTTTATACATTTTTTTATTTCAAATGCCGAATTTTTCTTTGAATAGAACCAATGATAATGGATACCACTGGAAAAAAAGTCCTTTGTCATATGTGCTACTACATTCAGTATAATATGAAAACCGTATTTCATTTTTATTATTCAACTCAGTATAGAATAAATATGCCTTTTTCTTTTCTTCATTGCTCATTGTTGTATTATATGTTTTTTCAAATAATATGTTAGAAAAATCTTCATCATTGAAATTATATATTCTTATTCCAAAAATATTACCGCTATCATAAATTCCCATTTTATAATAATATATTGTATATTTATTATTATAGTATTACGCGTATTTATAGTTGTCGCTCAATACTTACATCCAGTTCAAATAGATTATTCGAAACGTCATAAACAGTATTAGATAAAGTATTTCCAAGGTCTCTCATAACTTCTTCCAATATCTGCTCTAACAACGCATCATTTGTTAATTCGTTTTCATTTCCATTGTTATTTGTAAGTAAACCGGGCCCTTGTTCTTCTTCTGGTTCTTCTTCTGGTTCTGGTTCTGGTTCTGATTCTTGCTGTTCATAATATTCATTCTCGTTTTCATTGTCACTTTCATAATTATTATTTATACTTTCTAATGTATTATTTGAAACTTCAACTCTCTCGTTATTTGTTGTCTCCCCTCTGTAATTTCGTAAATCATATCTGCAAACAGGACAACTTGTATTTCTTGAAAACCAGTCCATCAATGGTGTTGTTTTAAATGCGTGTTTACAATGTTTTATTTGACAAATGCGTTCTCCAATTGTAAAATCTTCCCACGAAATTGGACATCTAATATCAGAAATTTGAGAACTATATAAAATAACTTCTGTTGAATTTTCAATTTGTTGATTTGTCAATCTATCTATATTATTATTCTGACGAACATTCAACGGTAATGTGAATAAATAAGTATGATGTCTATCGTTTCTTGACAAAGGATTACGAATATGCGTTTGTGGAAATTGTCGTAATGGATTTGATAGAGTTCTCCTATTATTTTGATAATTTCGCTGCGTGCTATGTATAATATTATCATTGTTTATATAATTATCATTAACATTGTTTGGTGTTGAAAAGTTCAAATCTCTTTGTGACATTATTAGTAAATCATGTAAGCTCTCAATATTTCGATTAAACCCATTAACGGTATAGTTATAGTTGTTTATCATTGAAGCAAAGTTTGTATTGTAGTCTCGCATATTATTATTAATTAATTCAATCATGTCACTAACATTATGTTGTTGTCTCCTTCGCTCGTCATAGAAATGATTGTTTCCACTTAAATCGATACCTGAATTTTGTGGTTGAACAGGCGAAGTAGTAGGTATATGTGATTCGTTTCTTCTCGAGTTATTTGGTGGTTGACGAGAACTTTGTGGAGGTAAAGTTTGATTAGCGTTATTTAAATTACTTATATAATTTCTTGAATAATCATTAACAAACGATAAAAATTCATTTTCAAGAGAAGAAAATAGATTATTTATATTATTTGTATTTGGATTTGATGCCATATTGAAATATAATACAAATATAAAGACATACCTCTATATATTGTTATAACAAATATTTAAAATGTTATCAAGTAAACAAATTGATATAGAAAAATATAAAAATAAAGGCTATACTGGATTGGTTAATCTAGGAAACACATGTTTTTTGAACTCATGTATACAAGTACTTAATCATACATATGAACTTGTTGACTTTTTGCAATCTGAAAAAGTAATAAAAAATACAAAACCCGATTTACCTGATTCGTCCATTATTTCTGAGTGGCAGGATTTACGTAATGTAATGTGGACAAACAATGGCACCGTCTCTCCTAATAAATTCGTTTTCAATGTTCATAAGCTAGCAAAAGAAAAAGACCGAGAAATTTTTACTGGTTGGGCGCAAAATGATATGTCAGAGTTTTTGTTATTCATGATTGAATGTATGCATAATAGTATTTCTAGAAGTGCAAATATGAAAATACACGGGAATGTTGAAAATTCATTAGATGAATTAGCTGTTCAATGTTATAATGTTTTGAAATCAATATACACAAAGGAGTATTCAGAAATAATGGATATTTTTTATGGTATCTATGTTTCTGAAATACTTTCAAGTAATGGAAAAACAAGGCATGCAACAAAACCCGAACATTTTTTTATATTGGATTTACCAATTCCAGAAAATTTACAAGAGTGTTCATTATTTGATTGTTTTGATATGTTTACACAGGTTGAACGAATCGAAGGCGAGAACGCTTGGTTCAATGAAAAAACAAACAAAAAAGAGGACATTCAAAAAAGAATTACTTTTTGGAGTTTACCAAAAATACTCGTTATTACATTGAAGCGGTTTTCTCCATGCGGCGAAATCAAACTCAACAATCTTGTTCAATTTCCATTGGAAGACCTAGATTTGTCTAGATATGTAAGTGGATATAAGGCAGACTCATACGTTTATGAGTTATATGGAGTTTGTAATCATATAGGGTCAGTAATGGGTGGCCATTATACATCATTTGTAAAGAATGCTACAAATGAATGGATTCATTACAATGATTCAAATGTAGATATAATGGAAAATACGTCCAATGTTGTTTCGCCAATGGCGTACTGTCTTTTTTATCGTAAAAAAAATAAATTGTTATAATATATTAATATGAGTACAACAAATAGCGCAAATATAAAAATAGATGCTACTGGCATAAGTGGAAATGTCAAAGCTTCCGGAAAAACTATAAGCAATAATGATACGTCGGCGACTGATGCATTTTCTACAATATTTACCAAATCAAATATAATTATGTTAGTTTGGTTTTTAGCAATATATTTGGTAATTTATTTTATTTTAGGTATTTTTACAAGTTCTCAGGGCCAAACAAATCAAAAATTAATGGCTTCGCGTGTTTTTGATTTTTTAGTTTTTGTATTTTTGATTGCGACAATAGGCTATAGCTTCCTTTCTTTGTCGAATAATGATAAAGAAGCAGCTTTGAAAACACAATTAACGTCACTAAAAGATTACATAGATGCGCCGCTCTCAATTTTGTCGGTAGTTCTCTTTATAGTTGTTTTATACACAACAGCTTTTATAACAGGTCTCCCAATGTCGTTTGATGCAAAACCAATATCAATAGGAATAGTTGAAAGCGGAGCTTGGATTATGTTTGCAATTATTTTAATTGTTAACTTTTTCAAATATGTATTAGGGATTTCAATTATTGACTTGTTCTCGGAATGGCTATCCAAAATTTGGAACGGAATTCCAAAAAGTGCGCCGAAAATAGATATATCTGGAAATACTCTGATTAAAGGTAATACAATTTCTTATAAAAACACAATTTCTTCACCAAGTGGAGAGGTTTTCAATATTTCCAACAACTTGTATACATATGACGATGCACGTGCTATATGTAAATCATATGGAGCAAGGTTGGCTACATATGATGATATCGAAAAATCATACAACGAAGGAGGCGAGTGGTGTAATTATGGTTGGTCCGAAGGACAAATGATTTTCTATCCAACACAAAAGGCTACATGGGATGAATTACAAAAAGACTCAAAGAAGAAAAACAATTGTGGAAGACCAGGAGTTAATGGTGGTTTTATTGCAAACCCTTACATAAAATTTGGTATTAACTGTTTTGGAAAGAAACCAAATCCATCCGAAAAAGATTTGGAATTTATGAACGCTCAACATAATACTATTACTCCAAAAACAGATGCTGATTTATTATTAGATAATAAAGTAAAATTTTGGAAAGATAATGCAGATAAATTACTTCACATCAATTCTTTCAATGGCAAAAAGTGGTCAGAGTATTAATCTTCAAATCGATTTGTAGGTGTTTTTTACACCTTTTCTCATTTAAAATGCCCATATAAATGAAATTTTATACTAAAAATCTTCAAATCCAGCATCTAACCATGCTGAAATACGTTTTGGATGGAAGGATACCATCATTAATTCCTCAAAATAAATATCAACCATTTGTTTCTTCATTGTTTTATAATCAATTTCATAAATAGATGGATTGGTTGATAAAAATTGCCAATCAATTTTATCTTGATTTTTTTCTAATAAATGAATAGCATTTGGATTTTTTGATAAAATAGGCCAATTAATTTTGTCTGGATTTGCTTCTAATAAATGAATTGCATTTGGGTTTTTTGATAAATGCATCCATTTAATTTTATCTTGATTTTGTTCTAACAAATGAATAGCGTTAGGATTGAATGATAAAAATCCCCAATGAATTTTATCTAGATTTTGTTCTAATAAATGAATAGCACTTGGATTGTCTGATAAGAAATGCCAATTAATTTTGTCTGGATTTGCTTCTAATAAATGAATTGCATTTGGGTTTTTTGACAAACCGCCGCAAGTAATTTTGTCTGGATTTTGTTCTAATAAATGTATAGCATTTGGATTACATGACAAGAAACTCCAATTAATTTTATCTTGATTTTGTTCTAATAAATGAATAGCATTTGGATTAGTTGATAAATAAGGCCAATAAATTTTATCTGGATTTGCTTCTAATAAATGAATAGCATTTGGATTTTTTGATAACATATTCCAATTAATTCCATCTAGATTTGCTTCTAATAAAGGTATAGCATTTGGATTTGTTGATAATCCATATAATCCATCCCAATTAAGTTTATTTGGGTCTATCCAATCTAATAATTTATATGCAGGTTCTGGTTGTTTCATTTTTGATAATTGTTTGAATATAGATTTCTATTATAATAATAAATCAATTTTTTATTATTATAATAATAAATCAATTTTTTATTATTATAATAATAAATCAATTTTTTATTATTATAATGGGCGTTTTAAATGAGAAAAGGTGTAAAAATATTTTATATAATAAATATAAAATATAAACCATGTAGTATAATATAAACAGTTACATGAGTGAAAATAAAGATAAAATCGAAACTAACGCCAATAATACGATTGAAAAAAGCGATTCAGAAAAATGGAAAGAAACTGAAAAAAAAGCTGAAGAAACGAATAAACAAATATGCAGTAACTTTTTCAAAGCAACAACAATGGAAAGTAAGAACAATATTCTAATGGAGGTCTTGAATAAAGCAGGTGAGGATTTCAAAAAAATTAATGGAAGAAATATGACATATAGTGAAATGAGACAACTTTATGGATAGTTTAATCTATTAAAAAGGTTATGGTTCTAACGTAGTTTTATAATCACTTTGAAAAAAATCAACTATGGACCATAAAAAATTGATTAAACTGATATAATAAAATAGTTATGTAAATATAATTGTACATAACTATCAAAATGAACATCTTTGATGAAATCTTGCATAAAGTAAGAGACAAATATTCTCCAGATTATGACCATATGTTGTTTTGTTTTTCGGCATACACAAGAAAAACCCAAACAAAATTGCAAGAACTACATAGTTTAATTGAAAACCCATCGTCTTTCGGAAACAATCGAACAAATGATACATTAGATTGTTTTCAAAAATCTCAACGCATTTACCATGGGTTCTCAAAGTTGGCACGTATTTTCAGATATAAACGTTCTACTGTAAAAGTGGAACGCGATTTATATTTGAATCCAATAAACAAAGAACATAAAAACTCACTATTAATTTTTCAAGATGGATGTAAATATTGGTTTACACTGTCTGACCTTGTAAATATAATAGTAAATTCAATAACAAATACTTGTAATTTCTTTTCAAACCCACTAGAATGTAAAAATCCATACAACAATTTGGTATTTTCAAAATCTATTTTATATAACATATATTTTCATGTAAAACAATCCAACTTGAAAATGCCAACCTTACTAAACCAATATTTTGCATGTGATTTTGAATTAAAATTATTTGAGACAGAAAATGAATTCTTGATAAGAGAACATTCTATATTACGTTATATAAACAAATCACCCAACGACGTATTACTAAAAGAAATTGATGAAATGTTGAAACTATATACGCGTAAAAGAATTAAATATCATGAAGATTTCCCAAAAGATGAACTAATTGAAATAATGCGTCCCTATTTGTATCTACAGTGTATATACAAGTATAGCATAGAAGGATTAGAAATTAGAGAATCGTCATACAAATTATTATACAACAAGCTTATGGAATTTCAAAAAAAATCACCAAATTTTGGTAGAAAAATTTTTAAAAAACAACCACTTGATATGTCAGTTCCATTTGCAGATTTCAAAAAAAAACCCAAATTTGTAGAGACATTTAATAGAGAACATCCAAAGTTTACAATGTCAGATATAAAAAAAATGAATTACAGAGTTCCGATAAGATATACATTGGTTAATACAGCTGTTAACAATGAAAGAGAACCGTCTGATGTAGATAGTGATGAGTCAAATAGCGAAATTGATTCTGATAGTGAAAATGATTCAGGAGTAAATATAGACGATGTAGAAGAGGGTGAGATTGTGGACGAAGACGATATTGATGATGAAGATGAAGATGAAGATGAAGATGAAGATGAAGATTACGACGATGAAGAACAGGATGAAGCATTACAGTTCTTTGATATTGAAGTACAAATAACACAATTTATAAATGATGAAAGCAGAATGGACGTACATATTGAAAGTAATAACGAAGAACAAATACAAGTCACTTTACCATTGGCTCTCCCTAAAACCGTATCACAAGAGCGAGATAGAATTTTTCAAGAAATGTTGTGCCATACATTAAATCATTTATTTGAATACGACAAATTCAAATTAGAAGAAATCAAAATGAAAATTGAAAGAGATTTAATAGATAGTACATAAAAATAACGTATTAATATATAATAATAACGACAATGCAACTATTACAAGTAAGCTCTGATATTCATTTTGATTATAATGATATGACACAAAAAGACTTTACAAAAATAATAAAAAAAAATGCCGAACTTCTTGTTCTAGCGGGAGATATTGGTAATCCTTTTTCTTCTATTTATGAAGATTTCATTTTTTATTGTTCTGAGCTGTTTGTACACGTATTTATTGTTTCGGGAAATCATGAATACTATAATAATTGTATGGACGAAATCGACGAAAGGATAAAAAATATATGTAGTAAATTCGAGAATGTTCATTTTTTAAATAACAAGACATTTGATTATGAAGGAATAACAATTGTTGGAACAACACTTTGGAGTGAAATTCCTGAAAAAATAAAACCGAAAGACCTTTATTCTATGAATGACTACAAAAAGATAAAGGTTAATAAAAATGAAATATTTTCTATTGATGTTCACAGGAAATTATACAAAGAAAATTTACAATTTATAGAAGAAACTTTAGAAAATAAAAAGAATTGTATTGTCGTAACTCATCATGCACCTACTTTTAAGTCTATTCAGAATGAATATACAGGAGATATTACAAATTGTTGTTTTGCGTCTAACCTTGACTACTTATTTCTTCATCCAAATTTATTAGGATGGGTTTATGGTCATACCCATCATAATTACAGTGAAACCCATGAAAAATATTTTTTATTTTGTAATTGTTTTAGAACATCAAACTATAACAACCAAGGATGTGTTTTATAAATTTTACCGTCCAGTCCATACTTTTACAATAGGAGAGTGTAAAATGTGTCCATTTTCTTTGTCATAAATATAATGTTCATAAAAATAATCATAATCTAATTGTCTAGACGTAGATACATTTCTTGTATAATTATGAATATTTCCAAATATAGTACTATCCTTCGTAAATGTAACATTTTTGAAACTACATAGAAGTCCAAAGATTCGCTCTAACGCCATACGCTTTGTTCTAGTGTCTACACATTTCAAAAGTTCTATAAAAGAGTATGACTTTTCTAGGTATACTAGAAACGAATAATCTATCACACTTTGGACACCATAACATCCATTCCATTTATTTTTTTCGTTGTAAAAAGACAATAATTTATTAAAAATAGTATCTTCACGATTTATTGTCATTTCCTTTAAAAGTTCAATTTCTTCATTAGGAGTATCCCATGTATGTTCAAAATTCCATAAAAATTTTACATTATTGTATTGTTCAAAGTCAATTTTTTTTTGTATAAACACAGAATCATGAATTATGATTGCTTTGTCAAAAAAATGTGATTTATAAAAATGATAGTAAGCTAGAAGTTCTCCACGTTTTGGAAAATCATTTTCAATAATAATTTTACAGTTTAATAAGTCAGTACGGTGTGTTAAAAAAGTAGGGTCACTTCCGTCATCAATTATAATAATTGGATAGTCATAAAACTTACGAATACATTCATAACATTCCAACCAATAATTATTTGTTTTTTCAGAATTTACATATCTTGTAATAATAAACCCAATAGATTTGGTCATAAATATTTTATAAAATATACAAAATGTATTTTTTATATATTTTACATTGTCAATAGACTTCAATTGAAAACAATAAAAATATTACATGTAATTTTTCAATTTTCTTGTCTTAGTATTTTCATTACGGTTACCATTTTTATATATTTGAATCAAATCTTTAATTAAATTAGATTCTTCATTTTCTTTTATAACAGAAGGGACTACATGAGGTACTTTTCTTGGTAAAGAACCGCCGTGAATATAACTTACCATATCTGATTTTTTCAAAACAAGACCCACTGGAATACCAAAGTTTTCTAATTGCTTTATTTTTTTATCATCGGTTAAAAGTTCATTAATAGGTAAACCGCCGACTAACCGACGTTGAGTAAAATTACTTTCTTTGTCTTGCCAATCATTTTCTTTTTGAATAAATTTATACTTTTCGAGAACAGATTTTTGAATAAGCATTTTATATAATATGTACATAATTTTATTTATTATATACACGACGAATGTCTAGTTCTTCACTAACTTCTCTATTGTCTTTCAAATATTTTATAATATAATCAATATGAGATTTATCTGGTATAATATTGGCTAAAGATTTTTCGAGATAACTAAATGTCAATGTAGTATATTCTTTCTTATTACATATACTTAATGTTCCGTCAGAAATTTGGATTTTTGAATTTGTAATTTCCTTGTTTTTCATATAGCTTACTATTTCATTTGATAGTTTTTTTTTAAAGTCGCGAATGTTTTTTGTTTTTTCATGTATTATTTTAAGTTGACTATCGGCAATTACCCAATTTTTGATGTTTTCTGTAAATTGTTCTTTTGTCTGGTTAGTTGAATCGCTATGAATTGTCAAATCGGTATTATTATTATTCATAAATAAATAATAACAAGAATATTATTTTTTAACGGCGACGATATGTTGAACGGCGGTTTTTTCTTGATTTTTGAGACTTTCTGTATTTTTTATTTGTTCTTTTGCGTTTGTATAATTGATTTCCAGTAATTAAAATTGCAGGAACGGCAATATCGGCAATAATATTTCCACCCTGGGACTGTTCTTGTTGTTGTTCTTGTTGCTTTTGTTGTTGTTGTTGCTCTTGTTGTTGTTGTTGCTTTTGTTTACGTCCACGACCACCAACTAATTTTGCAGCAATTACGTTTGAACCTGGGATAGCACGGTGGTCATTCGTGTTTCCGTATACAGCAATTGCGTAATCAGCGGCTCCAGCACCCCCTTGCATTTTTGAATTTTTACTTCCTTTCTTTGGCATTATACATTAAATGAATATTTTATTTTCGCTAGCTGGTACAAAATTACTGTTTCTTATAAGACGCAATAGTAAAAACAAATTTGCTAAAATAATAAAAATAAGAAAAACATTATATATACAAATAAACCAAACGTAAATGTACATTTCATTATAGATAATATTGACTACGGGTTTTATAATTTCTTTGAAATCACGCTTAATGTCTTCATTTTTAAAAAATTCAATACATGTATCTTTTATATTTTTCATTTTTTATAATTATTTAATTTATTACAAGAAACAAAACAAATATAAAATACGCCGATTATAACAAATTCGTCTATATTGGATTACAAAAATATAAATTAAAATTAATAACATGGATGGAATATATGAAACAAACGATTCTTTTGATTTTAATAAATTAATTTTGATTTCTCCTACAAATGTCCAAGGTGGGAATTATTTTATCAAGTTTAGAGTAAATGATTCGCCATTGTATATTCAACCTCCGAAATGCAAAACGAAACAAGGGATTACAAAAGGAGGAAAAAGACTGTATTGCGATTTCATGTTTACACATGAAAACGAAGGCTTCATTCAATGGATGGAAAATTTAGAAAACTATTGTAGAAAAATTATTTTTGAAAATAGAACAAAATGGTTTGAAACCGAACTCGATGAACATGACATTGAAAATTCCTTCACTTCTCCATTAAAATTATTCAAATCAGGAAAATATTATATTGCTAGGACAAATGTTCCTACACTCTTGGGAAAATGTTCTCTTAAAATTTATAACGAAGAGGAAGAAGAGGTTGACATTGATTCTATCAAAGAAAATACAAATGTAGTTTCCATTTTAGAAGTACAAGGAATCAAATGTTCTCTTAGAAATTTTCAAATAGAATTAGAACTAAAGCAAATGATGGTTATGAAACCTACAAATTTATTTGAAACGTGTATTCTGAAAAAAAAGGGACAACCCGTAAACAATAATCCTTCTATTGAAGATACCGTTACTGATGATGATGGGGTAGATAATACGGTTGCATATGAACAAACTACTGAAAGTAATAGTGTTGATTTAAACAATATATCAGAAACAGAAGATAGTTTAGATAAATCTAGCATTACAGAACCTACAATTTCTAATTTACAAACTGGAGAAACTTCAAGTTCTGAGTATAACAATGAAATAGTTGTTGATAATTTACATGAAGAGCCTGTACAAACAAAAAGAATAACCGATGGATTTGAAGAAGTTATTTTTGATTTAGATAGTTTACCAAAAAGTGAAAGCATTCAAATCAAAAAAAGAAATGACATTTATTACGAAATGTACAGAGAGGCGAAACGAAAGGCAAAAATAGCAAGAGATTTAGCAATTTCATCATATTTGGAAGCGAAACGTATAAAAAACTCTTACTTATTGGATGACACTGATAGTGAAAGTGATTTAGACGAAGAAACCTTCGAAAACATTGGAGAGAATGAAAAAGTTCAGAATGACAATTCATTTTAGGAGAATAACAAATTAATGTGTGTATTTTATGTTGTAATATCAATTATAATACAATAAAATATATACTTCGCAACAGTTAAATAATGTTTATTAAGGCGTGTCGTCTTTTTTAAAAAAAATAAAAACATTTGCAATAAATAATTTTGTCACCCGTTTATATATAAAAGAATGTTCAAAGATATTCTAAGTGGTTTCAGCAAATTTTTTACTCGTGATAAAGTAATCATTTTCATAGCACTAATTATTTTAGCATACGGTCTATTTGCATATTCAGATTTAAAAACTTCTGTTGTCGATGCAATGGGCGACGGTTCTGACCCTTCTCAAAAACAACCATCAGTTAAAGAAACTTCTGCCCAACATATAGTTGCCCCTCCTTCTGGTGCAGTATCTGGCGGATATGCCCTTCAACCTGTTGCCAATCCTAGTGATTTATTACCTAAGGACCAAAATAGCCAATGGGCGGCTTTGAATCCTGTCGCCATGAATCAAGGAAGCATTGCCATGCCAGACCTTTTACAGGCTGGTTACCATATTGGTCTTGATACAATTGGTCAAACATTAAGAAACGCCAATCTTCAGTTACGTTCTGACCCTGTAATACAAAAACAAGATACTGGTCCTTGGTTACAAAGTACTATTGAACCCGACCTTGGACGCGTCCCTCTTGAAATCGGACAAGGATATCGTTAAATAGTTTTATAAAATATTGAACAATAATTACATCATAATATAATATAAGAAGAACTGTATAATATTATGTCGCATGAAATATACTCCTTTCCAAATGGATTTAGAATTATATATGAAAAATCTAAAAATGTATTACCTATAACATCGATACAATGTATTTGTGATTTAGGTTCTGTTTACGAAAAAGAAGAAATGAGAGGTGCTTCACATTTTATTGAGCATATGTGTTTCAAAGGTACAAAAAAAATAAAACACTCCAGGGATATTTTCAAGCAGTACGATAGTATTGGAGCCACGTTGAATGCCTCTACTTTCAAACGCTATACAAACTATAATGTAAAATGCAGCGACGAATCTTTCAATAACTCAATAAATGTTCTATCGGATATGGTTTTGAATTCAGTTTTTGATAGGAAAGAATATAACAAAGAACTAAGAGTTGTTATTGAAGAAAATATTAATAATTCAGATAGTAATGCAAATGAAGTTTCCGATATGTCAGAAAAACTTGTATATTCTGGAACGCCATATGAGAACCCGGTTGACACTATAGAATATCACCAAAATAATTCATTAAAATATGAAGAAGTTGTAAAAACATATGAACTCTATTATCATCCTAATAATATGTTGTTAAGTATAGTTAGTAATATTCCATTTACAACCGTATTAAGAGTAGTCAAACAATCTTATTTTTTTAAAAACAAATTAAAGAATTTGGAATTGTTAACGAGTAGCAAATTAGTTCTTTACAAACCACCTTCTTATCAAAGTGAAATAAATTATAATATAAAAAGTGTTACAAATTCAAATGCTACTTATTTGACTATTTCATTCCGAACATGTTCTCAATACTCACAAGACAAATATCCTCTCAATTTATTAAAAAGAATTATTGGAGGTTTTTTCAGTTCGAGACTATTTATGTTACTAAGAGAAGATAATGGACTTACTTATAAATCAACTGTAAGTGTTGGAAATTATGAACAACTTGGAGATTTTACAATTGAAATTTTAACCGACCCAAAGAAGTTATTGAAAAACGGTTCAAAAAAAGGGGTTCTTCCAATTGTAATAGAAATGTTGAATAATCTGGTAGAAAAAGGAATAACACTCTCAGAGTTGACGTTGGCAAAAAACTATAATAAAGGTAAATACAGAATAAATATGGAAGACATTGACTATAAAGCGGTTCATAATGCAGAGTATTTATTATTATATTATGGAAGAGAAGATTATGTATCTTATGAAGGCTTATTTGATGCTTATTATGAACCAATTACTCGAGAACAAGTTAATATGACAATCAGAAAGTATTTGAAAAAATCAAATATGAATGTATGTATTTTGGGAAAAAGTATTCCGAGTTTCAAAATAGTAAAAGATGAGTGTGAGAAATTATGTGACTATACTATAAATGGATAAGTTAGATATTTTAGGATATTTTGTTATTATATGTTTATTATTCATTTGTAGTTATATTTACTTGGATAATGATTCGTTTCAATTGAAATGTATTGTTTCAACTGTGGACGGAAATAAATACTGTGTTAGAGAACGTTCAAAATTAAAAGAAGCTGCTAATATGTTAGCAAGAATTACTGAAAAATCTAAATTACTAGTCGAATATGTTCATGAAAAATACCCAGATAAAGAAAATGCGAAGCGTTTATTTAAAGGTTTCAATCCTAAAAAGGTAATGGAAACTCTACCAACTAGTACATATACTGCATATAGCGAGAACAAAGGAGAAAAGGTTGCTTTTTGTTTAAATAAAAATAACAAAAACGACAGTGACAATAACAATATGATTGACGAACATACGTTAACTTTTGTTGCAATTCATGAGTTGTCACATATAGCAACTGAATCGATTGGTCACAAAAGTGAATTTTGGGAAAACTTCAAATTTTTATTAGAAGAAGCAAAAGAAGCAGGTATACATGACCCAGCCGATTATAAAAAAAAACCGCAAAGTTATTGTGGTATGAAAATACACGACAATCCATATTATGATGCATAAAGGGTTGCTTATTTACAGTTTTTTATTTTTATAAAAAAATAAAAAATATTTATACACCAATAATCATTTTTCCTAGTGGACTGGATTTTCTTACTACAAAATCAAAAGATTTATTGACGGTTTCGTTTGATATACTTGATGCAATATGTTCATTTAAAATCAAATCGTTTATACTTGTAACTGTATTTGTACCCATTGAAAGTGATTTGATTCTGTTTTGAAAAAGGGAAGTTACAATCTGCGCACTACTAATAGAAAGAGGGTTGGTATTTATTACTCTTGTAAATTTATAAAGAGGCGATGCCGATGAGCAAGATAGCAGCGGTTTTTGAGTAAACTTTTGCGCGCTTATATAAATGCATAAATCAGAATATAATTTCATAATATCTACATTCATTCTATTTAGTCTTAAACAATGAATAAATGAATTGGTAAATGCTCCAACAGATTGTTGTGATTCTAAACTATATGAGTCAGCAGATGTTTGTGAGTCTTTGCAACCACTAAAGCATATAATATTAGGATTTGTAATAATTTTGTTTGTGTTTAACGTCTTTGTAAATACATTATTATTGAATTCAAAACTCCACTGTAAATCACAAATACTTCCACTATGACAACTGTCAAATAGTAAAACCGTTTTACATTTTGAATTTTTAATAATGTTGAATATTTCATCATCGGTAATAAAACCGCTAGTTCTATAGTCAATTGGAACAATAATTTCATCTCGGCCATCCACTTCATCTCCATTGAAGTCTCTTACTTGAGAACCATGTCCGCTATAATGAAACCAAATTTCCGAAAGATTACTTGATTGGTTTACCAAATTATTTAAGTTTTTGAGGATATTAGTTCTAGATGGAACAAATGATTTATTATTATTATCGTCACGTAAAACAGTAATATTTGCTAATTCATAATCAAACGCATCTACTAATAAATGGCTCATATTTACAACATCATTAACACAACCTTTCAAAGTTGCTCCTGGTATACTTGTATAATTTATACCGACCAAAAGTGCTTTTTTTTGTAATGACATCAAAGATATATATAGTTTATAGTTATACAATAATATAAACTAATTTATATAATGGAAACTACTAAAATAACAGTACCAATTAAAGATATTTATAAGGTGTTTTTATTGGATGCAAATGGTAACACAGAGCGTATATACGTATTTTCAAGAAAAAACGACGTAGATATATTTAGCGAATCTGAAATGAACGACTATAAAACAAAAGGAATTGAAATAGTTTACTCGGAAAGTCAAATACATAAAGATGACTCTATTCGGATTATCAAAAAGAAGGTTATAAATGAAATAGGAATAAACGAAATATGTTATGATGAGATTTATTTATTTTTGAATGTTCTCGAAACTGTTAATGTATTGTCCTTGTATCAGTTAATTACCAAAAATGATAAACAATTGACGCCCGATACATTAAAACAATTATTATTGAACATGAACATGTCGTCAGAAATTATAGAAGAAAATCTATTATTACTTGGTTTGAAAGAAAGTTATTCATACGAAGATTTATTGAAAGTAATCAAATCTGAAGAAACCTATTCATTATCAATTCCTTTTGGACAAAGGTTTTCTGAAGAGAGAGATTATATTTTTTCAGCAAATCCATTCAAATTATTTTCTAGTTCAATTGGGAATATTGATTATACAACGAATTCATTATTGTCATTCGAGAACCAACTACTACTAAACTATGGAAATATTGAAAATAATAATATTTATTTATGTAGAGTTGCGGATATTTTCGAATTTTCTGATAGTCTTTCTATTGATTCTGACTATATTTCACAAACATATTTCCCCCTTTTATATAAAAAATCAATTACTTCTAATGATGAATTCATTTCAGAAAAACAGTCTCTTATAAAACAAAACGAAGAACTATTAAACAAAAAGACACAAACTTTTTATGAAACAGTGAATATTTTTTATGATGTATATAATGGTCGTGGAAGCAATGAACTTTCTTATTTGAACCGTGGAATTAAAGAATTTGAAATAAAAATAAAGTCAGACCTTAATAATAGTTTACCACTTGAAGTTATTTTCAAAAATATACATTCAACTATAAAAATACCCTTTATAAAATTTAATCCTGGAAATAGACGTGAGAACATTTATCGTCTTTTTACACAAAAAAGAACCGCCGATGGAAAAAATATCCCTTATTTGTCTGAGTCAATGGTTATAAAACTATCAAAAGAAATTGGAAAGAAAAAACAAATTTCATTGTTTATTCAGTACGTTGAGAAAGAAGATGCAACACCAATACATATTTTCTTAGACTTAGATACACTTGGTGATGTAACTGTTTATGCAGATTTGAAAAAAACAATAAGTGAGAATCAACTAGTAGAACTATTGAAAAATGCAGTAAATCCAGTTATAGATAATATAAATGAATTCTTAGAATCAACAGGGTATACAATAAGGACAATAACGACTATTAAAGAACATTACATAGAAGTAATAAATATAAAATACACCGCCGAGTATATTCTCGACAAAGAACTTAATTTGGGAAAATATATTGGATGCATAACAAGCATATTTGATATCGAACGCGACGATGAATCGAATGGAACATCAATGAGATTCAAACGTGTTGAAAATTTTCAGGAAATGAATGCACAAACACTTCTTATAAGAGAAACAATATCTAAAACAGGTGATATAACATCAGCAGTTAGCACTCTTATGAAAAATTATAAGATGACAGAAGATGCGGCAAATATGCGCATTGTTGCTTACTTAAGTGAACATAAAGATATTCGTGGTAAAATGATAGATAATCCCGGATTTCCAACACTTTTTAAAATATCTAAGTTAGAAAAAAAATTATATATTGAAGTTAATAATATTATTTCTATTGAGTATCTTAGCATTTTGCATGTATACATAGATAGTATATTAAGAATAACACAAGTTCCAGATACTACAATTGTTCCAAAGAGTCATATTTTATCATTATGCGCAAGAGCAGGAAAGTTAGATAAAAATGTTGACCGTTCACATGTTGAAAATGTAATTTCAACTACGATTGAAGTTTCAAAACCTAAACAACTTCAACCAATACAACTTAAATCAACTGCAATAAGTGGTTTACTAGATGATGATGATGATGATGATGATGATGACGATGACATGGGAATATTTTATGAGGACGAAGATGAAGGTGAAGATGAAGGTGATTCTAATAACAATTATCCGGTATTGAACAAGGATAAAATACAAGAGGAAGAAGAAGTGGAAGAGGAAGTAGTGGAAGAAAAAGTGGAGGATAAAGATAAAGATAAAGAGGAAGAGGAAGATGATGAGGAAAAGGAAGATGATGAGGAAAAGGAAGATGATGAGGAAGAGGATGATGATGAAGAGGAAGATGATGAAGAAAGAGAGGAAGAAAAAGAGGAAGAGGAAGAAATAAATGCAACCGTCGAATCTTTGAAATCAAAATCTTCTACATCTTCCTCTTCAGAAAGCGAATCTGGTATATTTTATGATGACGAAGAAGAATTTGAAGAAAGTAAAGAGAGAGTAAAAACACCACCCAAAAAAACTTCAGAAATCAAGGGAGGTGGACCAGATGAAGAGTTTATCGTAAACCCCACTGGAGAGAGATTGAAAGACCCAAGTATGTTTTATACTAGAATGAAACAACGAGACCCAGTTTTATTTGAAACTGAAGAAGGTAGTAACTTTGTTGGGTACTCACGGGTATGTCAATCAAGTCAAGGAATACAACCGGTTATTTTGAATGAGAAAGAGTTCAAAAAGTTAAATCCTGAATCATACAAGAATGACTATATCAAATATGGTTCTGACCCTTCTAATCCGAACTACTTTATTTGTCCCAGATACTGGTGTTTGATGAATAATTCAAGTATGACAATAGACGATGTAAAAGAAGGTAATTGTGCAAAAGTAGTTGACCCTTCTAATCCTTCCGCGTTTTTACCCGATAAAATAATACCGAAAAACTCAAAAACAGTTCCAAGTGATGCATTTGTGTATGAATTCAATAATCCAAAAGAACATATGAAAAATGGTGAATATATATATCATCATCCTGGTTTCAAAGTCGGATATCATCCAAAAGGATTTGGTCTTCCATGTTGTTTCAAAAAACCAAAGCAGCATTGGGAGTTTAATCAAGAAAAGGAAAAACCAAAACGCGGGAGACCAATAAAAATAAAAGTAAAAGATAGTGGACAAGATAAAGGTACAGCATATGTTATTAGCAATGAAACATTTCCAATTCGTCAAAGAAATAGATTTGGATTTTTACCGACATCTGTACAATTTTTCTTGCAAACCGACAATAATGCATGTGTTACTGAAAACAATACTGCTATTATAAAGTCAGATACAAATTGTATACTTCGATTTGGTGTAGAACAAGTCAAAAATCAATCTATTCTTGGCTCTATTGCTGAACTATACTCACATTCACAAGGACTACAAACAACGCCTTCAGTAAAAGAATTAAAAGACATAATGATTGGTACGAGTTCACCTCCAGCTATTTCATTAGACAATTTCATTTATTATAATAATAGTTATCTTGTTTCCGTATTCAAACCAAAACAAATAAACGTTGAAAATATTGATATTAGTAAATACGAAAATACTCAGTTTTATAAATCGATAGATACAAATGACGAATCTCAGATTGAATTTCTAGAAGATACCATTGCTTCTTACGAAAATTTTATGAATTATTTATTAAGTGATAATGAGATAATAGACCATACATATTTATGGGATATTGTCACTGACGATAATCCTTTGTTTATAAAAGGTGGAATCAACTTAGTATTAATTGATGTACCTAACAATGATGTAACTGAAAATATAAAAATTATTTGTCCTACCAATTCACAATCGAAATTATTTGACTCCAAAAAAGAAACAATGATTTTGTTAAAGCGGGATGAGTTTTATGAGCCAATTTATATGTATAGAGAAACAGATGGCGAGATAAAGAAACAACGAACATTTTTTGAACAAACTGCCGTTTCGAATATAAAACGTATTCTTAAAATAATTCAAAAAACAACGTTAGATAAGTGTGTTTCTCAGCCTAGTTTACCCCGGGTTTATAAATTCAAAATGTCAAATCCATTGAATGACGTTTATTTTGAAATAAAAAAAATGGATTATTTGATAGAATCGCAAGTCATGAACTATCAAGGGAAAATAATAGGATTGGTAATAAGACAAACACGTGTCTCAAATTATATATTTATACCTTGTTTGCCATCTGCAAAAAAACCTGAAATGGCTGATATTCCAGTAAAAATAATGGATGAAGTAGACGGAATTTGGAATGACTACAAAACAACAGTAGAAGAATTAAAACGTGTATATTCAAAAACGAATAAAAAAATAAATTGTAATCCATTATTAAAAGTGTTGGATGATGGTTTGATTGTTGGAGTTATAACATTAAGTAACCAGTTTGTTCAAATAAATCCTCCTTCAGAAAATGTAATATATGACGATTTGCCAGTTATAAAAGGTTCAAATTATATTATAGCAGACAAAACAATTACCATATCAAAAAAGGGTGATAAAGAACGTGAAGAAATAATTAAAAATATTTCACTTGAAAGTCAATTCTATTCTTTATTCCGAACTACAATTCGAAATCTTTTGAATAAATACGAGAACCGAACTCTTCGACAACTTATGATAGACGTATTTGATAACGAAAATATTTTATATAGACAAAAACTAAAAACTGTTATTGAAATTGTCAAAAAGATAGCGAAGGATAAAATTACATTTGATTATATTGATGTAGAAGCTTTAATGAAATATGAAGAACTTTCATGTTTAGGTTCTTCTTGTGGAGAACAAGAGTATTGTATCAAAAAAGATGACGGAATGTGTCAATTAGTAATACCGAAAAATCATCTTATAAGTGGGTTTGATAATGAAATTGTTTACTTTGGAAGAATAGCAGATGAACTTATTCGATATAAGCGTGTTCGAATATTTATGATTCAACCTAAAACATATTTGAATATTACAAACTCTGAATACAAAATAAAAGACGATGAGTTTATTTTAATTCAAACCTCTCTCAATAATGATTATTTAAAAAATCTTATCCCATTTAATCCAAATAGCTATATTTCAAATGTCAATTATTATACCGCATTTCCACAAATAAGCCAGCCATATTCAAATGAAGCAGTTTCAATAAAAGAACAATATATAGAAAATTATCAATCAACAGGAGAGTTGAATGATGTATTAGTTGAATGTATAAAAGAAGTAGTTGAAGTCATTGGAAATACACAAGAAAGTATGTGGAAGCGTATTTTTCCAAAAAAATCAAAAGAAATTATATTCAAAAATACATCAAATAACTGTAGTTTTTATCCTCTTATATATGCATTTCAAGACAAATACAAAACCGCTATTTCAGTTCAATCGGTCAAATTAGCAATATGGAATGGTTACAAAGAATTCTTTCCAAGATACAAAGAAAAGATTTTGAAAATTCTTTTAAAACAAGGAAAAAAAAGTATAACAAAAGCAATAACACAAGGATTATCAATTGAAGCCGCAATAATGAGCGAAGAATATTATTTGACCGACCTTGATATATGGGCTTTTGCAAAAAATTCAAAACTACAAATTTGTTTGTTCTCACGTAATAAATTAAAGGGTATAAATGAAAATCTTGAGTGGCTCATTTTAGGTCAGAATTTTAGAGAAAATCATTACTTTATAAGGTCGCCGCCATTGGGAGGTCCCAATAAAGTTCCGGCTTATAATTTAATAATGCCATCTTATGGATTAGGAGAACTTGGTGAGTTTGAAAACATAGTTCAAAATGCAGTTTCCGGAAGAGTAAAAGAACTTGGATATAACATACAAACTTTGAATGTATATCTAGAAAATATTGTTTTATAAGGATTGTAAAAAAAATATAAAAACAAAATATTGTAAGAATATATATGGAGATGAATAACTTTATCAAACCGAGTGAGACTACATACACAATTTATGGTAAAACTGGATGTTCATATTGTGGCTCCATCAAAAAAATACTCGAATCTGAATCTCCTGAGATTGTAAACTGTGACGACTACCTACTTAATAGTAGAGAGGAGTTTTTGAAATTTATAAAAGAATTGGCAGGAGTTGAACATAAAACCTTTCCTATTATTTTTCATAAAAGCAAATTTGTAGGTGGATTTACAGAAACAAAGTTGTATTATGACAAGGAAAAAGCTTTTTCTGATTTTTAAAATAATAATTATTATTTTTTATAATAATTATTAACAACACGGATTGGTATTGAATTGCGTATTTTGGGAATCGAACCCAAGCCTGGTCCTTGGAAGGGACCAATTCTACCACTAAAATAAACACGCTTATAATGGTGGACAATGCTCAACCGCCGGAATTAAACCAGCCACCTTCTGATTCCTGCAACAATAAATTGATTCAGTCAGACACTCTCACCCATAGAGCTAAAGTTGTTTGTTCCCACCAGTATACAAATAGTTTTACTCTTTATATACTTTTTTTATAAAAATATGTATTCATAAAAAAAATATTTTTATTAGTTTTATTTTATAATAATCTCTTTCTGCTTACAAACAAATTTATACACTTGAAACTAAAATCCCATATTATAATCGTCATCACAGACACCGGTATCATGTCGTTTTATATGTTCAATATTGTTTTTAATTTCGATTGCCGACTTTGCACATGAATCGTCAACTTCTCCCTGAGATAACTTGAACATTTTCTCGATTTCACTGTTTTTATCACTTGTATCAACATTGGCCACGTTAAGCTCCTCCATTTCTTTCATATCAAGGACAACATTAAATGCATTTGTACCATAGTAACCATATTGCCCCATCATAACTGCGGCTGATACACCTCTCATATGGTCAAATTCTGCATGTCTTGCAGCATTTAGAAGAACTTCCGTATGAACTTCAAAGGTTGATTTACTGATAGGACCAATGTCATCATTCAAAATTCCAGAGCGGAAGATAGAAACCATATTTTTTGTACTTGTCATTCTATCACATAGCAAACTTAGATGATGATAGTTAATATATACATCTGAGAATTCCATGACATCAACAAATTCATTGTAAATAGTTTGTCGAGCCGCTTCAATACCAAGAACGTTAAATATCTCTTTAATATCATTACTATAAGTTCGCATTGAGTCAATAAAGTCAAGAGCAAGCGTATCGAGTAGATTTGTTCCTGTTGTGTCTAGAATCCAAACATCCTTTTTGATATACTTTCCGTCCTCTTTTATTACGCGTCCGTCCTTTGACTTTTCTGCTTTTCCATCCCTTACAACCATATTTTGGAGTTTTCTTGGAAGAACATTTTCAATTCCGCGAATTCCTCTAAGAACAATGTTATTAAGGAGTGTATCTTGGAAATTCTTCAAAAGATAAATTTCGTCAGATTGGTCAAGAGACTCTGGAACACCTTTCTTCTTGTTTTTCGAGAAAATATTACTATTTGTCCTAATTCTGAAAACCAGTTTGTCCATGTTATAGTCTGAATAAACACAGTTAATTTCATTTCCAAAGTGACTATTCTTGATTGCAAAATGAATATCGTCCATTGTTATATTTTTGTCTAGTAGAAGCTCAGGGTCAATTTCCATGCGTACAATCCATTTTGATTTTTGAACGCTTGTTACATCTGTAGTAGGGTCCACATCTGTATTCATACATTCTTCAATAAGCGACTCGAATTCATAGAACTGTTCCAAAAGTAGTCGGTCGTCATCCATAAATGTAGAACGCTCTATTGGGTCAAAACAAATTTGAACGCTTTTTACCAAATCAACTAATTTAGTGTGTTCCATCATATTCGCAAACTTTTGTGCCTTGTCTCGGTCACATTCATCAAATGGTTTTAAATGAACAGTGAGGGATGGATGTTTAGGATTCTTTGTCAATCGTAGAATTTCTTCAATTCTAGGTACACCACGTGTAACATTTGATTTAGAAGCAACACCTGAAAGATGGAAAGTATTAAGAGTTAATTGAGTCGTTGGTTCACCAATACTTTGACCAGCAATAACCCCAACCATTTCTCCAGGATGAACAATCGCTTGTTTATATTTCAAAACAATTGTTTCAAGAAGAAGAACAAGAGCCTTTCTATGAAAACGTTTTTGCGTAAGTAAGTCACGAGGAGATAAATAGAAGAAATACATGACTTCAAAAAGCGGAGTAGGAACAGCGAATGTAATTTGCTTCATTTTTTCATAATATTCCTCAATAAGTTTGAATGCTTCCAAAGGTGTTATGTCAACACTTGAGTTGGAGTTCAGATTCAACTGTCCTTGAATATTCAAAATCATATGTTGGAAAGCTACAGGAATTCGAATAGAGTTTTCATTTTTTTGTTTGAAAACACCCTCAACTAACTTGTCCCTAGCATCAATCATCATATCAATATATTTTTTAGACATTTCTCTAGTTTCAATCTTCTGTTTTTTCATTCTGCTAATTGTTCCTTTACTATAAATCGTAAGTAAACCATTATAATGGTCATCGAGTCCTACAATATCATAATGCATATAGATATCTTCTACACTCATTTCAGGCAAAGGAATAAATTGGTTTTCTACACGAGTTGTATCAAAACCATCATCGCCATATTTGAATTGGATAATTTTTCCTTTGCTGTTTCTAACTGTCATATCATATTCAACTTTTAAATCTTCAAGACCTTTAATAAGTCTTCTTTGAATATAACCAGTTTGTGAAGTTTTTACAGCAGTGTCAATAAGACCAATACGACCGCCCATAGCATGGAAGAATAGTTCAGGAGCAGTCAATCCAGCAATGTAAGAATTTTCTATGAATCCTCTTGCATTAGGTGAGTCATCAAACTTACTGAAATGAGGAAGTGTTCTACTATCAAATCCATAAGGGATACGCTTTCCGTCTACATTCTGTTGTCCTAAACAAGAAATCATCTGAGAAATATTAATAGCAGAACCCTTTGACCCTGAGTTCACAATCATAACAAAACGATTATTCTTACTCAAGCTAGTACGTCCAATTTTACCAGCCTTATCAGTTGCTTTGTTAAGTAAGTTATTAACACGAGTTTCAAATTCAGAAGTATTTGTTGCCGCAGTTTCATTCTTGAAAATACCGAGATGAACTTGTTCAATGACAGTTTGAACCTCCATTTTTTGGTCAGTAATAACTTGAATAATCTCTGATGTCGTTTTTCTATCAGAAACTAAGTCACTAACACCAACACTGAAAGAACTAGACTTCATATATTCAGTTACAATATTTTGAAGGTCATCGATAAAGTCGGAAGATGCGCGATTACCAAAGTCATTACAGATTCTATGAATAATCCCTTTTGTACTTCCACCAAGTACCGATTTTTCCATTTGACCGCGTACATAATGTCCATTACGAATTTCAATAATGTTGTTAGATATGGCTTTGTCTTCTCCCTCTTCTATCAGTTTGTTTGCGTACTTCATAGTCATTGGTGGAAGAATCTGAGATAACACATCAAAACTACTAATAGAAGAACCTTTTTCTTTGAGAGCGTTCACATCCACATTTTTATACATCATCAAGAGATTCATAGCATCACGAGGAGACATTTTTACATTCGGTCTTGTGAATCGATAAGACCCCAACATAGAATCTTGGTAAATTCCAATAATTGGAGAATTTCCTGCAGGACTAATAATTTGATAAGGAATCGCTGCAAGATTTCTTAACTCAGTTTCTGCCAAGACATTCTGTGGCATGTGCATATTCATTTCATCTCCATCAAAGTCCGCATTGTAAGGCTTTGTGTCACCAACGTTCATTCTGAAAGTATCACCCTTCTTCATGATTTTTACAACGTGACACATCATACTCATTCTATGAAGAGAGGGTTGTCTATTAAAGAGAACTGCATCATCATCCATCATATGTCTGTGAACAATATCTCCATTTTCAAGACGAATTGAATTTCTATCAACATAACGCAATGAAATATTCTCGCCGTTTTTCCTCTCCAAAATTTTAGCTCCTGGATGAACGTCAGGACCATTTTGAATAAGTTTGAGAAGAAAGTCGCGGTTTCTGTCGTTTACGACAACTGGTTTTGTAATATTCATAGCAATTTTTGTTGGAACTCCGAGTTGACGAATTGATAAATTAGGGTCGCCAGTAATAACTGAACGAGCACTAAAATCAACACGTTTTCCCATCAAGTTTCCTCTGATACGTCCATTCTTTGAATTTAGACGACCCATAATACATTGCAATGGACGACCGGAACGCTGTGCCATAGGCTCAGACCCTTTGACTTTGTTATTCACAACCATAGCAATAAAATACTGTAATAGTGTAGTCAATCCTTCGATTGCGTTTGCTTGAGCATTCTCGCGAATCTTATTGAACAAATCTGTATTTGTTTTTATAATATTACAATAAATATGTGTCAAATCATCTTCACTTCTTTGTTGAGCATCATGCTTTACTGATGGGCGAACTGCAGGGGGAGGAACAGGAAGAACTTGGCAAATCATCCAGTCTGGTCTAGACCAAATAGGATTGAAACCCATAAAACTTACATCTTCATCTGAAATTCTCTTGAAAATTTTCAAAACAATCTCTGGTGTCATGCGAATTTTCAGTTTTTTATTTTCACCGGCTTCTTCTGTTTCAATATTATCCCAAATTGCATATAACATAGCCATTCCTTCTACTTTTATTTTATCAGGTTGGCGACAGCCACAGCCATCTTCAATTGAATCTCCACATCTTTTTACTTTCGCTGCTAGATTTCCAACATAATCCCACCTATTTTCAGATGACATTTCACTTGCGTGTTTATGTTGATTTTTGTTTATAAGGAGTTTACTACATTTAAAACAAACACATTTACATATTTTCATAATTTCCTTCAAATGTTGAATAAAGAATACTGGTCGCGCCAATTCGATGTGTCCAAAATACCCTGGTGTATCAATGTATGTTAGACCATCCGTAGGACATAAAAGACCCGGTTCTAAAACACCCATTCTCGGGTCAAATAGACCACCAATAACCGGTTTATTGTTGATATAAGTATCTCGTGAAGTAATTTCTACTACCGAATTTTTTCTTATTTCTTCAGGCGACAGTATACTAAATTGTACACCAATAATTTTTGAAGGAGCCCTATACTCAGACATTTTGTTCTTTTGAGACGACATTTATAGGATACTAATATATATAATATATCTTATATTTATATAGTTTCAAAATCAATTTTTTGAAAATATATACATTAAAAATTTTTTAGTCAAAAAAAACAGAAACATAAAAAATTGATTCGGATTATAATAAATACAAAAAATATAAAAGTAATAGTATAGATATATTTATAATGCCAGCATCCAAATCCGAGTGTACTAAAGCTAAATACAGTCTACGTGATAATACACGTCGTCTACGTAAAAATCGCCCTGACCCTGAATCAGAAAGCGATAGTGACGAAGAATTTGATGACGAAGATGAGTATGAAACTGTTGAAAGCTCGGATTCAAGTTACAAACCACCAAAGTCAAAAAACAATAAAAAAAGAATTATTGAATCAGATAGTGATGAAGATTCAGAATCTGAAGACCTTGATGGAATGAGTAAAAGCGAACTTCAAAAAATGTTATCTCGAATCTTTCCTTCTAAGTATATGTCTGAAAAAGTAAAAAAAGATAAGAAAATGAAAAATATCCAAAAAGAGTTGAAACAACTTAAAAAAGTTTGTGACGAAGAAGATTCAGAAGAGGATGATTCCGAAGAAGAAAATGTAAAGAAATCCTCAAAAAAGACTTCATCAAAGAAATCCTCGAAAAAGACTTCATCAAAGAAATCCTCGAAAAAGACTTCATCAAAGAAATCCTCGAAAAATCGTGTCGAAGAATCTGATTCTGATGAAGACGAAGACGAAGACGAAGATGAAGACGAAGACGAAGATGAATATTATTGTGACGAAGAAGATAATGAAGATGATGAAGAAGACGAAGATGATGAAGATGAACATGAAGGAAAAGGTAAGAAGCTTAATATTATATTTACTATTGGAGGAAAGTCTGATGAAGATTACGGAAAAGAGTATGAAGAATATTTCGAAGACGATGATGCAGATGATGCTGCTGTTGATGACGAGAATGATAAAAATGAAGAATGTGATAGTGATGATGAAAAGACCTTTATGAAAGAGAACTATCAAGAACTTTTGATTCCCGAAGAGTCTTCTAAAAAAAGTGATGATAGTGAAAATGAAACAAAGTCTAAGAAGTCAAAGAAAGACAAGAAAAATGAGAAAAAACTAAAAGAAAAGAAATCAAAAAAACAAAAGGAAGAAGAGGAAAAGAAACCTCAACTTGCTGACATTGAATCTGAATATATTGAGTTATTGGATTTGAAAAAAGTTCTTTCTGAAAAGTTGAACAAGAAACCCGATAGTAAAATCCTCCGAAACGCAGTAAAAGAATGCAAAGAATCAATTATGAAGTTGATTAAAAGTGCACGTCTTAAAAATACAAAGTCTTATCATAAGCTTATCCACATTGAAAAAAATAAGACAAATGAAATGGACTATTTCAAAAAGAAGCTTTCAAATAAAGAACAATTGAAAATTGTAAAGGACCTTCAAGAAATAAATGACCATATTTATGTTGAAAAACCATATCGTCTCTCACTCTTGCAATCAAAAATGCCGCCAAAATTGAAGGCTCTTGCGATGCAAAAGTTGAATGTGCTACGCTCAATGGACCCAAGTGACAACGAATATCATAAAATCAAAAACTGGGTAGATACTTTTATGAAAATCCCCTTTGGAATCAACAAGAACTTGTCAGTCAATATGACGGATGGATTGGACGTGTGTGATAGTTTTCTTAAAAATGCGAAAGAAACTCTCGATGATTGTGTATTCGGTTTGGACGATGCAAAACTTCAAATTATGCAAATGTTGGGCCAATGGATTGCGAATCCAGCCGCAATGGGAAGCGCAATCGCTATCAAAGGTCCTATGGGAACCGGAAAGACAACACTTGTTAAGGACGGTATTAGTAAAATCCTAGGTCGTGAATTTACATTCATTGCTCTTGGTGGCGCAGGAGACAGTAGTTTTCTCGAAGGTCATTCTTATACTTACGAAGGAAGCACTTGGGGTAAAATTGTTCAGATTCTCATTGAGAGTAAGTGCATGAATCCAGTTATTTATTTTGACGAACTGGATAAGATTAGTGATACCCCTCGAGGTCAAGAAATCATTGGTGTTCTTACTCACCTTACTGATACTTCTCAAAATAACCAATTCCATGACAAGTATTTCTCAGAAGTTGATTTTGACTTGAGTAAGTGTCTCTTTATCTTTAGTTATAATGATGAAAATTTGGTGAATCCTATTTTGAGAGATAGAATGTATAGGATTCAAACAAAGGGTTATGATTGTAAAGAAAAGACGGTTATTGCTCGTAACTACTTGTTACCAAAAATTTGTGAACAAGTTAATTTCAATAACAATGAAGTCATTATTCCTGATGAAACAATTCAATTTATTGTAAACAATGAAGCGTTCACTAAAAAGGAGGATGGAGTTAGAAATTTGAAGAGATGTTTAGAAATTGTTCATACAAAACTCAACTTACATCGACTTGTTAAACCTGGAAATAATATTTTTGGAAAGACAATGGACATAAATGTATCCTTCCCATTTACCGTTACACGTAAAATTGCAGAAGATTTCATCAAAAGTGATGAAAACCAAAAACAAAGTTTCTTACATTCGATGTATGTTTAACGTATAAAAAGGATTTATTATATTTCGATTTATACCAATAAAAAACCGTAAAATATTTTACAAAAACAATATAAACCTATATTTTTTATATAATTAAAATGGAAAATACTACAAATAGTGAAACTTACATTAAAGCAGATGGAAACAAAATTATAAATGAAAAATCTATAAGATGGGTAAAAAAAATAGATGAGTGTTTGGTTGTTTGCACCAAATCAATTGGTTGTGGTGGAGATGGTGATACACATAAAATATGTAAAATAAACAATTCAGATAGTTATAACAAACTGAATAAGCATTTTGTATAAAAGTCTCATTTTAATCTCTTTCAGTGGACAAATATAATTTTAGTAGATTTAGAAATACCCAAAATTTTTTTTATATATTTGTTATATATATAAAAATGAACGTCATTCTTTTTATTGTTCTCGTGTTACTTTTCGTTGTTTTGACTCCAGGAGTCGCGCTTTCCCTTCCTCCTAAGGGAAGTAAGCTAGTAGTTGCCCTTACACATGGTCTCGTCTTTGCACTAATCTGGAGCTTAATTCAAAAACCTATTTACCGTCTTACCTCTCGAATGGGATTCTCTGGCATGGAGGGAATGAAGGAAGGTGCTGAGGGTGACGAGGAACTAGATGAGGAAGGAAACAAGAAGAAGAAGAAGGAAGGTATGTACAACGAGATGAAAAAAAAATAAATAAATATTTATAAACCACTTATAAGTTCAATATTATAATAATATAAATTAATTATTATAATAAAAATGGAAAGCAATATTTCAGAAAATGAATTTGAAATTTCTCAGTTATGTCGTGTAAAAACAATATTAGAACAATTAATAACAAACCAGAACACGAAAAAGGAAATTTTTGAAATGTATGAAAATATTTCCTCATATATTGATAAAAACTGTCACCATGTGTTAACAAATGATTATATTGATATATCTATAGAAAAATGCAAATCAATTACCTATTGTGAAATTTGTTTGAAAACATTTTAAAAAAATTATTTTGTAGCTGCACCCCCCCCCCGCTATACCTTAGGCAGAAGCAGTTCCAATTTGTGATTCTTTTCCAGTTGCATTTCCTCCACGTGTTGAAAGCATAGAAGATGCATTTGAATCTAAACATAAGTATCCTTCCGAGTTACTGTAAGGAGAAGGAGCACATCCTTTACTTCCAGACAGCTGGGAATAAATATCAATAGGTTTATCAGTTCCAAAAGGAGCAGGTGTAAGTGATTCAAACCCTTCTGTCTTTACGGCATCTTTTGATTCAGTCTTTTTTTCTACGGATGCGCTAGGTGCATACTCACTAAACCCTTCATAGGGAAATTGTTTAGCAAATAGTGTATCTTTAGAATAAGGAAGAGGGTCTGATGCTGCTATTAAAGATATCATAATGATAAGGATTAAAACAAATCCCAAAATAAAAAGTTGAGTACGAAGATTCATTTCTATATTATACTTAAAGATAATATTGATATATCCGATTCAGATATTACAACTAATTTTTTATTGAAAAACAAATTATGCGCTAAAAGATATATAAATAACTGGTAGTGTATTTTATAACAAAATGAATTTTACAAATGATGAACGGCTAAATTTGAAACGTTTAATTGACCAGAGTGATTGTGATAATAATACTGAACAAATACGTAAACTAAAACACAGCTTTTTAATTCGTGATGATATTCGAAAAATGGAGATTTTCAAAACGAAAGAAGAAAGGTTGAAACATACCGAACCCGAAGTTTTTTTAGAGAAATTAAAAAACGAATGTCAATTTCTTTTCAACAACTATACTGACCTTTTTAACAAGATTTTGAAAGATGAAATAGATTTGACTATTATGCAAAAATTACTTATTGTTCTTAAGTTGATTGAAGAAGAAAAAGTCGACCAACATGAAGGTTCAGTTATGGTCGGACGTATTTTGAAAGAGTTGTATGTAGATTCTGCTATCAAACGTGCAGATGCACTTGATAGAGAACATGGGACTGAACGACCGGAGCGCGAGGATGGAAAAAAAATTTCTTGGAAAGAATTCAAAACATACAAAACGAATTACTTGGATAGAATTTGAATCTAACAAATCTGATTCGTAATTACTTAATTTTTAGTTGATAACTATATTTATCAACTAAAATAATATTTATATAACGGGGATGCACCATAATAATTAATATTTTTATCTTCCCATATATCTGTCTAGTTCGTCATCTAATATTTGTAACTGTCTAGTATTTCCTCTAACACTTCTTCGTCTACTAGAACCAGGGGCACGAGGACTTGCTAATTCAGAGTTGATGTTATTATGTAAAACCAATACATTAGACTCGGAAGCACGTTGACTTTGACCTCTGAAATCTTGAACAAAACTCATTATATTTGACATACCGTTTCTCACAGCCGTTACAGCGGATGTTTGGTCAACCACAGTATCATTAGTTATAGCATTGGCATCATTATCATTGACAGCTTCTTCAATTCTTTCCTCTAAATATGTATTCAATTGATTTTTACTTTTAACAAAAAATACGACTACATCTATTATTTGCTTTCCAACAATATGATGTCCTGCCACAACACCTCGAATATAATCAAATGGGATTTTTGTTAACGAATCGTTTCTGTAGTCTGTTTTAACTCCAGTCATAACTGCAGAAATTATTAAAATGAATACCTCTACTGTTATTCCTAACATTTTTGCAACTTTTGCTAAAAATTCACGGTTTGTATAAATTTCAACACAACCTCCAACAGACAGTAATGCAAAAATTAAGTAAATGAAGGTTTTTACCGCAAACTTCACTTGTTCTTTGCTCATTCCACCTGTCATTCTACGATTTTTTCTGCTTTTATTTCCTCCTTTTGAACTTCTTGCACGAGTTGGAGAACTACTCTTGCTTTTCAATTCACGACCCAAGAATTTCAAAAAATCCTCTTGTTCTTCCAAATTACAGGTTTTATCTACTTCCATTATACATTATAATTATATAAAATTGAAAAATAATTAGAGATTAAAAATGAAAACAAAAGAACCAAAACGCTAGTAAAAATGATTAAAGGAAATCTATATAAATATATAGACAATCGTCTAAATGTTGAATACGGAATATTTATAAGTAAATTGAAAGATTCAAACTACTACGTTTTCTCAACAGACCAAAAACATTCTCTCACAGTTACTTTGAAATACATAAATCCACACGACGTTATATCACGTTTTGCATCTAATCGAGTTATATATTTGAACAAATCAAATAATGATATATTGGAAAGAACAATCACTTCTGATAAAGAATTCAAACAACTTTCAAAAGTTGAACTAATAGATTTGTATATTACATACAATCCGCTATTTAGAATGTCTGACGAATCAAGAGAAATTCAATTAAGCTTTATTGAACTGTGTGAGTTCAAAAATAAATACTTAGAGAACATGCAAAAAGAATATGAGGAAAGAAAAAATAGAAGTCTTCTAGGTATATTTACTCACTAAAAGAGAGGAACGATTATATATAACTATTCAAAAAAATCCAATAAAATATTTACATAATATATAATACATTTTTCATGTCTCAAAGAATAGTTATTCGTACAATTGCAGATTTAGAAGCTCAACCAATGGACGATGGTATTTATCGCTTGAATCGTGCTGATTTAGAAGGTGCTCAACTACAAGGAGCCGTTTTGATGGGTTCTGATTTACATTATGCAAAAATGAAAGATGTAAATCTTGACGGAGCATCATTAGATGCCGCTGATTTCAAAAGAGCAATTATGACAGACGCAATATTGACAAATTTGGTTTCAGAAAATGGCGGAATGGCGGATTTTAGTTACGCAAAATTAAAAGGAGCAAATTTTACAGGGTCGGATTTAGAAGGCGCAGTATTCTTAGGTGCAGATTTAACAGATGCTAAATTCAAAGAAGGCACAAACCTTAGAGGAGCATATTTTATTGGTGCTATTTTGAACAATACTGATTTCAGAGGATCTAATTTTTTAGACGAAGGAGACAGTATTACATTTGAAAATTTAGACGGCGCAATATTTGATAATGACGACGAAGATGATTATGATGAGGAAGCATTTATTCCTGCTCCTTCTGTTCCTGTGCCGATGGAAAATCCAAGTATGTTTTTAGACGACCGTGTTGTAAAAGATGTCGTAAATCAGTGTAAATATGAAGATTCAAGTGTAGTCGATTTTTTACCTTTTAAAAAATATCAAACATTTTTACTTAGCGATGGTCATTGTTATAGCGTTTTTGATTTATTGGCAATAAAAAAACAAAATATAAAAAAGTCTTTTTATACGAGAGCTCCTTTTACAACCGAAGACTATAAAATAATAGATAATATTGAATCTTACATACAAAGAAAACAACAAATGAAAGACTATCTTCTTTTGAAAGTAGGTGAACCTTACACACATATGAGAAAATTTATTTTTCCAAAATTGAAAAGTCAATCAAAAAAAAGGGAAAAGGCTTCAAAACCAAAATCTGCATCCCCTGGAAAAACAAAACGCAGAGCTCCTTCTTCTAGTAAAAGTAGCTCGTCGGGTAAACGTAACTCGTCAAGTAAAAATTCAAAATCGTCAAGTAGAAAAACAAACTCGGTATAATGAATCTATTTTGGTTTACAAATCTACATTAGAGATTAAATATTTTTTATTTTGGTTTCTCTTGCAATTACTGTACCTTCTACTAATGTTTTTTCAACATTTGAAACATATGTATAAATAATATCTACATTTTTAGAACTTGCAAATCGAGAATTACTTTTACAAATAACTGCACCCTGTGTTATAATATCTCTAATATTTTTTTTATCCATTTTTTCAGGCATAGACACAATTACATGACATGAAGATTGTTGTCCACCAACATGAAACCAAATGTCTGTATCTTCTGCCATATCTAGTATCTCAAAATTACCGGCAGAATTTTTCCCCACTCTATAAGTGACACATAGTTTTGCAGAATTAATAAATACAGAAACTTCTTTATACATTTCTGATTAAATAAATGTTTGATGTTATATTAACGTAATAAATAAATTAATATTTCAATTTTATAAATTGATATATTATATTTAGAATGAGCATACCTCTATAAAACATATTTGAATCGTTCTGGGGTTTCATGGGCTGCATTCCATAATTCAAAGTCATCTTTGAAGTGTTCATTTAACCAGATAATATCTTCAGAATCCAGCACAACTTCTTCACTCTCTTTCTTTCGTGTTACGTTGCTTTTTTCTAATAGAATTCCTTTGTCATCTATTTTCAAATATTTCAATAATTCATGTATTTTTTCATCTAAGTCGTCAGTGTATTTTATGATAATTGAATTTTCAAAAAAATCGCGATTTATCCAGAAAACTTGGGGGAAAAAGTGAAGTCGCCACATATATCCACTAACAAGTTCGTGCATACAGTTGTTTTTTATTGATTCTAAATTACTTTTGAACATTCTTATAAAATCTTTTATTGTAGAGTCTCCATATTTTTCAGTAAATTCACTTCCGCGTGAGTTTCTTCCATGGCTACCATTCTTCCAATAATGATACAATGAAACAAACCGGTCTGTAGGATTTCTTATGATGACAATTGGATTATTGTCTTTTTCACACAACCATTTATGTGTCGTTCCTACTATCCTATTGCTGTAATATGTTTCAAAATACTTTTCCACACAACTACCTCCGCATTTAGGAATATGAATAAATGTATATATTGATTCTACTGCCATTTATTATTTAAAAAGAAAAATCATTTATATTGTTTTTCTTTATCTTTAACTACCATAAAATATTACGACTCAAATTATTTGCAGAATATCTGTTATTTTCCCAGTCGCCTAAAATTCCTGACGTTCTCGTTAGGTAATTTTTTCTTCTTGTTTTATTTTTGTGTTTGGTATAATCTTGATATCCTAGTTGTCCGAAATTAACCCAATTTCCATTATTTCTGTCACAAATCTTGTATTTTTTTCCATCTTTGTTTGCTGGATAAAGTCGCGCGGTTTTTCCTAGGTAACGATATGCCATCTTTTGCGCTTGTTTGGGAATCGAGAAGTTATATATTTTTTTAGAGAATTTTTTTCGCGTATTTTTATTGTTGGTTTCAATATCTTTTGTACATGAATTTTTGTTTTGGTTTTTCATTTATATTCATTTAGAAAAAAATAAATTTGTTTGGATATTATATATAATGGCAACGAAAAAGTCTCTTTCCAAGAAAGGATACAAAAAAGGTGGTCGCAAAACAAATGGTCGTAAAACCAGAGGTCGTAAAGTTAGAAAAACATACAAAAAGAATATGAAGGGTGGAGAAAACCAATGCAAAAATATGTCGTCTAAGACTCCAACTGAAGGTTTTGAGTTTTTTTATGTGAAAACACTACCTGAATATGAAGACAAGGTTATGTTAGATAAATTTGGAAAACCGTTGTTAATTAATGGAAAACCGGAAACTATTGGAGATGCGAAGCAAATTAAAAAAGGTACTGGAGTGCCAGTTGCAAAGGCAGACGCGGGTTTATTTAAAGATAATACAGATGCTTCAAAAAATACTAAATGTCCATTATGGCGTTATGTAGTAAATGATGATTATGATATTGATGGTAATTTAATACACGACGTAGGCGTGGAGAATAAATATGTTGCTTCGTGTTGTGAAGAATAAAGTTAACGCTCTACATCATTTTCAATATACAAATAAAATAAGTATTTGTATATTCTACTATTATAAAAACAAGAAATGATAAAAACAAAGTACAATTTTTAAAACTCAGGTTCGTGTTTTTTGAACAAACAACCTTGCTTTAATAGATTTGTAATTGAGATAATAATATTTGGGTCTTGAACTGAACAATTTAACAACCAGATTTTTATAATACAAAAGTTTTTTTTGGGAGAAATAGTAATTCCATTAATTAAAGAATTGTGTTTTTTATCAACACATAATGTTTCACCACACATGGCATAGAATAAGGATTTCCATACCGAATTAACTTGTTTGTTAATCACTTTAAATGAGAAGCAACCACCAGTTCTATTTTTTGGGTCTTCCCACATAGGAGTAATTCCTTTTCGCATAACGAATAACATACAATGTTTTACAATATTTTCTGGAAGTGTTTCATTAATAGCAATTAATTTTTCAACATTGTCAATATCCGACAATATTTTTTTATAACCAGATATTTCCCAATTCTTATCATGTGGTAAATGGTAATATAAATCCCATTTATCAATTAGCGCCATCTGTGGGGCTGGAGTACTCATTGTATCCGTGCTCATATTCTCCCGTAATAATATATATATAACAATCTTTATATTCTTTCTTTCTTGTTATTGCTATACTGACTTAATAGAATATGATTTGTCGTTTAATAACATGTATTGGTTGCTTGTCAAGGTCAATAGATTTACATTACTATCAATAATTTTCAAAACATAATTCATGTCAAAAATATAATTATTTGGTTGATAATTAAGTAATCTTAAAACAAACGTGGGTGTAAACAATTCGCTTCCAACAACATACATACCTTTTGGAACGGAAAGCGTAATTATACTTTTCATCTTTGGATGTGTATATTGAACTGTAATAAAATGAACCTCACACGTATTGAAGGTAATAGATTCTATTTGTTTATTTTTTCGAATGTCCTTTACAATAAATTTATCAAAGAATCTCATAATAACAACCTCTCCATCCGTATCATTATTAAATTCCAATGCTTCTTTTGAACGAGTACAAGATTTTTCAAATATATTACATACGGTTTTAGTTGCATCTTCACTATTGATATTTACATCTGATAATAATTCATAATATCTGTAATTTTCAAACAATTCAATTTCTGACGTTTTTGTAATACCCAAGTATTTTTTTATTATATCTACGTCACAATTGTAAACGCAAGATTTTGAAATCCAAATAGGTTCTGTCGGCTCTCTTTTGAAATTAAATACATAAGTATATACACTATCACAATAATTATATACACCATCTAACATGTGTTTTATTTCTTTATTTTTTTCACAAAATTCATTCAACAAAACCGAAAACTCGACATATTTTTTATTTGACCAAAAAAATAATTTTGTCACAATTCTTTCTACAGTTTCTTTATTCCATCTCAAAAAAACAGCTGATATCCCACCAATAATTACAAGTCCTTTTAAAAACATATTTTTCTATATAATCTATTTTTTGAAATAACGTTTATATTATTTATTCACTGAAAGAAATTAATAGTATAAAAAAAAAATAAGGCATATTTATATAGAATACATAAGAATGAGCAAAGGAAATAACGAAGTAACCAATTTAATTAATAATTTTATAGAAACAAATGAAACAAATGAAAATAATGAAAATAATGAACGTAATATTTTTTTAAAAAAAAATGTAAAATTTGAACCATTTCGTGATATTTATTTGATACCTAACAGAATGTACCTACAAAATAATTATTTAATAAATAAAATATGGTGGTCCGCAAAAGAAATGGAATTTTTTAAATGCTCATTCTTCTATAGCTATAATTTATTTTTATTGAATAATCCTAATATGAAAAAGGTAGAGTACAAAATTGCGCGTCAAATATTCATGGATGCTGAAAATAACTAATAGTATTTTTATTTCGTTAAAATAATACCAAGAATTCGTTGATATAATAACAATCCAGCATCTTGTATTGGTAATACGTAAGCATGTGTACTTCCAATATTATTATGTGAATGCCATAATCCAGGAGGTGTTATAAACATCTCTCCTTTTTTCCAATTGACTTTTATAGGATTTATTATATTTCCATTTTCATCCAATTCATTACCAACTAATGTATATACATTTTCTGAATCACTACAACCAACGCATAAATCAAGCGCTACCGAATTATGTCTATGTGGTTTTTGAACAGTGTTTGGTGGTAACTCATTGTACAGTGCCCATAAAACAGGCGTTATAGTATTGACACCAATTTTTTCAGTATCTTTATTGCTCAACAATATACCTTTTCTGTTATTTTTGAAATCTGATAATTCATTCAACTTAGTTAGTAAAAAATCTTTCGAATAAACAGCGGTTTTGAATATTTTTTTTGTAGTTTTGCTGCCCAAATAATTGATTAGTGGACTATCATTAATATAATAGATTTGCAATTCTTCGTCACTATTGTTTTTGATAATAAGTGAATCAAATAAAGGTGTAATTATAATATCTCCTTCAGACACTTTGAACATTTCATCATCGATATTCATTTCGCAATTACCACTTATTATGTAAAATAAATGGGATGTTGCGTTAACAAAATCGCCTGTATTTTTTTCATCTAAAGTAAAATTATGATTTTGTTTTAATTTTATGAAACTTGCTAATAAATTAGGAGTAGTTGCTTGATAATTAACATTGAACAATTCAGAAAATTCAATAGTTGTAATTCCATACTCACAATCGCTTATGTTTTTTTGAACAATTGGAATATTATTTAATTTTGGATTGACATTTTTTTCATATTCATATGCTGTAATGTATTCTTCCATTAATATATAAATATAGTAAAAATATTTATATATTTTATTTATTATAGTATTTTCCAAATTTGGGACATTTTAATTCTTCAAGGGCTTAATTTACTCATTGTCCATAGTAACGTGGTCGGTCTATTGGCCCTTTCTATAATTGAACATGTCTCACATGATTCGTCGAAATAATGAACTTTATCATCAAATTGCTATATCCACTCCCCCCTCCAAAACTTAAATTTTTTAATTTTTTTATAAATATATCTATACGGTATAACAGAATAAATTGAATATAAAATATAAATAACAATTAAAAACAACAACAAAAAATAAATTATTAAAAAATAAAAAGAATTTATAAATTTTACAATTGGTGGTAAATTAAAATGAAACAAAATATTATCAATACACACCAAAGGAAAAGTGTATATTGATAATAAATTATTATTGTGTTTTATAGGTAATATATCATTGTATTTTAAATTATATTTATCAATAATATTTTTACCAGCGTTTAATCCAGTTTCACAAGAAGCTTCCATACTTACTCCGCCCATTGTACTATTTACATAGTAACCACATAAATTCATATTAGTAGGCATGTCTTTATTGTATGAATTCGGCATATATTTCATTGTATTTACATTTATAGAAAACTTAGGATTAGTACTAATTAACTTCCCATTTGAATTATTTTTGAATTGATACCAATATTCACAACCTATATAAATATCGTCAAAAGTAATACCCATTTGTTTGAATAAATTTTTTACATATTCATTTTCTTTCGTTTGCATCAATCCTTCTTTTATTGCTTCTTCTATTGAGCATTCTTGTAATATTTTATTATTGTATTTACCGTTATTGTAATCTAGAAACCCTACATTCCACACTTCTTTTATTTTTTTATTATTAAATGAACAATGCTTCATAACATTTTTAGACCACATTATTTTTCTTTGAATTATGGGTTTCCACGGCATATCTACAATAATCTGCTGTGGGCAATTAATATTTTTAATTTTTTTTGAAAAATAAATATTTATTGTAAAATATAATTGTAAGTCACGTTGTAATATTTTAATAGAATTTAATGTATCGGAATAATATTTATTTTCAAATAATTTATTTATAGAAGCGATTGAGCAGGCAAATATAAACTCATTTCCAGTTATTATATTTTGATTTATTGTAATATTTTTTATTACATTTTTTTCAATATTTATATTTTCAATGCTACTATTTTTGTATATTGAAACCCCTTTATTTATTAAATATTTTTCCCAATCATTGAAAATAGAAACATTTGTTGGATTTATTGTTAATAACGCTTCATTTGGTGTAAAAAAATATTTTTTTCTATCAGTTACAGAATATAAATTTTTTATTGCGCCTGATAAACTTACTTTATTTGCGTCCATACCTAAGAAAGGTCCTAATATAGTTTGAATAATAGGGTTTTTATCGAAATATTCATAAGCGTTTACATCATACTGTTTCATTATTCTATCTCTATTCATGCATAAAAAATCTGTATATTTATAGTAATTATCAAAAGTAGTTGATTGAAACATTTTAGAAATCATTGTGGTAAAATCCAAATATGCATCACTTGGTTTATCTTTTTCAATAAAACAATTGTTCTCTAAATTTTTGAAATTCTTAATTATATTTAATTTTTCATTAAATATATAAATCAAATTATGGTAGCAGGCAGCAAAAATTCTCCATGAATATTCAACATTACAGTTTTGTGTATAATGAGATGCAGCTTGTCCACCTATTTGATTTTCTTTTTCAAAGATAATAATTTCTAATTCTGGTATATCAGATAATATTGTAGCAGCAGATAATCCTGCTATTCCACCACCTACAATTATTATTTTCATTGTATATAATATATATATATATATATATATTACAATTTTACAAATAATAACTTTTTCTACAACTTTAAAATTTCAACATCGGCCTAGAATGAAAAATAGATAAAACAGGTTAACAAATAATATAAAAATATATCAACATAATAAATAAAATGATTATTTCTGGAATATTAATACAACAAAAAGAAGTTGTTGCAATAAACATGATTCGAAAGTATATGGTTGAAATTGATATTAAAAGTTCAAACACATTTCACGAATTTGAAACAAATTTACCTGCGTATATACAAAATCACATAAACGTTATAAAAATGGGGACAATAAATAAAAGACTTTCTTCCATTTACATGAACCATGAATCGTCTCCAATAACAGAAATGAACGAATTATATGTATCGGCTATTGGTGGAGATGGTTCAGATAAAGTATTTGAAACCGAACACGTTGATGGTCCGTTTTTTTTTCTACCTTTTTGTAATGTGTACAGATGTATTGTTGCGATTAAAGGAAACAAATCTATTTTTACATGTTTTCCAAAATCAGAATGTTTTACATCTGCAATTTCAGATAATGAATTTATTGCATTTGATTATAATCGAGACCCTCATTTTATATTTGATTGTTCGGATGTTCAAGATTATACAAAAAGAGTTGTATTAAAACTTCATTATATTGTATATCCATCTTTTCTACCAAAAACGATTGTTTCTATTTATAAAATACTACATTGCTGGTATAATTCAATGATGCGAAAATTGTTCTTGAAATCGCAAATTAAGAAATCTATTATTGGTAACTGTATAAATTATGGAACAGTTATATTTTGTAGTTTTTATAATATTTACAATGATGTCAAAAAAAAATTTTTTAAATTGTAAGTTCCATTTGTTTGTAAATTGAATATTATTTATTTAAACTAATAAATATTATTTTACACCTTTGCGCATTTTATATGTCTAATGAAATAGTGTTCTTGTCAGAGCGATTCTTTCGACGGTTCGTTCTTTTTGGCATGTTTGTATTTTGCATATCTTTTAATGAAGTAATTGAAATCATAGAATCATCTTCTTGGTATGACGCTAATCCTGCTTGTTGAGGAGCAGCACCTTGAGGTTGTTGTTGCTCATGAATATTCACAGTGCGTGTTTTTAAACCAGATAATATATTATCTATTTCAGGATTTTGAGGTCCACGCATTTCAGGTCTTTGATTTTGCTGTTGTTGCATTTGTGGCTGAGAAGGAGTTCTAATGCTTCGTTCCTGTCTATTGGGGTCAACAAAGTTATTAGTTACATCAACTCCTTGTTCTCTAAACATGGTTCCTCGTGCAGCATTTATATCTTGGCGATTTCCTGGCGCTTGAGTAAACTGCATAGAAGGTCGTTGTTGAGGTTGTTGATTTTTTGTTTCAACTGGAGGCGGAGGAGGTCCAAAAGAAGAATTGATTTGCTCCGGATTGTTCATAAGATTACTTGCAAACGCAAATCCCGGAGACTGTTGGCTCATACTACTAACTGTGGCATTTGTAAACATTTTCATTAGCTCGGGACTTTGACGAATTACATCATTGAATCCAGGTGTTGCGGTTGAAAGCGCTTTGTTGGTAAAGTTGACAACTGCTGCGCTGAATCCAAGACGAAGTAATAGTGATAATTCTGGTGATAATTTACCACCTTTGTATTTTTCATGTAGCTCACAAAAAATTTCATCATAACTATCAATATCCTCTGATACTTGTTCTCCCCAACCATCTAAATTGATATCAAATGGATTGAATGCAGCATTTGCATACTCAACAGAGTTAACAAAAGTCATAAACCACCATCCTTGTAGTTTTATACTATCTTTTTTACGCTTATCTTCTAAAGCTGCTTCATACTCATCTTCAACCTCTTGAAAATCAGATTCATTATTGAAATGCGAACTGCTTTTAATCAATCCCTTTTCATACCACTCTTCTAATTTTTTAATCATCATTCGCTTCTTTCTACGTTTGTCACGCTCGGATAATTTAGAAGATGCTTCAGACTTTTCAACGTTGGGAATATCATTGAATTTTGCAAAACCGTCCCATGTTTTGGTATTTCCACCCGTTTCTTTTGTTGCCTGTCCTAAATTCGAGTCATTATTAGACGATGACGCTGAAGATGGTTTTACTGGAGCTTCTCCGAATCCAAAAATATTAGAAGTAAATCCTCCGAGACCACTTAATGTCTTTGTATCAGACGAAGGTGTCGAAGAAGATGCTCCGTTTGACAATTCATTAAGTTCATTTTCCAAATTATCTAATTCTCCTAAATCAATATTTACATTATTAGATGCACTCCTTTTTTTATCATTCATTAATAGTTCGAGTCCTGGTCCAAAAGTACTAGATGTTTTTTTATCATCTAAACTAAAGGATATAGGATCTAAATCATTTAATCCTAAGTCAACTATTTCCATAATTATATTATTTTATAGATTAGTTATTTTTAAGTCCTCCGCATTTGTAATTACTTTTTTGCTTTTTAGGTACCAAATTCCTTGTAAAAAAGAATCTGCTAAATCATCTTTCTTTGAAGTCGTCATTGCTTGGCTCCATACCTGAAGGTTCTCATTATTCTCTAAAAAACGATTACAAATAATAATACTATCTTTTTTATGTTGTTTGTATTTATTCTCATTGTCTGTGTCCTTTATACTATCTAAATCATAACCTTTTAATTTATTTAAGGACGATACGAACTCAATATGAATATTTTGAGAACCTGTCATAATAAAATATTGAGCTAACATTCCCTGAATTGTCTTCATTCTGTTTGCTATTGGTGATATCTGATTCTCAATAATTACATGTGTAACATCTAAAAGGTCGTTTACTTTATCTAACTCTATTTTCAAGTTTTTTCCTATTGTAATCAAATCTGTTTCTGATGCGGTTTTTTCTTTATCGAATATGATTATTTCAAGCATTTTATTTTCAAAAAAAGCATTTGCAATATCTAAAATATCTTTTTTTAAATGGACATTGCCAATGTTTATTGTATATTTTTTGCATATATCTATTAGTTCTCCATTTTTTAATTTCTTAATTGATGATGGAGAACATTCTTTGTTTGGAGTCAAGTATTCAGTTTGTTTCTTTGCATGTTTTTCACAAAAAAAGTTGTCGTGTTTTTTGAATTTTGCTTTCTTTCCACATAATTCTACAACAACGTTCTCGAGAACTTTGGATTTCTTTTTATTTTTTGCCGGTAAGTGACAATTACATAAAGAAATAGATTTTTCACTTTTGTCCATTAAATTAATAACATTCCATTCTTTTACTAACATTGGAGAACCGAGCGAAACGTCAAAAATACAATATGCCATGTTTTTTATTCCAACATCAAAACTGACAAGTTTCATTCTTTGTAAAATATAAAAAAATTTTATTTTTATATTTTTTGAAATATAGACAATATATTTTAGTTCTCTATACAATTACTTTGTTTTAATTGCTAACAATTCATCTTGTGTTATAACGGCTGATATTTTTCGAGAATTCAATTGTTCTCGTGTTAAATATAATTGTTTTAAATCAGAAACTTGAACACCTACTACCTTTTGATTGTCCATGTAAGAAGTATACAAATAAGGATTTGAAGCAAATGTGTTTTCAGGAGCTTTTGGTGCTTCACACATACGTTTGTAGTAGCCACAATCATTACAAGCTTCAGAAAAGTTTACATTCATAATTTCTTTAGCATTTGAAGTAAGATATTTTCTGTATTCCCAGTTTGTTTTTAAACCACTATCTTCAATTAATTGCTTATTAATAACCGCTTCTGGTTGATAGGATGCAACCAAAGCACGTCCATCGCTCATAAGTGGCGGGAAATCCGGATACTTTGTGTTAGTATTATATCCTAAAGATGATTTCGGAAGCGTCTCTTTTACAACTGGATAAGCGCAATTTAAATTTTCACTTCTTGATAAAAAAGAAAACATTATATATTGTTTATATATAATTTTTTTTTGTATTTACATGTTTATTTGTAACCGGTTTCCAATAATCTAATCAAGTCGTTTTTCTTAAGTTTTCCTACATCAGTCGCCAATCCTTTTGAAATTACAAGCGTCTTAAGTTGTTGTAATGATGCCTTTTTGAATGCATTTACATCGTCTTTGTTTATTTCTGACTCTTCCATTTTATTAACTTCAATGGATTCTTCAAGTTTGTTTACAAAAACGGGTTCGGTGTCATCAAAATCAACAACTTCAGTATTATCATTATCATTATTACTTTGTTCTTCAAAATTTTCGTTGTTATCTGATTCATTGTATTCATTTTCATTATGGTCATCTAGATTTACATTAATTATTTTTACGTTTTCTACATTTGTAGATTCAAGTGTCTCTATGGCGATTTCATTGTTAACCAATTTCTCTAGATGCTCATCATCATGTACGGCATATTGTACGTTATCGGATTCAATCTCAACTTCCTTATCGTCCTCATCATCCTCATTATCCTCATCATCTTCCTCATCATCTTCCTCATCATTCTCATCATCACCTTCATCATCTTCTTCCTCGTCATCTTCTTCCTCGTCCTCGTCTTCATCCTCATCAATATCGAATTCCTCTTCTTCTAATACTGATTGGTTTTTGAAACCGTTGACTGGGGTTTGAGAACCATGCACAAATGAAGGAACTGAAAATGTAGGCATTTGTGAAAAAACAGGTCTCTGAACGAAAGCCTGCTTCATCAACGATAACTCTTTGACAACATTGTTTATTATTTCAAACATAGTATCTCCTTTTTGTTCTAAAATAACCATCCGTTGTTTAAAATGATAAACTAATAATAATATTAGAACAAAAGTAATTCCTAAACTTATAAAAAAGAAAGTCTCGATAAAATTAAACAATCCCATATTTAATATTTCCATATAAATTATTGGCAAATACTAAACGAACACTTTACACCCTTGGAGATTTAAAATAGGATAAAATCAATAAATTTTTCTGCTTTACTGTCTCGTCTAAAACAGCATATAATAACAAAACTATACAATAATATAAAAATAACAATTGTTATAATTCTAATGGAAGAAAATACTTTTTCTCGTAAAGCCACGTTAGAAGATTTTTTTGATGAGGATGAAAAACCAAGTCAAAATAACAAACATAATAAAAATCAGTCACGTAACGATAATAATATAGAAAAAAATCAGCAGGAATTTGGACATAAAAAAAGGATAAAACCCTGACGTACGGGGGCTAAGAGTCAACAACAAATTACCCCCAAGGGTCATAAAAAAGGGTTTCGTGGATAATGCATTTATCAAACTAACTAATATGTGAATGACGTAATTAATTTTATTGCCGAAAACATATTTCACTTGATAAAAATTGAAAAGCTTTTTATCAAATAATTCATGGTAAAATTAGCGGGAGGAAAAGGTGCCAATAATGTCGGCGGCACTAGAGTGTTGCGTAGTGACGGCGAAATGCGAATTTCGAAGATGCGGTGAATTACAAATTGGCTTATATTTTTCTAGAACTATATATTATAATACTAAATGGAAAAACCAAGTACAGAAGGATTCTTATTTAAACCAGAAGCGCCAGCAGTGAATTCATCTGAATCATTTAGCAATAAAAACACAATCATTATTGTGTTAGTTGCTCTTCTTATTTTGTCATTTTTAGGAATAAATCTTTTATCGATTGCTGGAGAATTTTTCCAATCTATTATTAATATTTTTGGTCCTCTTGTAGGACAAATTCTTTCCTTTTTTGGATACACTACCGGCTCGGTTATCAAAAAAACAGCTGATGTTGTAGGTGATGGTGCAAAAACCGGAATTGATATTGCGGCAGGAACAGTTTATTCTGTTGGTGACTTACTAACAGATGCCAGTGTAGGACAAGTTGATACAAAAGCTCGTTCTTCACTAGATAATGCGTTGAATAACAAAAAATCTAATTTATCTGACCCAATGCCAACACCAGGAGAAAGTCCTGTTCAAAAACCAATAACTGCCGGAAAGTCACAATGGTGTTTAGTTGGTGAGTATAAGGAAAAAAGAGGTTGTATTGAAATTGATGAACACGACAAATGTATTTCTGGACAAGTATATCCTTCTCAAAAAATGTGTCTTAATCCAACAATGACGCCTAATGTAAATGCATAAGAATTCATTTTTTATTATTCATGTCTTTTGGTGGATAAATAAAAAACAATTTCAATACAAATTATATAAATACAAACTTAAACTATTTGTATTTATGTCACAGTTTTTTGTTTATGTTGTATTGCTAGAAGAGATGAATTTTCTCTTACATACTTCTTCTTTTTCAGATAAAGAAAGAATTTTCACAGAATGTACATCTCTATATGAGTTTGCTAGAAAATACAAACCGGTAGATGTAGTTGAATTTTTTCGGGATGTTGATTACATAGAAGGAATATATGAATGTAATATTGATTTTCATGTAAAAAAATATATGCAGTATTACGGAATTCAGCATGTTAGAGGTGGAACATATAAAGATATGGATTTACCCGACCACTTATCGAAAAGTCTTCATTTAGAATTTGAAACAAAGGACAAATTTCACAGGAAAACTCATCATTTATTGAATGATATTATGGAATCGTATATTCTAGATTCAAATCTACCTATTTCAGAATTAGAAAATAAAATAAAGGAAACAGAAAAAATACTTTCAAAATATAATTGTGACTATGAACAATTTATTTCTTTGAAAACTCATGGAAATATGTATGTTACAGAAAATATACTAGAAGATATAGAATGGTTTAAAAAATATATTCAATTTAACACTTCAAATATAGACGAAAAAACAAGGTTTCGATATAAAAATTTTTTATATGAAACTAAAATATTATTCAATAAATTTATCAAAATAAAACGAAACGATACCTATGCTTTTGATTCTGAATCCGATGAAGAAGTTTACACAAAATTTATAGATAAAAAATATACAATATGTTTGAAAGTTCCGGAATTCAATTTTGATGTATACATGTATCACCCAGAAAAAAAATTATTATTAACTCAGACGGAGCTTGACTTTTCCTTCGAGTTATTAAAAAAAATAGAATATATTTATTATACAGTTATTAATCGATGTGATGAATATGAGTTCAATATTTCAACATATCCAAATAATATTGTAGATATATGTAATTCAAAAATAAACTATTATAAATATCTCATTTCTAAAACAAATCTACATTAGAGCCATGTCCTTTTAGTTGATAAATATATTTATCCACTAAAAGAGATTAACGTTGTTGAATGACCGGTGGAGTACCCACCGAACTCATTTTTGAAATCATTGAAAATTTGGAATATGTATTTGGAGAAGAGCTTGTTATGTTACAGTTTCTCGCATAATTCGTTTTATCCGATGAAAGATTTGCATAGACCCCGTAGTCAAAAGTTTTTAAATAATCAGATGAAATATTACCTAAAGGCGAAATATTCAAAACAAATGATAACTTTATGTCATAAATAAAGCCAACTGTTGTGTAAAGATTCAGATTATCAGTTGTCAAGTTCCCAACATACTGAATTGCATTAAACAGTCCGGAATTATTATTCACATTAAATGAAAGATTAGAAAAATTGCTAACTAATATGGGTGATTGTATGTTATAAGAGTTTGTAACATTTGTATCATTGTAAAAAACGTTAAGTGAAACATTTGAAATAGAAATATTGATATTTGAACCACTGTTATTACTTATATCACCAAGAGCATAAATACCAATCGGAATATTTAAACTGAAAATTGTATTTGGTTGGTCAACAAGATAACGAATGTATATAGTAGACATTGAATTCGTAAATGAATTTGCGTTAGAAAAAGATGAATTTTCATAAGAAATAATAGTCCAAGGGTCGGTATTATTTTGAGGAAGAGTGGAATAGTTCCTTGTATATGTCGGGTTTATATATTTGTACAAAGGCACGGTTTCGTCATTTATCAATAAAACAATTGGTCCAGGAATGTCGGAAGAAGACGTTGGTGTTGGAATAAGAGCATCATTCGGGCACGCTCTTCCATTTGATAATTCTTGTACAGTAGTGTTTGCAAGTTGTTGTGTAAATCCTTTTACTAGAAGAGAAAATTTTTGCCCTTTTGTCAAACTATTTGTTTGCGTACTTACTTTATTTGAATTATACTTTAATATTTCTGCTTTTCTTCTCATATCTACATCACGTTGACTATAAATAACACCGTTTATTAACTGGTTATAAGGACTTGATTCTAATTCAGCTCTTACTGGAGGAACTGGAAATAACTGCTGTCGTCTACGCTGTTCACAAATATTAAATATTAAATTTTGAGACATATTTCTATTATAATACTATTATACTATTATTATAATACCAATTATTTATTGTAATTTTGAAGAATACCATGAATTGGATAAATACGTGTAGTATCCAAGATTAGAAGTTACGGAAGAACTTTGAGTTAAATTTGGACCTTTTAATATAATATTATTTAATTCGAAAACTCCTAGAGAATGGTCATAATAAACTAAATTTGAAAGTTGTCCTTGAAATCCGCCATTATAACACACATGAACATCATCATAATTTTGTTTTGGCGTGTCACTAAAAACCTGACGTCCAGAAATAATACCATTCATGTAAACATCCATAATATTATTCTGGATTCGGATAGCCAGATGAAACCATTTTTTCAAAGGAACTCCGGTTAAATCAAGATAGTTATTATTATCTTTAACAGTATCCATAAAGACACGTAAAGTATTTATAGAACCATCTGCTATATACAATCCGGGTCCATTATTGGTATTTGTAACACCGATTCTTTTCTTCTCTGGGTCAGTTGCGTCGCCACTTTTTGTGAATGTCGTATTGCCCTTATTAAAAATATGACTGAAACTGGGTTTTCCATCTGGTGTTCCTGGTTTTGTAGAGTTTAAGTCACTAATTAATAACCATACTGACCAAGTGGCTTCCAATCCTTTACTTTGGTTATTTGAACGATATACCATAACAGAGTCAGGATTCTGCGGATTTTGAGGAATATTAATATTTGAATTTCCACTAATCATCCCTGATATCAAGTATGGACTTTTTGATGGTTGTGTAAAATAGCTAATAAGTGAGATTCCTAAATTCACAAGAAACATAAATGCTATAACTACAAAAATAAGAAATGCAAACTTTGCAATAATACTATTTGAATTCAAAAATTCTTCACTAGCACCGACTGCGTTTTGTGATGAAAACTCACCGATTGTGTTATTTAAAGATGCTTTTGTCGCATCAATCGATGAAGTAATACTCGCTAATCCCTGTGTCGCTCCATTGCTAATCGATTGTGTGTTTATTTCAGGCATTTTTACTTCAGAAATTTGTTTACCGATGGATTGAATTGCTGTTTGTGCTGTGTTTTGTGCTTCCATAGTTATATAATATAATAATATATAACTATGAATAAAATATTTCTTAAACTACTTCTCAACGTTTTAATACAATGAAAAGGCTTTTTGTTCAATATTGTCTTGTAATACCGCCAATTTAATATTCATGTTTGATGAGCTTGACATTCCATTACCTTGTAAATAATTGTTCCATGCAGTTTGAGGGTCCATTGGAGTCGCCCATCTATTCAACAATGCTAAAAAGATATCTGGGTTATTTGAATCTCCCATTGCAATGTCCGCAGTGGAAACAATAGGTATATTTGGTAATTTCGATGATAGTACCAATTTTCCGTCTAAATAACTATCGACAATTTGATTATCAACACTAACAATTACGTAGGTCCATTTTTGAATAGGAAAGTTTTGAGTTATAACAATATCAGGATTTGTTCCTTGTGCTGCAGCAACGTTACATCTCAAAGTAGGATTTGTTTGGTCAATAGTCAATTTAAAATCAGAACCTCTAGATAGAATCGTTTTTACAAAATTGGAGTTCCATGTATTTACATATACCCATGCACCATATGCGTAACGAGTTGAACCATTATTAGGCAACGTGCTATAAGGAATAGCAGGATTTGATGTTTTCAAGTCTACTTTTGTTGTTAAACTATTTCCTTTATTTAAATAGGTTGTGTATAGATAATATAATAAAAAAACAACTATAATTCCTAAAATGATAACAACTATATTCATTATATATTTTAAATGAAGATTTTATATTTGGATATTTATTAACCTAAAATGGGTGGATTTTTGAACATTAACATATTATAGTTATTAGAAATCTGAGACGATGGTAATATATCAGTATAGTAATTGACATTACAAATTGCACCATTTAATCCAGTGTGACTTCCAACAACTATTGTATCACTTTCACTTCCATTTTTTGGAACGTTATTACTAGTAAATTCAAAGGTTCTCTCTAGTATACCATTTACAAATAAATCAGCGCGGTTATCATAATAATTAAATGCAAAGTAATTCCATTTCTGGCTTGGTAATGTTAGTTCATAACGCGTTTCTTCAATATTTTCAGTTTCATCATTGTTTGTGAAGTAAACAATGTATTTGTTTTTATGGTCTTTTCCATTACTTATGTAAACGACTTTTGGTTTTCCGTCTGCATAATTGAATATGTTTGATTCTTGATTATACGCAGAATCAGAGGCTGAGCCACTATTTACATAACACCAAAATGAAACACAGTAGTTACTGTTTCTATAGTCAACACTATTGTCAAGGTTGGAGTTTCGTAAATTATTATTTTTTATTATAAATTTTGAACTATTTGCTACAACTTCTTCCATATTCAAAAATATAGGTTTATTCAAAAGTAAGTTGGAGTTTCCTTGAACAATATAGTCACTTATCTTTGGAACAATAAAATAAAGAATAAGTAAAAATATTTCTATAATAAATAAAACAAAAACGGAACTAGGTGTTATTCCCATCTGCCCTTTCAAGTATTTTACTAGGTCTAAAAATAGACAAGGAATATAAAAAATAAAATTAATAATGTACCCGAGAGCACCAGTTTGTTTTTTTAAGTAGTTGCTAAATACAAAATAGAATATTGCTAACCCGCCAATAATTATCAAAAACATTAATACACTAATTACATAATTCATAATAACTAATGTTGAACCGGATGCATTTGTATAAAGATATCCAAGAATGGCAAATGCGAATAGGGCCCCGCCAAACATCAAAAATCGCGAAGACGATTCTTCATCTCCGTCATTAAACAATTTTGTACTTGAGTATATTCCAAAAGCAAGTGGTAAAATAATAAGAAGACCATACACATAAGTCTTTTTTGATAAAGCATCTTTATCAGTGGCTGCGTAATAAATAAAAATAGATGAAACTAATACAAACAGAAATATATTTAAATTTTTGAATAAATTTTTTGTAAGTTTTTCTCTTGTTGATATGTCATCGATATCAATAGATGCCCGTTGTTGTAATAAACTTTTTACAAAATTATACGCCATGCATTCAAATGATTTTTTATTAGATAATTCTAATTCACAAGTAGACATTTTTATATATATATTAAATATAATATTTACTCGATAAACATATAATCCAAAATTGTATAAAATTGATTTTTCAAAAAAGTATTATATTTAAAATTAACATAAATATAATATCTATTTAAATATTTCCATGAACCATTATAATTACAACTCCTGTTTCCGAATTTTGAAAAAAATGATTGCTTTTAATTCTTACATCAATAAAGATATCAAATCTAAAAATCATGCAAAGAATAATATAAAGAACAAAATGGCATACTTCTCAAAAGTAAACCATGTTCAAAAATATAATTTCTGTACCTTCAATAATCTGCCAGTCATTTTCGATGATAATTGTTATGGTGGTGGTGGCGGTGGTGGTGGAGGTGGTGGGGGTGGAGGCGGTGGTGGTGGTGGTTGTGCTAGTTATTAAT